TTGGTAACTACGATGTAGTTGGCCTTGAGTATGACAACATGCTTGTTGACAAGGATGGAAACATCGCTCGTATTGATGCTGGTGGTTCTCTACTATTCCGTGCACAGGGTGGAACTGACAAGGAGTTTGGTCCTGAAGCAACACAAGTTGACTCGATGCGTGATGCAAAGCAGAACGCACAGGCTGCAGACATCTTTGGAGATATGAGCGATGAAGAAATCGCTGAGTCTGTTAAAAAGGTACAAGCAATAACTCCAGAAAAGATTGATGAGCTTGTAGATGCTGCCTTCTCTGACCCAGACACTGCTGAGTCAGTTAAAGAAACTCTTAAGGCACGTCGTCAATATCTAATCGACCGTTTCTTGGGCGGACAAGCAGAAGAAACACCTGCCGAAGAGCCAAAGAAGCCAGTTGTTGATACCAATACAGTTGTTATTGATGCTGCAGGTGACATTGAAGCACAAATTACTGCTGCACAAGATGCTGGAAAGAAGATTGCGTTCAAGTACAACGGAAAAGAGAGAGTTGTAACTCCAAAGGGAGTGTGGAAGAACCCACAGAACGGCAACATTAATCTTTCAGCAATCGGTGAAGATGGTGTGAAGAAGAACTACACCCTCTCTAAGTTTGAGCAAAGTGATTCTTCTGCTACAGAAGCACCAGAGGCTGCTCCAACACCTGAGAAGGAACTTCCACAGGCACCAGAAGCTGCTCAGATTGATCCAGTTGAGAAACAAAAGGTTCTTGACGAAGTTTCAGCTCTTGCAGAAAAGCTTTTTGGTAGCAAGGGCAAGACAAAGGACCTACTTGAGTCTCTCAAGGGGCAGGAAGGCTCTAACGATGAGCTTATCGATTCAATTCTTGAGGACATCAACACTGTATCTGCTCCTGCAGATGCAACTCCTGAAGAAAAGATTCAGTCTGACCTTGCTCAAGCACTGACACCAGATGAAGATGCTGCTCCAGAAGATGAAGTGGAGCCAATCGATGCTGATGCACTTGCTGAAGAGTTAAAGAAGCCTTTAGACCCAGATTTGATTTGGGCAAAGGTTAAAGATGAGAAGGGAATCTCTGTCATCGAAAACGGTGACATTGTTGTTGCTGAGAATGTAACACCTGCTGGCTCAACTATTTATACAATGGTGAAGCGCAACTCTGACAACACCTTTAGTGTCTATCACAGAATTAAGGGTTCTGATGGAACTACAAGAGTTAAAACTCTTGCAGGACGTTGGCACTCATACACAGCTCTTTCTAGCCGTATTGAGAACGAGAAGTGGAAAGCAAAGGTAACTCCAAGCAAGGTTATCTCAAAATCTAAGCCAGAAACTCCAGGAACTATCGCTCCTTCTGCAATTCCAACAAAGAAGGGTGCTTATGTATCTGCTGATGGCAAGACTCCAATTAAGGTTGGAATGATTGTCAAAGATACTAAGACTGGTAAGACTGGAAAGGTTGTTTCACTTAAGGATGAGCTTGTTACATCTAAGAGCAAATCAAATCCACAGGGTTACACCTACACAGACGTTGCCAAGGTTCAATGGGATGATGGCAAGAAGAACTGGAAGGTTTCAACCTATCTAGATATTCAGGACACTTCAGGTGTAAAGCCTGACAAGCCAGAAGATGATGGCCCAACTGGTGGAAGTGGTGGAACACCAACAACTCCTAAAGAGCCAACAAGTCCTGCACCTGTAAACAATCCAGAACCTGCAGTTGAACTTCCAACTTTTGAAGGTACTGACCTTGCTGGTGCTACTGCAATCAAAGATGTTGAATCTAAAGCAGTAGAAAAAAACTCTGTTGGTCACTTAGCTGCTTATGGAGCAAATGATTACAGCGATTACAAGAGTTTTTTAAGTGGCGAGTTTATTAAAGACCCAAACTCTAAGAACATGGTTCCAGGAATTTTGGTTCAAAACGTAAGCCCAAACGATTCTGACCAAGACTTGACTAGCTACGGTGTAATTTCAAAACAAGATGCAAAAAGTGGTGAAATTTTTGTTTCATACTTTGATGGACCTCTTGCAGGACAGACTAAGAGCACAAAGTCTGACAAGTTGTGGTCCCGTGAGAAGTTTATTACTCCTGAGCAAGCAAAAGAACTAGACATTACTCTTGACCCAACACTTTTTGACAAGTCTAAGGCTGCAGCAAAGGCTAAAGGCGAGGCTTATGCAAAGAAGCAAGCAGATGCTTTGAAGAAAGCTCAATTGGAAGCAGAAGCTAAAGCTCTAAAGGATAAGTTCTCTGTCAACGGTCCAGGTTTTGCTGTTCAAACACTAGATGCCGCACCTGACTATTCGCAATCTCCACATCCAGATGTGCCTTCACTAGAAGACTCGTTGAAGATGGCAAAGAATGACAATGCTGGAGAAGCTGCAAATGGTTCAACTACTCTTCTTGACTCAGATTCAATCGAGGACCTAGAAGTCCACGTTGGAATGGTTACAGACAAGAATGGCGAAAAGAAGATTCGTCTTCAGTTCACTTTAACTAACTGGGCTGGAAAGCAAATAGTTGCTAAAGCAGATTCTGACCCGAATGTAACTAAAACAAAAGCATTGCGTTTGGATAAGTGGGAGAAGAAGGCAGATGGTTCTCTCGTTTGGAAAGACACTTGGGATACAAGCACAGTTGACTCAAATAAAAACGGTGTAACTTTTGAAGGACCTGCTGGAAAGGGAACTTTCCTTCTTCACAGAGCAAGTAAGTCTATTGATGATACTGAAGTGGACTTCTTTAAGTACCACAGTAGTAGTCCATACGCTGTTTCCTTCCACAACAAAGCAGAAATCTATCTTCCAGCAGATGCAACTTCTGAGGATGTAGCTGAGGCCCTTAACTCTTTGGGTGGAATCTCTCAAGTTCGTCCAGCACTTGAATCTGATGTTCAAGGTGTTATTGAAAACAAAATGATTTGGTTGCTTGGCTCTTCTACCGATGGAAAGAAGAACTACGCAGGTGAACTCCGTGAGAAGACCCTTGAGTACATTAAGGATGAATATGGATTCACAGCAGCTGATGTTGAAGTTGTCGTAGACCCACTTGCTCGTGGTCGAGTTAACTATTACATGCCAGAGTCCGCTGTAGAAAAGTTGATGGAAAAAACTGGATTCTCTCCATACATTGTTCACAATTGGAAGGGTGGAGACCAGACCAACACTGTTGACTGGTTTTACAACGTTGTTACATCAGGAGGCGTCTACGCAACTGCTACTCGTTGGATGAACGGAATTAACAAGAGCGGAATGTCTTCATCTGCAGATATTGATGCTAACGGCGGAAACTATGTTTTTGCCTCTCCATCATCTAAAGGTTCAAGCACTTCTACAAGCTTTGCTTTGTACTTCGATTCACGAAAAGTTCTTCGTCGTTTGGATTACTACAAGAACAACTCCGATAAGTATGGTCAGCTTCAATCTGACTCAGAGGATATCGTTCAGTCTCTAAGCAACAACTACGGAGAGTTGATGTTTAAGAAGAACCTTTCATGGGCAGACATTTCATCCATGTCAATGCCAGCAGCTATCCGAGAGAAGCTCATCGAGCGTCTTATGACTGAAGGTCTTACTGATTTGGCAGACATGGTTTCTGGCAAAAAGAAAAAGAAAGGGGCTAAGAAATAATGGCTCTTATCTCTGAAGAAGTAATTTTTGGGACTCCAGGTGTTATTGAAAAACTATCTGGAGAAAACCAAAGCAAATTCCCTCTATTCGATGTAGTTCAGTTTGTATATGAGGGAGACGACGATGAAGCCGATAGCGGCATCCTCGTTCGTGGAGGACGCGGCATGTTTTACCCAGTTGATCCAGAGTTAGTTAAGAAAACCGAGGGTACAATTGAGTTTGCTGCGTTCGACGGTACCTATCGAATCAGAAAGTTCACAGAGGATGACTCTGCGCTTCTAACTGGTTATGGACTGACTCTAACCCCGCAAATGATGGAGGAAATGATGGTAATCGACGAGCAAGTCGGTTTAGAACAAGCCGTAGAGGCTTTGTCTAACGATGCTGGTGACGTCACAGCTGTTGTCTTCACGGTTGCTGGGCTTGGTACTTTCTTCCGCAACGAGGGTAAGTGGGTTCCTGCCACTCCTGAGATGTCAGAAGAGTATGACGGCTCAGAAATCACAGACATTGATGTTGAAAAAGGAAAAGACCTCGTAGCCCGCTGGGACGCTGGTGAAAAAATTACTAAAGATAATTTAGCAGAGTACGCGGTAGAGGAATAATCATGGAATTTCTAGGTAGAAACGATAATTACGTTCTCTTCTCGAACGACGACTTGGCAACAGTTATTGACGAGTCTACTAATACAGTTGTTCGGGTTGATAGCAGTGCTGTTCTACTAGCTTCTGCAGAATGGAGTACTTATGGTGAAAGACCAGAAGCTTCTTCTGTTGAGTTAGCAAACGCTGCCGTTACTGACCTAGATATTAAAGTTCTTAGCAATGGTGATAGCAGCAATATGTACACCATTCCTGATGCTGTTGTTTCAGAAGCAAAAAGAGGACTCGCTTGGAGAAAAGAAGAAAAACGAGGTGGCACACCTGTTGGCCTGAATACTGCACGCACTCTGGCGCAGGGTGGGCAGATTGGTATCCAAAAGATTCGTCACATCGCGAAATACTTCCCACGTCACGAAGTGGACAAGAAGGGCAAAGGCTACAAACCGGGCCAACAAAACTACCCAAGTAATGGTCGCATTGCATGGGCTCTTTGGGGTGGAGATGCTGCAAAGCGTTGGGCGTCAGCAATTGTTGAGCGCGACAATAAAAAGCGTGCAAACAATTCTGTAGTTGCATCTATCGATGAGTTTATGCCGATAGAGCGTATTGATTACAAGTCATTTAATCCATCAGAGTACGAGCCAGATTTTTATATTCGAATTCGTTTAGATGGCTCAGGTATTGACCGTCTATACAAAGTAGATATGGAAGGTTACTGCACCGTTTGGGATGACGGCTGCTGGGAAGACCTTGGTCACATTGACCATGACTTTATTACATATGACAAGTCACTTGACGATCCTTATGACCAAGTGCAAAAAATTCACACTCCTGTAGACCGTGAATCTGCAGTAAAGATTTCAGCGATGCTGGATAACAACCCATTTGATTCAATTTCTATTCAAATGATTGATTTCAATGAATCAGATTTGATTGAAAAAGCAATTCCAGAAATTGACTGGAAGTTCCTTGACCAGCTTTCTGAAGATGAAGTATTTGAAGTAGATGAGTGGGATGACGGCCTTCTTGCTGTAGGTGCTCCTACAACACAAGCTCCAACAAACCAAGATGGAAACTACACACCTGAAGAACGTTCAGAGAAGGCTTCTCAGCAAGTTCGTGACCAGCTAGGTAAATTTGCTAAAGCTGGAAGCACTGTGATTGTTGGAAACGACCCTAAGTACACAGGAAAAATTCTTTCTATCAACTCACAAACTCAAGAAGCAAACGTTGAGTTTCCTAATGGAAATGTCGTAGCAGTTCCAGCAAACCAAACTCAGTTGGCAGAAGATTATCAACCTCTTCCTGTACAAGGCTTTCCAAGTTTTGAACTAGACACTTCTGGCATTCTTGGAGAACCACGAGTTCCAATTGATGAGCCAACAGCAAAACTTCCAGGACGTCTACCACCACTTACAGTAGACAGTCTTCAAACAATGCTTACTGACTGGTCTAGTTGGATGTCAGACCAAAGAGTTACTCCTGAATACACAGGACAGCCAGTAAATGCTCCAGCACCAGTTGCTGGAACTTCACCTGCTGTAGATACACGTCTTGACCCAAATACTGTTCTTGGTCAGTACTACACAGGTTCATTTAATCCAGATGGCACACCAAAGCCAGGTTGGAATCCTGCTACAACAGAAAATGTTTACAACAACCCACTACTACGTGATTGGTTGGATAAAAAGTACAACAAGAACGCATCTCCAGAAAATGCTTATCACCGAGATGGTTGGTATAAAGAAAATCCTTACGGAAAACTTGGACCTAAGGTAGAACCAAAGAAATCTGCTAAAGATGTAAGAAAAATTAGCGCAGAAGATTACATGAAGAGGTTTGATCCAGACCTTGAGATGTCAATTACCTCTTCTGCCGAGGCTAAAAAACCTAACTATGAAATCACACCTGAAAAAACAGATGTGGCTCCTATGTACATTGCAATTGTCGCTGAGGATGACCCAGCAGCAGTGATGGAGTTAGTTGCTGTTGTTCCAGCAGGTTTCGATACAAATCAACCTTCTACTTTCAAACGCCGTGACCGTAAGTGGGTACGCGATGAAAGAATTCTTGCTGACCTAAACAGCCCAACACCTCCACCAACTATTGTTCTAAGCACAGAACAATTGGCTGAAGTTGTTTCTCAAATTGATGGTGGAATTGTTGCTTCAATTCGAATCAACCCTGCGATGGCTCTTACTCTTAACGCTATTACAGCTGCTGGAGGACTTGACCAAAACCGCGGTAACGCAGAGAAACTTCGCCGTTATTGGACAGTAGGTAAGGGTGGATTAAAGATTCGTTGGAACAGCCCAGGAGACTGGACTCGTTGCCACAAGTATCTTTCAAAGTATCTTGGACCTCGCTCAAAAGGTTACTGCGCTCTTCGTCACAAAGAGATGACTGGCATGTGGCCTGGAGATAAGCGCAATCCAGGAATGAAAAAGAAGTCTATGGTTTCTAGCATTGAAGCCTTACGTTCTGAAGAACAAATTATTGATTCATTTACTCTATCTGCTCGTGCTGAAGCAGCTAAGGCTCAATTCATGGGCCGTGAAGGTGCTAAACCAGTAGAACACGGAGCAAAATTTGTTATCCCATTGGTTATTCCTGAAGACAAGGAATCTGGCGATGGTCGCATCTTTGATAAAGGTGTAATAGTTATGCGAGACCTACCTCTGCCTCTACTGTGGCAGATTAAAACAGGTCAAGGTCACGATGGTTCCGTTGTGGTTGGTCAAATCACGCATATGGAGCGCATCGATGGTGGAATTGGAAATGCTGTAGGCGTTTTCGATACAGGCGAATATGGAAAAGAAGCTGAAAGGCTTGTTCGCAATGGGTTTATCCGTGGAGTATCTGCTGACATGGATATGTTTGAGGCTGATGAGGAAGAGGCTTCTGAGGACTCAGGAAAAGTAGAGGCAGGTAGAATAGTAATCAAGAATGCTCGAATTATGGCTGTCACCATTGTGCCAAAACCAGCATTCCAAGAGTGTTATATCCAAATCGTTGATGATGGCAACGAAGTTGAGGAGGAAGAAATGTCAGTTCCAGATGGTATTTATGTAGATGGGGTGAGCCCGCTTGATGCGTCAGCACTTGTTGCTTGTGGCATGGTAGCTGGTGCTATCCCTGTAGAGCCTCCTTCAGAATGGTTTGGAAATCCAAAGCTTGACAAGGCAACCCCACTTACCATCACAGATGAGGGTCGCGTATTCGGTCACATTGCTGCTTGGCATGTAGACCACATTGGAATGGCATTTGGAACTCGTCCTCCACGTAGCCGTTCTAAGTATTCATATTTCCACACTGGTGTAATTCGTACCGCTGAAGGTAAGGATATGCCAGTTGGTCAACTAACTTTGGCTGGCGGTCACGCTGGTCTAGAAGCTTCTGCTGAAGAAGCAGTTCGTCACTACGATGACACTGCATCAGCATTCGCAGACGTGCACGCAGGTGAAGATGCTTACGGAATTTGGGTTTCAGGTGCTCTACGCCCTGGCACAACCCCCGAGCAAATTAGAGCCGCTCGTGCATCAGCTCCATCAGGTGACTGGCGACCAATCAAGGGACACCTTGAGTTGGTTGCTGTTTGCCAAGTAAACGTTCCAGGATTCCCAATCGCACGTGCTCGTGTCGCATCAGGTCAGGTTATGGCTCTTGTTGCTGCAGGTGCAAATGTACTTGCTCAGCTTAAGCATGACCCAATCGCTGAGATTAATTCAAAGATTGATGCCCTTGAAGCAATCCACAAGAGTGCAGAGGCTGCTGCTCTATCTGGAAAAATGGCTGAATTTTCAGCTCGTGTAGCCAGTGCTAAAGCAGAAGCAGAGGCTGTTTCAGAGTACATGCTTCAAATGTTCGATGAGAATCCTGAAGCAGAGATGTCAGTTGTTACTCGCCGTGAGCGTCAAAAACTTGCTGAAGAGGGCAAGGCTCTTAAGGATGGTTCATTCCCAATCCGCAATGTAACCGACCTTCGTAATGCAATTCAAGCTTATGGACGTGCTAAGGCTGGAAAGCGTGGTCTTGTTCAAAAGCACATTATGAAGCGAGCAAAGGCTCTTGGTAAAGAGACTTTAATTCCACAAAAGTGGGCAGCTGCTTCTATTGATGTAGATAGCTTCCGAGAAAGAGCTATATCTGCTGCAGCAAAACTTCAAACTTCTGATAGTGAAATTAAGGACTAATAGTGACTACAAATAGTGACGATACAGCTTCTAAAATGAGAGAAGCCATTTCTACTGCTCAAGCGGTGTTGGCTTCTGCAGAGTCAAAAAATGATAATTCTGAAAAATCAGAAGCACTTTTTAAAATTGACCCAGAACTCGAGGGTTTAACTGACGAAGAGGTAAAAGCTCTTAAGCTGGAAAAAGCCACTCGAAATAAGGAAGAAGAAGAGCGGGCTAAATACACCCCAAAGACTCAACCTCGTGACGCTGGAGGTAAATTCCGTCAAGTCCTAGCTCGACTCAAATCTGACCTAGGTACTGCTGGGTTAGACCGAGTTATCGAAAAGGTTGAAGAAGCCGAAAATCTTGATAATGCGGGAGACTACGGAAAAGCATCCAAAGCAGCTGACGATTTAATTGGAATTATTGACCGATTGGACGCAAAAGCGTTGAATCCTGAAGCTTTAGAGAACATTCGTACTAGTTCAGCAGAGCTTGGAAAGGTTATTGCTAACCTCCCATTTGGGTTCGGTCAAGATGCTGAAAAGATTAGATTCTCTGATGTACCCCCAGCCCTACGTAAGCTAATGAAAAATATGATTACTAGGGTCGAAGACAAGATTGGCGATGAGGATGCCGATATTGCCACAGCGGAGCTAAAGAAGTTCATGTCTGGTAGCGAGCTCTACAACCAATCAGAGATTTCCAGCCAGATGGCGAAGCTTTTAAGACTTTTAACATAAAGGACAGAAACACGGCGTTTTCCGTCCAATCACCTTTTATAAGTGGTTGTACCATTTATAACTAGGTGGAGTGCCTCCACGCATTTATTGCGTTTCTCGGAGTCCCTCGGCCTCGACTAAATCAGCGATAGAACTATTGTTTTGTTCTACACAACTGCCCAAGGAGGGACAGTGGACCGAATCACAGAAATGATGGATTCTCTGTCTGAACTCGACAGCGATAAGCTTGCCGATCTTCAACAGACAATCATCAGCGAATTCGAATCGGTTGAGAAATCAGACATCACTCCTGAGACAGTTGACGCTATGAAGTCGCTCGCCGACATGCTTGATTCAGTTCGCACTGAGCTAAAGCAGCGCGAAGCCGCAGTTCAGGAGCTCGCCCAGCGGGCCGCTGAGGCCGCGTCCCGTGTTTACGGCGACGACAAGAAGGAAGATGGCGAAATGCCAGAATCAGATGAAGCTAAAGAAGGAGACACCGATATGGAAAAGTCTCCTGAAATGGCTGCACCTGTAATGGAAGAGGAAAAGAAGGAAGAAGCTCCAGCTCCTGCTGAAGAAGTTCCTGCTGCTCCTGCCGATTCCGCACCTGCAGCTGAAGAAGCACCTGTTGCTGAAACAGATGCAGAAAAAGAGAAGGAAGAGGAGAAAAAGCCAATGACCGAAGCGTCAACAGAGTCTGAGAAGACCGTCGAGCTCTCAACTGAGACAACCGAGACAGCTGAAGTAGCACCAGTTGCTACAGAGGCACAAGTAGTTACCGCATCAGCAGAAGAGGAAGCAGCACCTGCTGCAGAGGCTTCAGCAGATGTAGCAGAGGAAGCACCTGCTTCTGATGCAGATGCAGATGCAGCATCCGATGATGCAGCAGATGCAGCAGCCGATGTCGCCGATGGCGCAGAGGCTTCAATTCAAGAAACCCAAACAAATGAACCAGTTGTGGTTCAGGAAACTATGGAGGCACCCGTGACCGCCGCTGCAAATGCAGACGACCTCACACCAGAGGTCCCAGCGGACCGCCGTCCTGTAGCTCAGGTATCAGCCGCTCCCGTGGCAATCACGGCAGGTGCTGACATTCCTGGCCTAACAGCTGGCAGCCCGCTTTCAAGCATGGACGATGTAGCTGAAGCTTTTTCAAAGCGCATCCATGCTCTACGCCGTGTAAACGGCGGAGATGGAGAACAACACATTGTTGCATCCGTCTCTACCTCTTTCCCAGAAGAGCGCACTCTTTCAACAGATGCTGAAGCTAACTGGGCAAAGATCCAAAAAGTTGTCTCTCCAGAAGCCATTGTGGCTGCTGGTGGACACGTCGCACCATTCGAGGTTCGCTACGACATCTTCGGACTAGGAACTACAGCACGTCCAGTACGTGACGCACTTCCTCGTTTCCAAGCTGACCGTGGTGGTATCCGCTACATCGTTCCACCAGTTCTAACTGACTATGCAAACGCTGTCGGTGTATGGACTGCAGCAAACGATGCAGCAACCACTCCAAACCCTGCTGCTAAGGCAAGTTTGACAGTGGCAGCAGCATCTGAGACAACAGTCGCAACTGACGCTGTTACTCTACAGATGCAGTTCGGTAACCTTGCAACTCGTGCATATCCTGAGTTGATCGCTCGTCACAACGAGCTTGGTCTTATTCAGCACGCACGTGAGGCAGAGCAAAACCTTCTAGCGAAGATTGCAGCTGGTTCAACAGCTGTTACAACTTCTTCACTAATCGGTTTCGGTCGTGACTTCCTAGTACAGGTTGGTCGCGCAGCAACTGCTTACCGTTCACGTCACCGTCTAGAAGCTGACGCATCACTTCGCATCATTATCCCAGCATGGGTTAAGGATGCAATGGCAGCTGACCTAGCACTAAACATGCCTGGTGATTCAACATTGAACGCTTACTCAGAGATCGACGGCTACCTAGCTGCTCGTGGCGTTGTCGTAAGCTACTCACTTGACCAAGATGTATTCGGCGCTCAGGGTGCAACAGCACTTGTTGAGTTCACCGATTCATTCACATGGTACCTATTCGCTGAAGGAACATTCTTGTTCCTAGATGGCGGAACTTTGGACCTTGGAATCATCCGCGACTCATCTCTAGTCGGAACTAACGACTACAAGATGTTCGTAGAAACATTCGAAGGTGTTGCAAAGGTCGGTATCGAAGGTCTTGCAATCACTTCAACCATCAGCATCAACGGTGTAGCAGCAGCTCTCCGTGATACAACTGGTGGCGCAACAGCTGCAGCAGTCGAATACTAAAATTCGATAAATAACACGTAGGCAACGCTTAGGAACGAAGGAGTAAGAACAAATGGCACCATTCAGAGGAGTTTTTCCAGCGAATGAGCTAGTTCCTGCCCCTTGCGGTCTCCTAAGCGTTGCCCGTGTTATGCAGCACACTGGGCGCGAAGGCGACGAGAGATGGGTTCGTCGTTTTTCACAAGAGTTTGATTCAATCCCATCATATTTGCGTCTTCTAACTGTAAACGACGAGACAATTACAGATGGTGAGCTTTTTGATGGCTCAGGCGAAGACAAGTACATTGACTACGTTCCATTTTACGTAGATGCAGAACTTTTTGATTCAACATTTAGCCTTCCAGGTGAAGACCGCTTCGCACAAGTAACTAAGGTGCTTGAGGCAGTTACACAGAAGGCAGTAGAAAGAGAATTCTGGGAGGGCGTAGCAGCTCTTGAAGAGACATCTGCCTCTGGCAACATGTTCCTTCGTAAGAGTGGTGCTGCAACCGTTCCAGTTTCTGGCGCTAAAAAGCCAGAGAATGCACTAATGATTCTAGAGCAAGCTATTGCTGAATCACCTACTGGTGAGAATGCAGTTATTCACATGACTCGCGATGTAGCTTCAATTCTAGGCTCCCGTCTTATTTACAAGAAGGGCGACAACGAGAACTCAGGAAGTGCTATGACACGTCTTGGTACTCGTGTAGTCATTGGTTCAGGTTATACAGGTAACGGTCCAATTGGTGATGCTAATGCTGCCGCATCTGCTACCAACAAGTGGATTTATGCAACTGGAATGGTTGATGTTCACCTCGGCAAGGTCGAGATTGTGAATGAAAACTTAGCCCAGGGTGCAGATGTTACAATTAATAACATGCGGATTAAGGCGTTTCGCCCTGCAGCTGCGTATGCAGATCCGTCAATTCATTACGCAATGCGAGTGACACTTCCTAATGACTAAGCCCAACAAAGAATAAGGAGCACACTGGAATGGCTACACAGGACTACGCGGCTAGCGTCCAAGGTGTGGCGATCCGAGTCACTCGACTGGACGCCGCTGGTAACTTGCTCAATGGAGCAGGTGACTCTTACACCACCTCGGCGTTTCTTCGCGCATCATTCACCCCAGAATATGAAGAGGGTGACGAAATCGTTGAAAAGTCTGCTGATGGCACTGTATGTGTATCGTACAAGGCACCAGACACACTAAAGCGCATCACAATGGAGATCGCGATTTGCGAACCAGACTCAGAGCTTTCAGCTCTTATGTCTGGCGGTCTACTTCTCCGCAAGAATTTTGGTTCTTACGCATCACCTGACAACAAGTCAGTCGGTTGGGCCGCACCAGCCGTTGGCGATGACCCAGCTGGTAACGGCGTGGCAATTGAAGTTTGGTCTTACGCAGTTAAGGATGGAAAGCGTGCAACTGGCCTTCCATACTTCTACTGGGTATTCCCATACTGCAAGCTTCGTCAATCAGGTGACCGCGTCATCGAAAATGGTTTGCTTGCAAACACATTCGAAGGATACGGTCTTGGAAACCCAGAGTTTAATGCTGGTCTAGATGGCCGCTGGGAGTTCCCAGTAGCAGCAGAGCGTCCATACTCATACGCTCGCGCATCATGGGCACCAGAAGGACTAAAGGGCTTCTACCGCTGGTTCGACTTGTCATCAAAGACAGTAACCAACAAGTCTCTAACTTCAAACGTTGCAACCCTTACAACAGGTTCAGCACACGGCTTTGAAGTTGGACAAACTGTTACTGTGGCAGATGTAGATTCCACATTCAATGGAACTCACACAATCACTGCAACACCAACAACAACTTCATTCCGCTTCGCTAAGACAGCTACAGATGTTTCATCTACAGCAGTTAGCCCAGCAGGTTCTGCAGTTCGTAACCGTGGTTACCTAGCAGTGTCTGACTTTGACGCTCAAGGTTCAGAGACTGGATACAACGTTCCAGGTTCTGATGCATACAACCCAGATCTACCAATCGACTTCATTATTGCGTCGACTGAGGATCCATCCGCCTAATAATAGTAGGATAAAGGGGCGGGCAGATGCCGTTTGTGTCTAACACTCGGTTCCCTGTCCGCCCCTATTCACATCTGGAGAAGAAAGGGACGAAATGAGCAATCTTTGGGTTGAAACAGATGAGTTAGGTATCTATGCCGACTCTGACTATGCCTACGATGCCGTTAAAACCGCTTCTTACATGCTTTGGGCCATGTCAGGCCGTAAATTTTCTGGAAGCACAACAGTAACGGAGCGTTATGTTTCAGTTTATGACCCGTATCTTCGTGCTGGTGCTTCTCGCCTTTCTTATTCTCCTACCCTTATTAATGGTCAGGTAGAAAACCTTCCACAAGGTGGTTTTGGTTTTGATTCACATCACGATTATCAAGGTGATGGAACTTCTTCTTACAGTCGTGTAAGACTTCGTGGTCGTAAAGTAGTTCGCGTACACGCTCTTCGCACTGGCGATGGCGATATTGTCGACCCTAACACTTATTATTTAGCTGACCACTCGACCATTTACGGAACTCCAAATGCTACTTGGACACCTTCCAACGTTGAGGTCACATACACCTACGGAACTCCTCCTCCAGTAGCTGGCAAAGCTGCAGCCAGAATGTTGGCTATTGAACTTGTAAAGCTTTATGAAGGCGACGACACCTGTGCCCTTCCTCAAAGAGTTACTTCTGTATCTCGCCAAGGCGTTACTTACACAGTTTTAGATTCTCAAGATTTTATTGATGATTTGCGCACTGGTGTTTATGCAATTGACTTGTTTTTAAAAACAGTAAACCCAGATAAGGCTCGTGCTCGTTCTCGTGTATTCTCACCAGATACACCTCGCGCTCGCCGCATTATTGGTCAGGCACCAGCATTTGAGCTTTCTGCGTATGACTTGTATTTCAACCAAGAAGGCGGAACAGTTGTCTATTATTTAGACGAGCTAAACGCAGACTTCTTAACAGAAGATCAAGAGTGGGCGATATCTACAACTGTATCCAACTACACCAACACAACAAGCACAACTTTTGAGTCTGCTGCTGTTTTGGATAGAATAGAAGGAACAATTCGTCTTAGCCTTACCTATTCACAGCTTTTGCCTATTTTGGGCACTCGTGACCCAGGAATTCTAGATTTGTACGCAACACGTCCAAGTTTGGGCAATCCTGAAGTAGATGAAGTGATTAACTTGCTAACTAGCAACGTTATTTATCAACTAGGGAACCCTGTAAACCCAATAGTTCTACCTTAGAGACGGAGATAGACGATGACACTTCCAAGTGTAATAAATGTGTCAGATGACGCAAAAAATCTTGCGAACTTAATGCAAGATGTCTTAGACAGAGTTATCACTGTTTATAACTCATACAGTATGCCTTTGCCAGCACGACGCTACTGGAATATTGCAACACCAGCTGTAGATTGCGAACAGCTCGTTGTTTCTATGATTCAAATGTATGTAGGAACTCCAGGCGATGAAGCAACTGAGCCTCGCCGTTGTAATGACCCACGAAGTGTCACTCTTAATATTTCTGTATCTCGCTCTGTTCCAATTCTGCAGAATAATGGACAACCACCACTAGCAGATGATATTCAGGCTGCCGCTGTGGTTGCAGCTTATGATGCTTGGATTTTGATGGAAAGCATTAATCAATTTGACTCATGGGCAACCAATGGACCTTACGGTCTTGGAGTAATTGCAACTGTTGACTCTGCTCCTCCTGAGGGCGGATTTCAAACAACTCGTATGACAATCACAATGGCGGTTCCATAAAATGCCTGTAATTTTTATTGAAAATAGAGCAGGTATGGAGTACTTGCTAAGGAGCCCGAATGGTCCTGTAGGTAAAGACCTCAGACAGCGCGGTATAAGAGTTTTAACAGGTGCTAAGGCTCAGGTAGGAGTAAGAACTGGAGCACTTCGTGCTTCTTTGCATATGCGTCATTTTAGTGACACTAGAGGTCAGTATGTCCGAGTTGGTTCAAATCTGAATTACGCACGCCTACACCATGACGGTTCTATTCCGCACATCATTAAGCCAAATCGTAAGCATACGTTGAAGTTCCAAACAAAGGGACAGATTATTTTTGCCCATGTTGTAAAACATCCAGGTACAAAACCTAACCGTTATCTCACCGATAACCTTAGGTTGGCAGGGTAAAATAGAACGTCTGCTACACACGTAGTAGACAACGACACAAACAAAGGAAACAAGATGACAAACCGATTCAAGGACTTCGGTGGAACGGTCGTAGACCAGTCTCCACTTTCGTTCAAGATTCACGGTGAAGAGTTCCAATGCCGTCCAGCAATTCAAGGCAAGGTACTTCTCAACATCGTGGCAGGTGCAGACGAATCTGATGGTGCAGCGGTAGCACGTACCATCAACGACTTCTTTGAGAAGACCCTTCTTCCAGAGAGCTTGGACAAGTTCAACGCACTTCTTAATGACCCAGACAAAATCGTTACAGTCGATACTCTTGGTGAAATCACTGCGTGGCTTGTAGAGGAGTATTCAAGCCGCCCTACGCAGCAGCCAGAGCCTTCATCGAGTGGGCAGTAGATCTCTGGCCCTACGTTAATGGGAAGGCACTTGTGAGCGGGCTGAAACTAGTTGAAATGGATGCGGCTGATATGGTCGACGTCCTTCACTACTATTTTGAAGATGATTTAAATATCGTCTCTCAAGAACAGGTAGCAGCAAAGTCAGAGTCTCGTTCAGTGATCTACAGAACGTTGTATGGCACGACTTACAAGTACAGAGTTGATACAGGAATGAAATCAGAAACTGCATCTAGCTCGTCTTCTTTTGATGATCTAGTTCCATTTGATCCATCAAATAACGTAACAAAACCATATGTACCGCCAACAGAGTTTGATGCTGATGCACCAAGCCCTTTTGGCAGAACTCTTGACGCACCGCTCGGCTAATCGAAATAGGAGGTGATAGCACATGGCAGTAGTAGGTGAAGCACACGTCATTGTCCGTGCTATTACCAACCGCGTTCGTCCTGATATCCAAAGAGCTTTTGAGGGTCTTGATGGAATTGGTGAGGACGCTGGTCGTAATATTTCTGACTCTTTTTCAAGAGGATTAGCCAGCGGTGACCGAGATAGAGGCGGTCTTTTTAGTGCAAAATTTAGACGAGAAGCAGAAGATGCTCGTTTAGGTCTACAAAGACTTATCACTACAGGTTATTTCTTAGGTCCAGCTATTACTGGACTTGTTGGTGCTGTTGGTGCCCTTGGTGGAGGACTTCTAACTCTTGGAGCGACTGCTTCTGCAGTTGCAGCAGGTGGTTTAGTAGCAGTTGCTTCTACTTTAGGAGCCTTAGGTCAAGCAGCTCTAACAGCTAAATTAGCTTTTGCTGGTGTCTCTAAAGCATTGTCTGCTGGTTTAAAGACTCAAAAAGCTTCTGCTTCTAATGATAAAGCAATTGCAGCAGCAAAACGTCGTTTAGCTGATGCTCAATTAAAGTTAAAGCGTCTTCAAGATGAGGCAAAACCAGAACTCCTTGCTCGACTAACACAGCGGCAAGTTGAGGCAGAGGAAGACCTTGCTAACGCAAAGATTTCTGCTTCGCGTTCTGAAAGAGCCTATAGAGATTCACTTGAAGCAAGTAATAAAGCAACAGAGCAGCTCAACAAAGCTAGAGAAGATGCAAAAGAGAAACTGCAGCAACTTCGCTTTGAAACTGAGGGTGCTGCAATTTCTGAAAAGAAGGCACGCCTTGAGTTTATTAAAGCTCGTGATGCATTGCAGCGTGTTCAAGACCTTCCACCAAACTCTCGTGCTCGTCAAGAAGCAGAGCTTGCTTTTGCTGAGGCAGACCTCAACCTTCGTAAGGCTATCGATAGAAACAAGGACCTAAAGAAGGAAGAAAAGGCTGCTACTGCAGCGGGCGTTGAAGGTTCACAAGAAGTAAAAGATGCTGTTATTGCTCAAAGAAATGCTAGAGAAGCAGCAGCAGATTCTGCTATTGATTATGCAAAATCTATAAAAGCTGTAGCAGATGCAGAAAAAGCTGCAGAAAATGCAAAAAATGAAGCAACCAATGATCCAGCCAAGAGCAAAGCCATACGTGACATTAATCGTCAAATTGCATCTGCTGTGCGGGATGTTTCTGACGCTCGTAAGGATTTAGCAGATGCTGAAAAGGGTCCTGGAGTTGACGCTTTTAATGACGCTCTCTCTGATTTGTCACCAGAAGCTCAGAGGTTTGTTAAGTACTTATTAAGTATTCAAGGCGAGTTTAAAAAGCTAAGAGCCGCCGCTGGAAAAGAACTATTTCCAAAACTTGAGACAGCGATACAAAATCTTGTAGATAACCTATTTCCAAAACTAATTCCTCTACTTCAGGGAACTGGAGGAGTGCTTGGCGATATTGCTATTGACTTTTCAAACACAATTACTGAGGGCACAAATCTTAAGAATCTTGAAACTGTTTGGAAGAATAACGACACTCTTCTAAGAAGAGTTGGTAAGGGTGCAAACGGATTCTATGGAGGTCTTCTTGCACTAGTAGCTGCTGCTGAGCCACTTATTGATAAGTTTGGTTTATGGATTCAACGTCTTGGAGAAACTTTCGACAAGACCATGAAGGCCAAGCAAGCCACAGGTGAGCTTACTGAATTCTTTGAGAACATTAATCGCATCTCGAGTGGTCTTGGGGCAGCTTTTAAGAAGGGCTTTGGCTCTTTAGGCGACATCATTGACAACGTTATTGCTCCTGGCGGTGCTGCAGATATCTTTGTCAAGTATCTAGATACCACATTCCAAAAGTGGAAGGACTTCACTCAGGGTGGTGCTGATAATGAGAAGCTAACTACTTTCTTAAATGGTCTAACAACTAACTTTACAAAGCTTCTTGACCTTATTGGAAACATTATTGGAGAAGCAGCAAAAATTGGTGCTACTCCACAGTTTGGTGTTTTTGTTGACAAACTAAACGAAGCTGTAGATATTTTTGGTTCAGTTGGAGAAGAGCTAAGTGGAGCTTTACCAGCACTTGGAGATGTTGTAGTTAACTTTGCTAAGTTAGTAAAAGTATTCACTGAAAGTGGAGCTATTACAACATTCTTTAAAACTTTAAGTTCAATCTTTGAAGTTATTACAAAAATATTTGGCAGTGATATTGCTCAGAAGGTTCTTGCTTTTGTTGGTGGTATTTTTGCTGTTTATCGAGCTTTTGCTTTAGTAGGTGGGGCAGCAAGGTTTGTATTTAAAGGATTTATTGGAGCAATTCTTAATGTTCAAAAATCCTTTACTAATCTAAAGAACTTTATCAAAGACCCATTTGGAAAACTTAGACAAGGCTCTGGACTAACACGTACCGAGCTTCAAAAGCAGATGGTTATTGATAAGCAAAAGAAAGCTGCTATGCAGGGAATTTATATCTCTGGAAAGCAAGCAGCAACTAGCTTAACTACTGTTGGAACAGCTTCTGCTGGTGCTAGAACTGGCATGCAAAAATCAACAGTTGCTGCTCGAATTAAGGCAGGAGCTCTTCGAGGTGTAGCAGGTGCTGCTCGTTTGGCTGGAGGCGCTCTACGCTTACTTGGAGGTCCTATTGGACTACTTTTACTTATTGTTCCTCTTATTATCTCAAACTGGGACAAGATTGTTGCATTCTTTAAAGACTTTGGTCCAAAGGTTCTTAGATTCTTCCAAGAGTTTGGCTCAAAATTAGGAACGTGGTTTAGTGAATTATTTACAAAAATTTCTGCATGGTTTACAGAGACTTTGGTTCCATTCTTAATCAGTCTTCCAGGACGATACATCAAACTTGTAGCTGGTTTTTGGCTTTGGATTTTTGATTTATTAGGTAATTTATTTACAAAAATTGGCAGTTGGTTTATGGATACTTTAGTTCCATTCCTAGTTTCCCTGCCAGGACGATACATCAAACTTGTAGCTGGATTCTGGGGTTGGATTTTTGACCTTCTTGGAACACTCTTTACCAATATTGGTAACTGGTTTGCAAACACTCTTGTTCCATTCTTATTAGGAATTCCTAAGAGATATATAACTCTTGTAGCTGGATTCTGGGGATGGATTATTGATCTTCTTGGTAAGGCATTTACTGGAATTAGTGATTTCTTTGCAAAAACTATACTCCCATTTATTACTGGAATTCCTAAGAGATTCATCGACGGAGCTGGCAAGCTTTGGGACTTCATGAGTGGTGGAGTGAAAACAGCATGGACTGCTGTAACTGATTTCTTTACAAAAGACATACCAGCATTCTTAAGAGGTCTTCCAAAGAAATTTACTGATAGTGCAGGAAACATTTTTGGATTCTTAAAGAGTGGACTAGAAGCTGCATGGACTTCAGCAAAGTCTTGGTGGAACAGCAACATTGCTGGAAAGGGTTTCACCCTTGGTGGATTTAAAGTTGGAAGTTTCCAAGTTCCTAAGGTAGACATCAGAATTCCTCAACTTGCTCAAGGTGGAATTATTCCTGCGACACAAGGCGGTGTTCTTGCACAGCTTGCTGAAGCAGGTCGCCCAGAGCGTGTTGAACCTCTTGACCCAGATGGATTGTCAAAACGTGATAAGGCAATGATTTCCTTCTTAAGTGGAGGGGTTGGTAAGGGAGTAACTGTAAATGTTTACCCATCCGCTGGTATGGATGAACGTGAACTTGCAAATCTTGTCTCACGTCAGCTTGCTTATCAAATGAGAAGGGGAGCTGCATAAAATGTCTGCTTACACACAAGGGCAAGAAAATTTTTATGTAGATCGTGGACTTACTCCATTACAACCTGACTACATTGAAAAATTAAAGCTTCAAGCCAACATTATTCTTGGTGACTTTATTTTTAACTCAATTGATGATGATGGCGTTGTTTGGGTAGTCACTGATATTGAAGGCTGGTGGTCAATGCCTTCTGCAGAAATGCCTAATATTGCTCGAGGTTTTGGTGACGGTTCTTATGATGTTCAAGGACGTTATAACGCTCGAGAACTAGTTTTAAAAGGTGTATATCTGACTCAGAATCCTTCTCAGGTTGAACCAGCTCGAGATAGGTTAGTTGCCGCTTGCGATTTAGTTTATAAAGGAACATGGTTAAAGACTGGTAATGACCCTATCCGTGCTTCTTGGGTTCGTCTAAGCGGTGACGTTCGTATTGAGACACGTAACTCTCGTGGAAGAACAGAGTTTGAAATTGGTCTTCGTGCTGCTGACCCAATTAAGTACTCTTGGAACGATGCAAGCCCTGACGGATATAACGTTGGTGAAATTCCTGTAAAGAATAATGAAATGGGATATAGCGGAATTGGTTCTGTTCAAAACATTGGAAACTATCCAGTCCCATGTATATTAGAAATTACAGGACCCTTGATATCTCCTGCTTCTATCTACAACAGAACTACAGACAAGCTCATCTTAGTTACTCAGTCGTTGAAGGGAAGTATTGTTCGAGCTATTGTAAACAAGCAGCTTGTTTTTGATACAACAAGACTTGTTGATGTGGCAACTCTTACAACCACAGCAAAGCATGACTTTAAAGCTGGAGATGAGATTTACATTTCAAACGTGGGATTCCCATTTGATGGTCAGCAATTAATTACTTCTACTCCAACAGACACCACTTTCACTTTTGAAACAGAGTCTGCAGTTATCACAGATGTCGTCACGAAGGCTTTACAGAACAGTGTTGCTAGATTAGAAACAGCGAACGCACATGGTTTTGGAGTTAATGACTCTATAACTATTGCTGGGGTAGATAGTCTTTTTGATGGAACATATAAAATTACTGGTGTTCCAAATGACAACACTTTTACTTACGCAAGAACTCGCGTTCCCCCAAAATCAGTAACAGGAAAAGTAGTTGTCTCTAATATTGCAACTTTAACTACAGCAGACGAGCACCAATTTATTATTGGAGACACTGTAACTGTTACAAACACAGGTATTCCTTTTGACGGTTCGTACACAATTACTGCAACAACTTCTAATACATTTAGCTATGCTGCAACTCGTACCAATGCTAAAGAAATTGTAAGTAAACAGCTGCTTCTCAACATAGCAACCCTAGAAACTAGCGCTGCTCACGGATTTATTGTTGGGGAACTAGTTTCTATTACAAACGTTGATGCTTACTTCAATGGCACATACACAATTACAGAAATTCCAACACCTACTAGCTTTAAATTTAAGAAATCTTCTTCAAATGAAAGAGCTATTTCTATTAGGTCAGCATCGTCAAACACTGTCATTCTAACTACTGGCACACCTCACAACTATGTTGTCGGTGAAAAAGTTGTAGTTTCTGGGGTGGACCCAAGCTATGACGGAACATTTACAATTACAGCAGTTCCTAGTACAACAACATTTGCTTACTCAAAGAGTGTTGCAAATCTAATCCCTACCTCTGTAACAGCTGGCTTCGTCGAGCCTTCTTCACGAAAGGTGAAGTCCTACTCACGAACTGGAAACATTGTCACAGTGACTACAGTAAACGCTCATGGCCTATACACTGGAGCTGAACTTACTTTCTCTGGGACAACACCTTTTGGTGCTGGCGTTAGGTCAGTTGCTTCTGTTCTGACTGCAAATTCCTTTACTCTAGTTATCTCTGGAACAGATGTCCCAAATACCGAAGTTACAACTGTGTTTATAGAGCTTCTTGGAATTGCTACAGCTGTTCCTGTCACGCCAAGTGGTATTGCAACAGTTTCTGGAAGCCTCCCATTTTCTGGGGCAAATGGAACAGCAAGCGTTTCTGACACTATTGCAAAAACTCTGGCAAGTGGAAAAGCTATTAAAAAGAATGACGTTATCTTTACTCCAGGTATTGCCAATGCAACAGCTACTCTTAGTGCCGACGTATTAGAAATTGATACAAAAAACAGAGAAGTTGCCTTTAACGGTCAAGTTGACGGTGCTAGAGGAAGAATTGATGTTTTAGCTGATTTCATTGAGCTTGCACCAGGAAATAATGAAATAGAGTTTACCGACTCGGGTGATGTGAATGGAGATGCTAGCCTTCGCGTCTACTATAGATCTGGCTGGCTGGGATAAAAGGACTCCTATAAATGACACTACAGACTAATGTCGAATACCGATACTATCTAACAGATTTGCTGACAAATACTGTTATTTCTGAAGTTCCTTTTAAAAATGTTTCCTATGAAAGAGTTAATAGAAAAGCTGGTGCTTTTTCTGGAACTATTCCATTTATTGAAACCACAAAAGCCCTTGACCTTTATGAAGCAACTATGCCAGGTAGAACAGGTATTTACATTATGCGTAACGGGGTTTGCGTATGGGGCGGGATTATTTGGTCACGTCGATATGACGTAAGAAGTCAGGAGCTTTCAGTCGACGGCGCTGAGTTCGTCAGCTATCTCTATCATAGAAATATTTGGCAAACTATTGTTTATGGCTCCGAGTACATTGGAATTGCTGCATATTCTGTCTCTGGCGGAGTTGCAACAATAACTACTAAAGAACCCCACGGTTTTTCTGAAGACCAGTTTATAAAAATTACTACAGTAAACCCTGCTGTAAATGGTACTCATCAAATTACAAACATAACTGCTGCAAATCAATTTCAGTATTTAAGCACTTCTGCAAACACCTCTGGTACAAGCGATTCTGGTGCATGTAGATTACTTGCAGATACTTTTGATGTAGCTAGAGATTTAGTTTACAGAATTAATACAGATTTGGGTGGGGTTAATTTTGCAAATGAGGCAATTAGACCAGCTAAAGATTTTGACGTTCCAATCGTTAAAAAAGAGCGTTCAGCTAACGTAGTAACAATTACTACAGAAAAAGAACACGATATTATTGTTGGTCAAGAAGTATCTGTTTATGAAGTTGGCTCAGACTTGGATGGTACTCATTTTGTAACTGAAGTTCCTACATCAACAACTTTTAGATACGACTTGAACGGTCCAGATGTGCCCCCAAGCCCTGTAAGTGGTCTTCAAACATACAACGTAATTTCAAGATCCATGGGCAACATCTTTGGGCCTAATGGTGGAGGAACTGCAGAGCTAACTCTTGATAGAACTCATAACTCATTGGTTGGGTCTTCTGCTGTTGTTAAAGGTGTAGATTCATTTTTTACTGGTGTACTTGACACAACATATGATGGACGGCAAATAATTAGTGCTGTTCCAGCAGCAAATAAAATTAGATACGTTACTGGCTCGGTGCTTGCTGATTTTAAAGCAGTGGCTGGTGGAACTGTAACACTAGGTAGCAAAGTAAGTTACGGAGATTATGGAAGCTATCTTTCAAACTCAGATATTGGTATAGCTCTTGATAGCTCTATCAAAAGTGGTTATTATAGAGACACTCTTACTTTTCGAGGGTATCAAAATAAAACAGTTGGAGAAATTTTAGAAGAATACTCCAACTCTATAAATGGTCCATTTGAGTATCGAATTGATTGCGACTATGACTACGATACTGCAAGCTTTACAAGAAAGTTTGAAGTGTTTTCTGCTGACTTAGAGTTTGAACCAGCAAATGGAGATTACTACACTGCAGAAGAGGTAGGTGCTGATCAAATAGTGTTTGAATACCCAGGAAACGTTCTTACATTTACTGTAGAAGAATCTGCAGAGGACTCGGCTACACGTTTCTTTGCAGTCGGTCGTATAGAAGATATGAATGACGATGCTAGCCAGCCTTACGCAGGTGCTGCTGTCCGCGGGTATCTTTCTAATACAGAAGGTAGGAGCTGGCCTCTTCTAGATCAGGTAGAACAGGTAGATGAAATTGAAGATGAAGACTCACTCTATGAATATGCTCAGGATTATCTCTATGAAGCCTTACCTCCAATAGGCACTTACAACATTCAGGTCAATGGTTCTCTATCGCCATTAATTGGCTCTTACAATCCAGGTGATTGGTGTTCAATAATTATTGATGATGAATTCGTACGTCAAAGACTTGGCAACGACCAAGAACCCAGAGATGACATTTTAATTAGAAAAATTGAGTCTTATAAAGTGTCTGTCCCAGATACTCCTACATTCCCAGAGACGGTAGATTTAGTTCTTATTCCTGATTGGAAAGTCGACAAAAAGAGGAAGATAAAGACAATTGGCGAGTAGAAGAAGAAGTAGAAATAGAACAATTACAGGTTCTATTTCCGATGTTCAACGCAGAATTAAATATCTAGAGGCTAGGCCATCTCCTTCTAGATTAGGTAACTTTGCTGTCGATGAAAACAATCTTGCCCCTAGAATTATCAGCACAGATAAAATTCTAGCACAGGCAATCACTAGAGAGTTGGTTGCTGATTCTGCAATTAGTGAGGCTCAGCTTGCTATAGATTCAGTAAGTGCTGCAGAAATACAAACAGACGCAGTTGGTTCTGCAGAAATTGTGGAAAATGCTGTTACAACCAATGAGCTTTCTGTAGATGCCGTCTATCGAGAAAACATTCTCACAGATGCAGTAGGAAACGATGAAATTGCCTCGGATGCAGTGACTTCTTCAGAAATAGCTCAAGATTCTGTAGGTTTTTCTGAGTTAGGTGTAGATGCAGCTGGAGCAGAGAATCTTCAAACAGATTCTGTAGGAAACAGCGAAATCTCTTCAGACGCCGTAGGTTCTGCAGAAATTACAGCAGACGCTGTAGGAACATCCGAAATTAATGTTGATGCTGTTGGTTCTTCAGAGATTGCTTTAGATGCTGTAGGAAACAGCGAGTTAGCCGCCAATGCAGTTGGCACAGAAAATGTTATTAGCGGTTCTATAACTGATGGTCTAATTGACGGTACCAGTGGAATTTCTGCCTCAAAAATTAGAGGAGCTCTAACTAATGCAACTATTGCTGGAGATAAAATCACAGGAAATGTTGCAGCATCTCAAGTATCTGGAGTTTTATCAACAGGTAATATTCCATCACTTGGTGCATCTATTATTACCTCAGGAGAATTTGCTGCTGGACGAATTCCAGGTTTAGACGCTGGAAAAATTACTTCAGGAACATTAAATGTTACAAGAATTCCCAACCTAGATGCTGGAAAAATTACTTCAGGTATTTTTGCTGATGCTCGCATTCCGCAAGTTAGTGCGTCAAAAATTGATAGTGGTACTCTTGCTTTTGCCCGTCTTCCAGTTGGCACTGGTTCCAATCAAGTTGCTGTTGGAAACCACCAACACACTGGCGGGTCTGTACCAGCTCACACGCACACCGCAACTTTATTTATGAATAGCATGGCAATTACTGGTGGTGCACACGGTCACGTTGGTTCAAATGGTTCGCACATTCATGGTGTTACCCCTCAAGGTGGTGTCAGTATTGGAGGAGTAGTCCCATCTACATTAAAAGTAAAGCAAGATATATCAGATTTTGTAGTTCAAGAACCAAAAAATATTTTAAATCTTAAAATTAAAAAATATAAATACAAGAATTCTGTTAGAGGGGTACAAAATAGATATAATCGTGAATGGATGTATGGTTATATTGCTGAAGAAGTTCAGGATTTAGGTGTTGAACAAATCCTTTCATACGATAAGAATGGCGAGCCAGACGGTATTGACTACGGACTTCTTTCAACACTCGTTATTGAACTACTAAAAACTCAACAATCTGAGATAGACTCTCTCAAGGAAGAGATTCAGAGACTGAAGGAAGTAATATGATAGAATATCTTGCACAATATAACGGTGAAGACCGTCCGTATATCTGTAAAAAATTTACTGCATCTTCTTCTGAAGAAGTTCATACAGCTATCAACATAAATAACACTCAAGAAAGAGATGAACTTTCTGCAGAATTAATATACAACCACATGGATAATGTTGTTCAGTATATAACTGATGTTTCAAAAAATATAGAGCTTATTCAATTAAATGAAAATCCTGGTTTTGAGCCTTGGCCTATGCGCGGATGGGCAGAAATTGAATGGGCCAAAGAAGAATGCATTTTGTGGTGGTCTTATATCTATTTTAAAGACAACCCTGCAGGAGCTACGGATATTGTAGTACCAATAGAAGAGCTTACTATTGAGCATACACATGATGAAGATTTACATACAGAACAAGCTCAAGAAACATCTGATCTGTTGACATCTCTACAAGAGCAACAAAACTCTGGAGGGGGGACACAGCCATAATGTATGAAGTAAAGGACGGTTCTCGTACCCTCCAATTTAGTGGTCGTCTTCTAGGCGATTCATCTTCATGGCGTCGCGGCTCCACGCGATGGATTGAGTTTAAGCTTTACAAGACTGAAAATGGTTCTTACATTCTTTCGAGAGTTGGAGTTTCTTTAGTTTTTCATGGAGCAGCTTGTCCTCTTGTAAAGAGATACGGGCTAGTTGAAGCTCCTTCAGATGAGCTAAAACCAGACTCCTTGCCATGCGAGGAGTGCTATCCAAGTAAAAACCTTCCTATCATTTTCCCTGAAAAAGACCGAACATGGGCTCAAGTTTCTGAAGACCCAGAACCTGTGCTAGATGCTCTTTACAAATATGATGCTGGTGGGGCAAGATATCTAACTCACGTAGCCCAGCGGCTTTTGGAACAAGCAGCAAAGTATGATGAAAAGATAGAATCAATCTATAGAATAGAGATGATTCCTTAGAAGAAAGATTGTAAGTGACTGAGAGACGAGATTTAACAGGAGTTCAGCTACATCTAGTTGACTCTGTAGAAAAAGCGCAAGCTTTTCTTCATTGGTTGGGTGAACGACGTCCATACAATGCTATAGCGATTGACACTGAAACTGGAGAACGTCCAGGTGGTCAACGTAAAGATGCATTGTCTCCTTGGCATGGTGATTTACGTCTTGTCCAAGTTGGTGACGGAATGACTGGCTGGTCTATTCCATGGGAAGAGTGGAATGGCGTTTTCTATGAAGCAATGAATCGTTTTGACGGTCCTATTGTTTGTCACAACGTTGCGTTTGAAGCTCGCTGGTTTGAAATTAAATCTCGCTGGCGTATTCCATGGGACCGTGCACATGACACAATGATTATGGCTCACATTGTTGACCCTCTTGGTGTCGGTGGTCTAAAAGAACTTTCTGCTCAACATATAGACCCATACGCTGCGCATCTTCAATCAAAACTTGATGAAGAACTTTCTGCTAATGGTTGGACTTGGGGAACTGTTCCAATTTCTTTTGAACCATTCTGGTCTTACGGTGCTCTCGATACAGTACTAACAATGCGTTTGTGGGAGATGTACTGGGAAAAGTGTGGCCCTAATGGTCCATACAATCGAGCTTACGAATTAGAGATGGGCGCACGAAAAGTCGTTACTCGTATGGAAATTAACGGCGCTCGCGTTGATGTCGATTACTCAAAGAAAAAGTATGAAGAACTTCTTGACTACACAGAGAAGACAAAACTTTGGGCATTCAATCGTTATGGTGGCTCGATAACAAGTAATCAACAGCTTGTCAGAATGTTGGAAGAACTTGGTGGAGAAATTACAGAGTTCACCGCTTCTGGTCAAAAGTCTGCTGCAAGAGACCAACTAGAAAAACTTGCTATTGAAGGCAACCAAGAAGTTAAAGAGTTAGCAGACATAGTTCTTCAAGTTAGAAAAGCAGAAAAACTAGCAAGCACTTACTTTTTAAACTTTATCAATATGAACATAGATGGAGTTCTTCACCCATCTATCAAAACAGTAGCTGCTAGAACTTCTCGTATGTCAATTACAGACCCAGCATTGCAGACTCTGCCTAAAGGTGATGCAACTGTGCGTCGAGCCTTCATCCCTAAAGACCCTGACCATGTGATTATTACATCTGACTTGGATCAGGTCGAGTTCCGTATGTTCTCGTCTTTGTCAGGGGATGAAAACCTAATCAATCTATTTAACATGGCAGATGCAACTGGTTCTGATCCATTTACTGAGATTGGTCGTCAGGTTTATCAAGACCCAACTATGCAAAAGTCTGACAAGCGTCGTAACCTCATTAAGGGTGTTGTCTACGGACGACTCTATGGTGCAGGTGTTGCTAAGCAAGCTTTAACTGCTGGTGTTCCAGAACCTCAAATGCGAGCTGTGTCTGATTCATTCGACGTTAACTATCCAGGTATGGCTGCTTTTCAAAAACATATCGACAGCATTGGTCAAGAAAGACTTCGCACTGAAGGGCAAGGATATGTTCACACTTGGACTGGACGTCGAATCCCTTGTGACGAAGAGCGTACATACACGCTAGTCAATTATTTGATTCAAGGTGGTGCTGCTGAAGTGTTTAAGTCAAATCTTTTAAAGCTAGACCAAGCAGATTTGACTGACTACTTAATTGTTCCAGTACATGACGAAATTGTTCTTCAAGCCCCTCGTGAAGAGGCTGAAGAAATTAAAAAAGTTGTTCGTGAATGTATGACTACCAGAGAAGGTTGGGCTGTTCCATTAACGGCTGATGTTGAAGGACCACTCGAGAACTGGGGGCAAAAGTACGAATGAACTCTAACTATGCAATTTTGGCAGTAGACCCAGGTAAAGCCACGGGTATAGCTCTTATTACATGGAGCGGAGGGGCTGATGACTTTCCAGTTAAAGTTTATTCAATGGAATCTCAGCCTGAAGACTTTGCTTCTGACGTAAGAGCAGTGATGGCCCAATATAAAAACTCGCCCTCATTCAAAGTTGTGTGTGAGCGTTTTATTATAAATGCAGCCACTGTTCGAAATTCTCAGGCTCCATACTCTCTAGAGCAAATAGGAGTCTTGAAACATCTATGTAGGGAAGATGGTTATTCGCCAGAAAACATATGGATGCAAAACCCAGTAGACGCAAAGAACATGTTCCCAAATGATGCTCTAAAAAAGGTTGGAACTTGGCACGTGGGTGGGGAAGGTCATGCTAATGATGCAATACGACACGCCCTACTAGCTCTAGCCAAGCAAGGATGGGTACCTCGTGTACTCTTAGACAAAGAAAAATAACTATCAAGAATTTTAAAGTTTTTTAATTTTTCGTGATAGTATGTTTGACATAGTGACAGGAAGTAAAAATGCCAGTATTTGTGGATTTAGACGCTGAAAAATCCAACATAGTCATTCAAGCTGAGTGGCGATTTAAAGACCTTTGTAAGTCTATTCCAGGCTCTAAATGGTCTACAGAAGACCAGCTATGGAGACTGCCTTTAAGCTGGTCCAGTTGCCTTGCTTTGCGCTCCACCTTCCTCCATGACCTTCAAATAGGTCCAGCCCTTAATGATTGGGCAACCAATGAATTAAATACCCGTATTTCGCCTTCTATGGCCCTTAGAGAGGTTTTAGAGGCGGAAGGGGATGAAGACCTATTCCCACACCAAAGAGCGGGCGTACAGTTCCTCAGCACCGCTAAGCGTGCCCTGCTCGCTGACGAGCCAGGTTTAGGTAAAACGGCTCAGGCAATCAGAGCCTTGAAAAAACTACAAAACGACGGTGAGCAGGTCTTTCCAGCACTAATCGTTTGCCCTAACACCCTAAAAAAGAACTGGGCGAGAGAGTTTGAAAAATGGTGGCCTGAAGTCACCACTCAAGTTGTCAAAGGAACAGCAGTACAACGCAAAAAACAATTCGATGCTCAAGCCGATGTTTATGTTCTCAATTGGGAGGCTTTAAGAGGCCACTCAAGACTTGCTCCTTATGGCTCTGTGGCTTTGACTCGCTGCTCCGATTGTGGAGGTCACGACGAGTCTGTTAGTGCTAACCGCTGCGAAGTGCATCAGCGTGAGTTGAACGCTATTGATTTTAAAGCTGTAATTGCAGATGAGATTCACCGCTCTAAGGAGCCAAAGTCAAAGCAGACTCGAGCTCTATGGGCTGCAACTGGCGATGCTCAAATTAAGTTTGCTTTAACTGGTACACCGATTGCAAAAGATGTAGTCGACCTATGGGCAATCCTTCACTGGTTGTCACCAAAAGACTGGCCTAGCAAAACTCGTTGGATTGAGCGAATGGTAGACACCATGTTAAATGCATTTGGTGGAATGCTTGTTATCGGAGTAAAGCCTCACATGCAAGCAGAATTCGACAAAGCTGTTCAACCTGTTATGCGACGAATGTTGAAGTCTGTTGTGCTCCCTTGGTTGCCAGAGGTAATCAACGAACGTCGTGACATTGAAATGTCTCCTAAGCAGAAGAAGGCTTATGAGCAAATGCGTGACACCATGATTGCAGAGTTAGAAAACGGTTCTGCTCTCACTGCTCCAAGTATTTTGACGCAGACTTTAAGACTTCTGCAGTTTGCAAGTTCTTCTGCTGTTCTTGAGACAAATGAGCAAACAGGAGAAATAGCTGTATATCTGACTGAACCTTCTTGCAAAGTTGATGCACTCATGGACGATATTGAAAGCGGAGACTTTGGTGATGATTCAGTGGCAGTTTGCGCTGTGTCTCGGCAATTAATTGATTTAGTAAGTGCCGAGATGACAAAGAAGAGCATCCCTCACGGGCTTATTACAGGTGCTCAAACAGAAGATGAACGTCAGAAAGCCATCGATGATTTCCAATCTGGAAAAACTAAATGGATTCTATTTACTGCTCAGGCGGGTGGTGTTGGTGTAACTCTTACTGCTGCTCGCCGTTTGATTATGCTTCAACGCCCTTGGTCGCTAGTTGACCACAAGCAAGCCCTTGATAGAGTTCACAGAATTGGTTCCGAAATTCATGACTCAGTAATCATCACTGATTACGTGACTGAAGGAACTATAGAAGAACGTGTTATCGATGTTCTCGAGAAAAAAGCTCAGAACTTTGAAGACATCGTTCAAGACCAAACACAACTACTAAAACTACTTAAAGACGATAAGGCAGGGTTACTATGAGCGAAGTAGTCAGAATCTCCAACAGCGAGATTCAAACATTTAAAGATTGCCGTCGCAAGTGGTGGCTTACTTACTATAGAAGATTGCAACCAAAGTATAGAGACTCTACTGGTGCACTCGTACTTGGTACAAGAATTCACGCTGCGCTAGATGACTACTACGCAAACGGAACACCGCTTCTAGAATCACACTCAAAACTTTTAAACGCAGAAAAGCAAGTACTTCTTGCAGAGTTCAAAGACGTCTCCGAGTTGGAAAAAGAGGGAGAACTTGGACACATCATGCTTGAAGGCTACTTGCAATGGGTAGAAGAAAATGGCATTGATGCCGAACTTGAAATGATTTCTACAGAAGAAGTTATTACCGCACCGCTTTTCAATGGAGAAGTTGAACTCACTGGAAAGCTTGATATGCGTGTGCGTCGCAAGGGTGATGGTGTTCGTATGTTCCGTGACTTTAAAACAGTTGGCGGTTCATTGAGCGAATTTGCAAACCTTGCACCAATGAATGAACAGATTTTGACATACATGCTCTTGGAATCCACCAAGAAGGATGAGTCAGAACGCTCAGACGGAGGCATCTTCACAATGTTGAAGAAGGTACGACGTTCTGCAGCGGCACGTCCGCCGTTCTACGACCAAATCGAAGTACGGCACAACATCTTCACCCTACGCTCCTTCTGGGACCGTCTGCACGGCACTATTGCCGACATGATGCGTGTTAGAACAGCATTGGATGAAGGTGAGAACCCAGCTTTCCATGCGTATCCACGCCCTTCGCGTGACTGCAAATGGAAGTGCCCATTCTTCACTGTTTGCACACTTGTTGATGATGGCAGTGCCGCAGAACAAGCAATCAGTGATAACTTCGTAGTAGCAGATCCATATGCTTACTATGGTCAAGAAGAAACTAAAGGAAACGAGTGACGCATGAGTGAAATCCAACGGTCCCTGACCGTAATGGTTTACGGAGAATCAAAAGTTGGTAAATCAACTTTCGCCGTAACCGCACCATACCCACGACTCATGCTTGACGTTGAAGGCGGTCATAGATTCTTGCCTATCGTCGTTAAGTACTGGGACCCACTGCGAGAGGAACCACCTGTAGCAGATGGAACTTGGGATACCTGCGTAGTCACAGTACGTGATTACGACACGGTGATTAAAACATATCAATGGTTGCAACTTGGTAAGCACCAATTTAAATCATTGATTATTGACTCTATATCAGAGTTACAAGTTAAGTGCATGGACAGCATCGCTGGAAACGAGCAGATGAAGATGCAACAGTGGGGCGAACTACTTCGCCACATGGGTGGCCTTCTCCGCGACCTCCGCGACCTAACGATGCACCCAACTAACCCACTCGAGGCTGTTGTTCTTACAGCAATGTCTCGTGTTACTCAGGATGGAAAGCACAGACCTTACCTACAAGGTCAGCTTGCTATTCAAGCGCCATATTTCTACGACATTCTTGGTGCTTTGACTATCGAGTCTTTCCCCAACCCTGACCCGCTTTCACCTCCTTACAAGGTTCGTCGTATGTACGTCGAACGCACAAATGAGTATGAAGCAGGAGAACGAGTTCAAGGCCGATTGGGCTCGATTGTCGAACAAGACAAGCTATCTATTGATGTCATGCTCGACACTATCTTCGGACCAAAACAAGTACCACAAGCACAACAAACCACCACTACTAAGAAAGAAGCAAACGCATGAGTACTCTCAATTGGGCAGACCTCATTAAAAATGCAGGTGAATCTGCATCTTATGAGCCACTACCAGATGGCGACTACGACTTGAATGTTGTAGAAGCTGTTGCAAAGGTAACGCAGTCTGGTAAGACAATGTTTTCACTCAAGGCACAGGTTGAATCTGGTGCTTTCGCAAAGCGTCTTGTTTGGGACAACCTAACAATTTCGCCTGAAAACCCAACAGCTCTCGGAATCTTTTTCCGTAAGATGGGCGCACTAGGTCTTACAAAAGACTTTTTCGACCGTGCACCATCAAATGCACAAATTGAAGCAGCACTTCAGGGTCGACGCTTCCGTGCTCAGGTTGGTCAGAAGACTTATCAGGGTAACAAGAAGAACGAAATTAAGAACTACTACCCAGCGGCGGGTGGAGCAACTGCAGGAGCTGCAGTACCACCAGCACCAGCTGCAGCGGCACCAGCCCCTGCACCAGCCCCTGCACCAGCACCAGCACCAGCTGCTGCACCTGCGGCGGCACCAGCAGCACCGTTTTAAGGTGACATCTGTGTTAGAGCCGCCCAACGTTTAGCGTTGGGTGGCTCTTCACATAAATGAAAAAGGACATTATGAAAGTTTTAATTACTGGATGTACTGCACAGCAAGCGTCTAAAAAGCATGCAGAGAGAACTCCTACTTTTAGTAACTTATTAGGTCAAAATTTTAAAAATGCTGGCGTTGACGTTACTTTTGCCTCCCCTCAAATTAACTGGGAAAAGTCTTATCTAGAAAAGTTTGATTTGGTAATAGTTGGTATTGCCCCAACAACCAGCATCTCTGCTAACAAAATTTATCCTGCTTTTATAACAGCAAATAAGTGTAAAGAAATAGGAAACCTATCTCTTTTAATTGATGCCCCAGAGAGTTTTAAAATTCCTCCGTCTCTAAATGCTTGGACCACCGAGGCGTCAACTTTTAAAAGTTTTTATGACAGAAGAAAAAGTTATTCTGATGTTGTAGACAATCCAGAGCTTAAAGCCGAGATTAAAAGTTTTGTTGAATATCTGAGTAATGAACCGTGGCCCACAACTTTTTACCCATCCTACCCATGGTCAACTGCAGACCTACTAACTAAATATCTTCCTAATCTTTCTGCAGAAAGCCTAGTAGGCGTAAGTGTGGATTCGTACATCCTTCTTCAGCCAGAAAAAACAAAAAACTACTACCTCAGTGACGAGTATTGGGTGTGCGATTCTTTTAATTCTTCTGGAAAAAGCTACGCTCAAATGCTGACAAAAAAGGTTGTCCCAATCAAACAAGACGTTTGGGAAGTTGAATCAGAGACTCTCACTCATATCCGTGGAGCAGTCGGAACGATTGTACCTACCTATAGAAATAATGAATCTTGGTGGTCTCCTGCACTTGCTCAATCTCTATCTCAGGGGGTTCCTGTAGTTCACGATTGGAAAATCACGGGGTATATGGGAGAAGAGTGGAGACATCTTGCAACAAGCGTAGAGCTTATGGACACGGTGGAACGGACAGAACTAGCGTTTAGTCAAAAACAATCATATCTTGATCAACTTCCTAGCCAAGATGATATAAACGAAAAATTAACTAAAACACTAAAACAGTTAGCTTAAACCTTTACTAAACAACTAAAAACTAATACACTTTAAGAAAGGAGGTCAAATGTCAAACTTAGACATGGATTGGGTTAAGTCCCAATTACAGGCAGCTAAGGTAAGAAAGCCAGTTGGCGATGCCACAATGAAATTAATTGAACTGATTGAGTCTTTAGACCTTACTCCTGAATTTAAAAATAAAGCAATTGATATGTTTGCTTCACTAGCAAAAGGTCACATTGTTGTTAAAGAAAATAAAAATGAAACTTGGATTCCAGTACAAGCAGGTTTCATTAAAGTAGCCGAACAAGTACGAGTCAAAGCTGATGCTTTTGATGGAGAACTTGGGCCGATTCACAACGGACGTCGAGGCGTTGTTGTGGGTGTTAGGTACGGAGACGTCATTATTAAAAGTAATGATGGTAAAGAACCTATTCTTGACGGGGCTCACTACCCACCAGCTAAATTAGAGAAGCTGGTCTTGACATGAAAAGTATTACCTTGAATCTAACAGTTCAAGGTGATAGTTATGAAGAGCTTCGTGAAAAAGCTGACATAGCTATTGCAAAATTTTTAGGGACTAATGACGAGGGAGATGATTTTTTTGACGAAGAAGACACCCCAGAAAATTTTCAACAAGTCAATTACGAACTAATAGTCACACAAAAAGAAGACATTACGTCTGTATACGAATACTCTGCACAAGTGATTGCGAAGGTAAAAGATGTCGGAAAATGAAGTAACTCCCCCACGCATAGAAGCTCTTAGAGAAGCAGCTCGTATTATCTCTACTGATAGAAACACTAATTATGGGGACCCTGAAGATAATTTTGACCGAACAGCAAAAATTTGGTCTGTAATTCTAGGAATCCCTATTTCAAACGAAGATGTAGCAATGATGATGGTTGGTTTGAAAATGGCTCGCTATGCAAATAAAGGTGAGTTCCAACCAGACACATGGATTGATATTGCTGGTTATGCTGGATGTGGTTATGAAGTAGGACTTCGAGAAGACAAGAAGAAGAAGGGATAAGTTTTAAATGATTCGTCCTCCTTGGCAGTATGAAGACCCACTTTGTGCTCAGGTAGGAGGAAACTTCTTTTTTTCTGAAGATAGAGATGAACCAAATCTGCCTGGAACACCAGAAATAAATTACGAAGGTGCAAGAAAGATATGCAAGAGTTGTGCACATCTTGTTGAATGTGCTTTATGGGGGCTAGAAAATGAAGAATTTGGTATGTGGGGCGGTTTAAGCCCTGTTGATAGAAAGCATATAAAGAGTAAACGTAAGCCATTCCCTTATAAGAAAACAGCGTAAAATTATTGTATGAGCGGTGGACCTATAGTCACTCCTACACCAGTCTGCGAGCAGTGCTGGCTAAAAGAGCACGCCCGCTGGGAGCCACACAGTATGGACGACTACGGCAACATTAAAATGGCTTTGTCAGGTGTGGATGTACCTCAAAAGATAAATACAGGGACAGTTGAAAGCTGCTCCGTCTGTGGGAAAATCACAATTGCTGGGATCTTTGATGTAAAAGAACACAAGATTGTCTTCTCTGCCGAGTCTGAAGAATCTCGAGCATATGAGGAAGATGAATACCAAGAAGACGAGCTTGGTGGCTATTATGGGGAAGATAGGGAGTAGTCATGAAGGATAAAAGAATTGGCGAGTCTCTTTGGATTCACTGGGACGGTGAAGGCTACATTGAACAAAAACTTTACACTGATAGCATTTATTATACTAAAGAGCATGTTGATCTTGAAAATGAATTAGTTCGCAGGGGTCTAGCATCAACACTACAAAGAGACGGCATAGTCGATTCTCTGTCAGATGGGTTTAATTCAATTGTGGATTCACATGTAGAAATTGGTTGGGCAGGTATTATAGAAGGAGAAAATAATTACACCTTCTGTGATGCAAATGGTGAAACCGAATACGGTGAGTACGTAGAAGAAGTTTTTGAGTTCACTTGGGTTGAATTATAGTTTTATAGTTTATAGTGTGTTGCTTACTTATTTTATGGTTTTATAGTATATAGTCTAATGTGTGTGGAAACCAGCTAATAACATAGAATGGCAGTCTGAAGCCCTTTGTGCTCAGCCAGGAAATAATCATTATAGAGACTGGTTTTTCTCCAAAGACCCAAAGCAAAAATATGATGCAAAAAATCTTTGCTATGAATGTCCCGTAAGAGCGCAATGTCTGCAGTGGGCTTTAGAGCACCGACAAATTTGGGGCACATGGGGCGGCAAAGACGAAAGTGAAATACGTCGAGCACTTTCTGTTTCTTATAAGGGTGAAGAGATAAAACGCCGTAGATACCCGCACTGTCCTTATTGCTCAGCACGTCCTTCAAAGCTGGAAACAAGTTCTCAGGAAATTCCTGGTGGTGGTAGGTGGACTGTCGCCAAGATAGTCACATGTACGGTGTGTGGCTTTTCTTGGCGCAGTCGAACTAGCGTAAATGCTATTGAAGCTTATAAACAAGAGCGTATTGATAAATCTGAAAAAAGAGCACGCATTCGAGAGAAAAAAGCTTTAAAGCTAGAAAAGAAACGTTTAGCTAAAAAACTTAAGAAGCAACAACTTAAATAATAAAGTCTTTGGGATTCATCTCAAAAGGTCTACTATTTTCATGAATTTTTCTCATGTCTTCTCTAAATGCTCTGTATTGAGCTTGAGCAAATTCAAATTGATCAAATTGTTTCAACTCACTCATTGCTTGTTCTCTTGAAACATACCCAAGACCAGCTAAGGTCCACTTCCATAGAGAATCTACACCCCAAAAATCCATAAAATGTAAAGCACTAGGAATTCTACTCTTTGACCTCTCGATGTAGTTTTCTACAGCAGGAGAGGTAATCTTGTCGAACTTAATAGTTTTCCAAAACTCGGAATCTTCTCTTCCACCTTGATAGTGGAACACCGTGAAGTCTTTATAATACTCATACATTTTTTCAGTTTTAGCGTTGTATTTTTGTATTGAAGCAGGGTTTAAAGTTTTTTCTTTTGTATCTGAAAGATACTCTTGACAGAAACTAAAAATTTGCATAATAGTTGCATGAATACTGGTTGCCTCTAAAGGTTCAATAAAAGAGCTTGCAAGGCCAACTACCAAAACATTGCCTTTCCAAAATTGGTCCACTCGGCCTGATTCATATTTAATATGCTTAATTGGCTCAATAGGGTGCCCCATAATTTTTTCAGCTTCTTTTTGAGCTTCATCCTCAGAAATAAACGCACTGCTGTAGACATACCCACAACCTCGGCGGCCTCCTGTAGGAGTTCGCCACATCCAACCAGAAGAAAGAGCTTCTGCAACTGTTACAGGTTGTACTTTTTCTTCTTCTTTGTATGGAACTATAAAAGGCATAGCTCTATCTACAAGAAGTTGGTTTTTGTAGTCTGTCCACCCAATCCCGACCTTGTTTGCCAACAATCTAACAAATCCAGTAGCGTCAATGAAAAAATCTCCTTCAATGACTTGACCATCTTCGATAATTACGCTTTCAACTAGACCATCGCTAGTAACAGTAACATCCTTGATAATTGAATCTATATGAGTAGTTTTTGTGGTTGTAGTTATATACTCTCGTAAAAATTTAGCTACTTTATGGGCATCAAACTGAAACCCATAACCTCCACCCGCTGGCGGAAGTTTATTTAGATCATAAGACTGCCCTAATACAGAAGATAGATAAGCTTTTTCAGGACCAAACTCTGTTACAACATAATTAAATAGATGGTCAGGAGAGCGCTTAGAAGTTTCTGAGCCGTTAATTGGTGCCCAATAAGAGCCTTTGTCTTTAGCCCAGTTGATGTGTTTAAGTGCGTACTTAGGTACAGCATCGACTTTTTTAGCAAACTCTGCAAAATCAAAAGCCACTTTGTTTGGGTTCATTGTTTGATTATTTCCAAATAAAGTAGAGCCATCTAATACATCGTAGAGAAAACCGCTTGTAGCCTCTCCAGCTCCAATAATTCCTATTTTTTGTGATTCTATAACCACTACTTCATGAAACTTTGGATTACTAGAGTGAATGGTTAAAGCGGTAAGCCATCCAGCTGTTCCACCACCACAGACTACAAATTTCACTAGACACTCTTTTCTTCTGGATTTACAGCGCTAAGACAAAATTTAAGATTTTCTGCAAGTCTTTCATTATCTGGCTCGATGCTAAAAGCGTTCTTTGCATGCTCCACTGCTTCTTCAAACTTACCTAAATAGTAAGCAGAAATTGCAGCAAAATCGTGCGGGGCTGCTCCCCATGCTTTTGCTTCGCACAAATACTCTAAAGGTTTCTCAGCAATGGCAATAGCATCTTTAGCAGCTTCATAACACTTCTGCCAATCTTTACGTTGATAGTACAACTCTGCTAAATCAACAAAAGGTTCACGTCGTCCTGGAGCTTGATCGATAGCTTTACGAAACCAAATCTCTGCTTCTGCAGGAAGACTCTTACCAATAAAGCGCATTGATGCAGCACGCTCTGGTGCCCACCGAGCTGTTGGGAGTTCAAGATGTCGCTTTAGCTCTACTGCTGCTTCTTGGTAGCGACCATAAAAATAAAGTTCTCGACCATAGTAGAACGCATTGCGGTCGTTATATGGATCTTCTTGAACAGAAAGAGCTAACAACGGTAGATACTGAGAGCGCGACTTTGTTGGGTCTGGGTGGTGGTGAGTCTCTAAACCTTCAATCCACTCTTGTACTTCCTCGCGTCCGTATACATATAAACACTCATGCACTGGGTGACGCCAACGATAATTTTTACGAGTATGAATGTGGTCATAGCTAAACTCCAAACCTGGAGTCCCATCATCATTCCAAGACCAAATATGCTTATAGCGAGGACGTGTTACTCCACGTTGCCATGCAGCTTCAAGCAATGGACGCCAGTTAGGAGTAATTACTTCATCCATATCAAGGGAGATACACATATCAATATCGATTGGTAAAGCTGCCATTGCTGCGTTTCTAGCATCATCAAAACGCCAAGGGGATACTCGAACATCGACTACATTAATTCCAAGCTCTTTTGCACGCTCAACGGTGCCGTCTGTGGAGCCTGTATCGGCTATTAACAAGTAATCAGCTTCTTTTGAAGCTTCATACCATTTATCAACAAACTGTCGTTCATTTAATGCGATTGTGTATATAGCTACTTTCATGTGAGCATCCTACCTTGTCTTCCTATACCAACGCTGATATCCGTCAACTAAAAGTTCGAGTCGGTCCGAATAAACTGCATTAAAGGCATCTATTGCCAACTTTGGCTCATTTAAATAGCCAAGCCCAGCGGACCATTGATAATCATCAAAAGCTATTATTCCATTTACATTTAAACACTCGTAAGCGCTTATTGCATCTTTTATTACACCATAGGAAGTATGATCCCCATCAACATACACAAAGTCATACTTCTCTAAATTATTTTTAAAAAACCAATCACTTGTAGACTTGACTTTAATAATTTTTTTGCTCTGCTGCCCTACTAAAGTTTTTACATCATAAAAACTTTCTACAGACTCCCAGTTCATCTGATTATGAACAGGTTCGTCAGAACCCTCCCACGTGTCTACATCAATCAACACCGAGTCTGGGTTGTGACGTAATATGTTGTCCCAAAGCCACACAGAAGCATCCCCTGTGTATGCGCCTATTTGCAACATTCGAGCAGGTTTATTTAAAAACTCTAGTAGATGGTTTTTAAAGTTCTCTTGACCATCATTTTCAAACCAGTTGGGATATGTCATTTTCGTCCTTTCGTAAAATAGCTTACCTTAAATTACACGTATGGGGTAGCACCGCTATAGCTTGAGTGGGGAGTTCCAGTCCAAAATCCGTCTAGTGAGCCATCAAAATAGGTCCCCAAAGTGGAAGACCTTTCTGCCATAACAGAGTCAACAAAAAATACGTCTGTATTAGATGCTGAAGTGGTCACAATTCTTAGTGCAAAAAAATTAGCTCCAGAGGTTCTAGTAAAAGACCCGCTCAATCTAACCCAGCCATCAGCACTAGTTAGGGCTTGAATTCCAATATTTCCACTAGATATAGCAGCTGAAGCATTGCTTGTGGTGTATTGAAGATGACGAAGATAGTAAGTCGCATTGTCATTTAGAGCATCAAGCTTTACATAAGCGCTGACAGTCCACTCTTCTGAAGTGTCAATAAATGGGATTCTTTCAAGTGTTTGAACACCTCCTCCAGAGGTGTTTGTAACTTTAAGACAAGCTGACCCTGTGTTAAATTCGTTTGTATCTCTTTCTAAGGTAGTTCCAGCAAAAGGTGTCCAGTCAGAGATGTCTACTTCAAAAGTCGGGTTTTTAATATAATTAACCCTGTAATCTAAATTAAAAGCTTCTGCAGGGTTTTTTAAATAACCTGCACCAGCAATGGACCCGACATTAATTGGCATTTTTAAATTAGTGCCAAGTCTCCGACGAGAATCCACTCGTTAGTTCCAATTTTTACGGCAGAAGCTACAGAGTAGCGAGCTCTCAATTTATTGGTTGGAGTTGCTCTTACTGTCACGCCGACTGCCCCAGCGACGGTAAGCTGACCTGCTCCATATTGAATAAAGTCAATTTTTTGACCGTCTTGAAAAGCAACTGATGCTTCAACAGGTATTGTTGCAATCATAGAAGCACCGTTATCACATTTTAAAATTTTTCCAGCATCAGTTAGCTCTAAAATAAAAGAAGCGCTTTTTGTCACAACAGGTTGAGCAGTTGACCAGTCCCCCTGAGGCCCAGTAACACCCTGTGCACCCGTTGGGCCAGTAGGCCCAACAAAGCCAGTAGGACCAGTAGGACCTGTAGCTCCAACAGCAATAGGTTTCCAAATTTGATCATCAAGATCATATTTTTTTAAGACTGGCATTTTATTCTCCTATTGACTCTTAAGGTAGGGCGTGCGTCCACAGTGCACGGTTAGAAGCTGTTACAGAACCTGCAGAAATAGAGCTTGGTAAATCTGTTTGAGCCGCAACTAAACCTGTAATTCTTGGAGGTAAGGCCAAAATTGCGTTAACACCAGCAGATGCAACATGTGCGTGACCAATAACTGTAGGAAGCGTTTGTGTGCTTACCAGTACAACTGCATATGCATACAAATTACCAGCTGTCTTGGTAAATGATGAAGTTAAGTTAACTTCAAAAGCGCTGTTAGCGGTTGAAAAAATTGATGTGTCGTTTGCAGTAGACGCTACCAAAGTTAAATCTCCAGTAGAGTCATTTACTGAATAGACTCCATATTTCACTAGTGTTGGGGTTGCACCAGCAGCAGTACCGCAAGCCATAGAAAGTTTTGTAATAGTTTCTGTTTTGATTGCTCGACGATAAGTTAGAATAAGGTTTCCTGATGCTCCATATGCAACACCAGTAAGAGGAGCTTTTCTATCAATACTGCCCTCTCCACTAGAAAGAATATCTAAATCACCAAGTCTCGTGTTTAACCCAGAAATTTGACTTGTAGATAGGGTCACCTCATCACTACCGCCAGCAGCATGAGTGCTAGCGTGGGTAAGAATTGCTGAATCTACAGTTGTATCTACCCAAATAATTGATAAATCTGCTGGAGGAACTGCACTAGAAATTATTCCTGTTTCACCAATAGCACCAGTAGGACCTGTTGGCCCCTCAGGACCAGTTGGACCAGTAGGTCCGAGTGAACCAGTTGGACCTGTTGGACCAGCAGCACCAGTTGGTCCTCCTGGTTCACCAGCAGGTCCAGTAGCGCCAGTTGCACCATCTGCTCCACCAATACCCTGTGGACCTGTAGGTCCAGTAGAACCTGTAGGGCCAGTTACACCAATTGGACCAACGAGCGCCCACTCTTGGTTAAGGTCTGACCATGCATAAACAAATTCTGAAGCAACGACATAAGCATCACCAATTGCACCAATTGGGTTATCAGCTTGAAGAAGATTAAGAGTTGCGTATGTTCCAAGAATACGAACGCTAGACCCTTGGGGACCAGTTGGTCCTGATGGGCCCGTTGGACCAGATGGACCAGCGGGACCTGTTGGTCCTGAAGGAGCAATACTTGCTACAGTGTTAAATCCTGAACCTGTATAAAAATTAACTTCTTGAGTGTCAGAATCAATCCAAATATCTCCTACAGAAGGGAATCCCGGTTGATTTGAAGAATAAGTTATATTTGCTCTACCAGCTTGATCATAAACAAGAGTTGCAGAAAAATTAGCAAGAGATGTGCTGGACTTAACCCAAAGCTGGTCTCCAACATTTAAAGCAAATCTAAATGTCTCAAAGGATTGACCCACAGAAACAGCCAAATTGTCAACAATGTAGGAGCGAGTTGCCTCCACACCTAGGGCTTCGGCTGGTTCAACGTAGATAGTAACAAGACTCTGAATATTAGCTCTGTTTGAAACAATTACAGAAGCAACACCAACTGTGTCGTTGGTAGCAAGCAGAGTAGCTATGTTTGCATTGGGAGTAGCAAGACCTAAGCGTTTTGCTGCCATTTGTCGCTCCTTACTTCGTCAGCTTTTCTCATAATTATACCTTTAAAATCCTATACCGTGGCTCTTTGGAAGGAGAATTTTCTCTGTGAAGCCATAGGTACGTAGGCTATCAGGTTAGCGCCACCATGCACGCTATGGACATTCGTATAGTCATTTGTGAGGTCAGTCTTAAAAAGACTAGAAAATGACTTATCTTTGATGAAGTTGATGACCTGTCTTGGGGTCCAGTCTGGGTGCATTTGATATACAAGAGCCGCTATACCTGCAATTTGAGGAGCTGCCATGGAGGTACCAGACAAAAGTTGCTGCTTAAAAGAGCCATTTAAAAAGTACGGGTAGTTAGAGTTATCGTCATTAACTTGGCTCATTGCACTCATAATTCTGGACCCAGCGGCATAAACTGTCACTCCTGGACCAGAATTACTGAAGTTTGACTTTCTGTCTGTTGAAGTTCCAGTGACTGTTTGGTGGTCAACAGAACCTACAGTAAAAACACTCTCTCGTGCTGTAATACTAGCTCCTGGTGTGCCACCTCTGTGGTATGTAAAAGCGCCAAAGTCAGTGAGGATGTAGTTGTTGTAATCAAATCCACCTTGAACATCAATTTTTGTAAACTCATTTCCAGCAGCGTTGACAAATAAAATTCCAGCTTCAGCGCCAGTTCTAATGTCAGCATCAACAGCAGCAACTCTAAATGGATATCTATAAGTAGATGGAGCAACAAGAGCACCAGTGTGACCTTTTGCAGTGTCTAATACAGTACCTTCCCAAGCAACACCTCGGTAAACCCCTCCATTTATAGCGTAAAGAGTTTCTGATTCATCTAAGCCAAATGAAAAGGCTTCTAAATCTGCTCTATGAAATACTCCATACCCCCAGCTATTAACAACAACAGTAGGTCTTCCATTTGTTTTGTTATTGTGCCAACCAATTAACACATCAAAAGCGGTTGCTACGTCAAACCCTTCTCCAGGATCACTAGGAGCTCTTAATCCTTCAAGCTTTATAGAATAAATTCTTGCATTTTTTGCCCATCCAAAATTAAGACCAGCAACAGTAGCAGCAACGTGAGTTCCATGACCATCATAATCTTGATAGAACCCTGAGGGCATACTTCCAGAAACACCACTGACTGCAAACCAATCTACAAGGTTTACTCTACTTGCACCACTACCATCAGAATATAAAAATTCAGGGTGGTTGGCTTGAATACCGCTATCTATAATTACAACGTCAACATTAGAACCATCTAAAACATAGTCATAGGTTCCACCTGGGTCTAAAAGACTACTTCCATAAACATTAGATAGCTTTGAATGTCTCAACAATCCCCAGTTAACTTTAGGACCAGTTTGATTTGTAGTTTTATCAAAAGTTCCAGTTTGAAAAGCTAACTTTTGTGGTTTAAAAATGCTTAGGTCTTGTACATCGGAAACGCGAGGGTCTTGTCTTAAAAACTCTGCTTCTCTATCTGTTAGCCAGTATGAAGTGTTTAAAGGGTTTTCTGGCCTATCGTTTGCCACTTCCACGGCTCTAATAGGAATAGTAGTTAGATTACTTCCCTCAGTAAGAAGAGCGTCCCACACAGCATCAGTAAGCTCTAGACTTTCTGTAGTAACTGTGTACTCTTTGTATTCACTCATGTACCAGTCCTATTAAATAGCCGAGATATCTTTAATTACGATAGTGTTTCCCATTGCTGGGTGTGACAAACATTGATATCTATATCCACCAGTAAGGTTTTGTCTGATTCTCCAATAAAGAGTTCCTGAGCTCTTACCTTGAGCATTTGAATCGGTAGAAACAACACCATTAGTGTCTACGTGAATTAAACCTTCACTAAAGTTGTTTCCATCTGCTGTTTGGATTGCAAATGGGTGACCAGCATTAGCAAGATTGAAAGCAATAGTAGTTCCAGAGATAGCATAAATTGTTGGGTTATTAGATAATCCGTAGTGACTTGTAAATCTATAGGCAGTTGTACCTTGATTAACAACTCGTAGCATAGTAATTGCTGGTTCATAAATTTCATCAACAGTTACTGAAGCAGAGGTGATGTCATTCAAAGAGCCAAAATTAGTAGTACCTGCAGGTCCAGTAGGTCCAGTAGCACCAGTAGCACCAGTTGGTCCAGTTGGTCCAGTTGAACCGACTGCTCCTGTAGGACCTGTTACTGCAGGGCCTGTAGGTCCAGTTGAACCGACTGCTCCTGTAGGACCTGTTGGACCACCAGATGGACCTGTAGCACCTGTAGGTCCTGTAGGTCCTTGACCAGTTCCTTCAATCTCAACCCATTGAGTCCCGTTGTAGTAGTACAACTGAGATCCAATTGGTGCATCACTTACGTAAATAATTGCACCAGCACTAGCAGTTAAGCTAGATAGAGCAGCAACAGTAGAACTTAAAAGTTTAAATGGTGCGTTAGAGATAACTTCACTCTCTGCATCAAGAGTTAAAGTTGTTGGAGAACTTACAGTAAATGTTCCAACTCCTGAAGCAGGAGGAAGGATTGTAGGAGTCTCAATCTGAGACACAATAAGTTTTTGTGTAGAAGCATCGAAGATGATTCCTTGATTAGTTTTACCACCTTGAATACCTGTTAAATCTTCATAAAGACCAACAAATGTAGTTGAATCTACTGTCTCAACTACTGCAACACTAGAGCTGCCTGGTCCTTGAGGACCAACAGGTCCAGTTGCACCTGTAGGTCCTGTTGGGCCACCTGAAGGTCCAGTTGGACCAGTATCACCAGTAGAACCTGTGGCACCAGTAGCACCTGTAGGACCCACTGGTCCAGCAATTGCTCCAAGATTGACCCATGCAGAACCAGTCCACATGTAAGTATCGCCTGTATCTAAAGTTACATAAGCGTCATATAAAGTGTTTCCTGATGATGGTAGAGAAGCGAAATCAGCAACACTACCCTTCATAACAATATTTGTTCCAGCAGGTCCAGTAATTCCTTGTGAACCAGTTGGTCCAGTTGAGCCAGTGGCACCAGTCGGTCCAGTTGCTCCCGTTGGACCAATTGCACCTTGTGAACCAGTTGGTCCTGGAATAATTGATGGGTCTCCCTGAGGACCTGTAGGTCCTGCACTACCTGCTGGACCTGTCGCACCCGTTGGACCAGTTACATTTGATGGGGCTCCTGTAGGTCCTGTTGAACCAGTAGGTCCAGTAGCACCATAAATAGGTCCAACATTTGACCATGCACTCCCCGTCCACACATAAACATCTCGTGTGTCAAGAGTTACATAAGCATCGTCAGCTGTGTTACCTGTCGAAGGTAGTGCCGCAAAGTTGGCTACTCCACCTAATAAATTAACACTAGTTGCTTGCGGACCAGCTACACCTTGTGGACCAGTAGGACCTGTTGGTCCTTGATTACCACCTAAACCAACAGGACCAGTAGCACCCGTAGGGCCAACTGCACCTGTAGGTCCTGTTGGGCCACCTGAAGGTCCAGTTGGACCTGTAGCGCCAGCGGCTCCAGTTGGACCAGTTGGTCCAGAAGTTACACCAGTACCTACAATTTCCCAGCCGTTTGTAGTCTTCTGCTCTAGAGCACCTGCACCACCATTTAGTTCTGTATTAAATCGAACATAACCAACTTCAGCAGTAGAGCGACGCTCTGCTGTTGTTCCAATGTCAATATAAACAGTGTTATACAAACCTCTAATTTCTTTATTAGTAAAAGTTTGTACGAGGTTTTCAGGAAGAGCAGAGTCTTCTTGAGCGATACCTACACAGCTAAATGAAGCATTTGATGTACTAGAACGTACCCAAAGTGTGTCGCCTGGATTGACAGCAAATCTAAAAGTTTCAAAAGAAGAGCCAACAGGTACATCTAAGTTAAAAGCAATGTACGCAAAGTTAAGAGCGATTACAGCATTAGCTGGTGCAATCCAAATACTTACTTTACATGCTGGTACTGCTACTACACCTTTATTGGCAATAATTACTGAAACAAGGTGCGCTTCAGAAAATGTAGCAAGAACAGTATCAGTATTACCCGTTGGGTTCTGAATCCCAAGTCGCTGAATTGGCATGTGTCTCTCCTACGCCTGAGCTTCTGCCCATGACATCTTCGCTGAGGTTAGTGTAGCGTTACCAGTCAATCTAGATACTGCAATTGTCAAGATGTCTGGACCATCTGGGAAAATTGAGTCTCCACCAAGAATAGAGTTTGACAACTCAAACAGGCTTGAAACATCTACCACAGTGGTGTCTTCAGCACCGCTAGCACCACCAGCAGCACGGAAGTTGTAAACCTGAACTCCACCAGACACTGTGTCCTGAGCTGTGTGCTCAACAATCTGAGTCAAGGAAGGTGTATCTACACCCACGAAGTTTAGGTTGTTTAGACGTGGATTTAGAAGAACCTTACAGTCAACCAACTGTGTCGTAGACACACCAATTTCCTGCAAACGTAGCTGCATTCGGTTGATAACGTCTCGGTCACCAAGCTTACCTGTCAAACCTTCAGATACTGAAGGAGAGAGGCGAATTGATAACAATGGCTGGTAGTTAGGACCAGATGTGTTGTTCAATGAGCCATTTGGATATAAGAAGTAAGTGTACTGGGTGTTTCCTTGGGTAGTGAAGTTAATGACCTCAGAGATGATGATAGCTGGATCATTTAGTGCAGTCACAGGTGTTGAAACGTTGGTTGCCTGATATGTGAATGTAGTTGAGTTAGTAACTGTCACATAGAACGGACCATTTGGCACACGGGTTGAGCCGTATACACCGACATACATACCAGTACTCAAGTTGTGTGGTTGTGTGGTTACGATAGTTACAGTCGTACCAGTTTGAGCACTAGTAATTGTCTGAGGATTGATTGCATATGAAGTTCCACGGCTAATTGTTACGTTAGGTGGGGTCAAGTGAATCAAGTTAGGTGAATTGACCAGAACTCCATACAACGCATCGTTAGTCAGGTTAGCTCTTGTGTTAGAACCAACAATCTGAGTTGCTGGGTTCAAAAGGTTATTACCTGGGAATCCGTTAGTAGCAATTGACTGGAACTGTAGCAAATCACCAGTTGCAAAACCGTGACTCTGTACAGTAAACAAGTCAGTTGTTAGGTTGATACCAGATGAAGCAAATGACTTAGCGGTTGTTCCAGTTACCTGCAGAGTCTGGCTTGAACCAGTGAAGAGGTACGCGTTGTCATCATCGAAACGACCATCCATGATGACCGAAGTACCCCAGTGGAAGAGGTAAGGAATATAAGTTGGGTTCTCGTAAGTTACAACTTCATAACGAGCTGGCAAGTTACCTGAACGGAAGTATGACTCGAACAAGTTGTTGTTGTGGACAAACTCGTGAACGTACTGTACTTGACCGTCTGTAGTCTTGAAACCGAAGCGAATCTTACCTGCACCGTACCAAGAGTAGTCAATGTAAGCCATCTGAATACGAGAAATATCTAAGTTATATCCTGTAGGACCAGAACCATCGCAAACGTCGATGTTCCACTGGCTTTGAGGAACTCGGGTATCTACAGTCTTTGTCATAACAATACCTGACTTAGCAGGTACAAATGAGTGGACTGTGGTTGTTCCTGTAGTAGACAAATCTACGTTAATTTCAGAATCTGGGTCAGCAACAAGTTTAAAGGTGTTGTTGTTAATCAAATCAACATAGTATGTACGACCGTTAATCATTCCACCAATAGGCTCGCCGTCAATGGAGTTGTAGATAACTGGTAAACGATCAGCAAAACCATGACCAATAATTGTAAAGATGTCAGTGGTTGTATTGACTTGAGTCTGAGGATTGAATTCCTTCTCTGTTCCAGAAGAACCCTTATACTCAGGACGAATCGACATACGTGTATCTGACTCAATCTCTGTAATTCTATAAGACTGACCACGCATAACAATAAAGTCACCAACTTCAACCTGAGCTTGGAACGCTGTGTTTGTTCCAAAGATAAGCTCTGAGCCTTGTAGAGCAGCTGCTGTACCTGCTAGCTGCTGAGTAGATGAACGACGTACGGCGTAGATAGCTTCACCATCGAACTCGAAGTATGCACCGTTCTGGAAGTCGAACATACCTTCACGGACAGCACCGTTTGACCACTCACGAACATAGAACTGAGGGAATCCGTAAGCACGGTTTTCAATAATCGGTTGTGTAGAAGTAAATCGGAATGTTGTTAGGTCAACAACTGTTACTTGGAACTCTCCGTTGTAAACAGTGCTTGTATTTCCATAAGAATCTTCTGCACCATTTACTACAATAAAGAGACCAGAAACAAGTCCGTGAGGGCGACGAGTCTTACATTCAACTGTAAGTGAGCTGAACTGTCTCATACTCTCAAGGTCAATTGAAGGCTGGAAGTTAACACCGCAAGAAGACTGAATACCCTTACCTGATTGGTAACGGAAGTACTTACGAGTCTGACGAACAATCTGACCAAACGATGTCTTAGCACCTACTGACATCTCAACGCCACCATCGAATGGACGGTGTAGTGAGTAGCCCTGAGGACGTACATAGACGAATGTTGGATATGAGTAAGAAACAGCGCTATATGCGTTTGCATACGGACGGTCCACTGTAATCTGAGTATCTCCACCAATCGCGGTGATACGACGAATGATTGGACCTACTGGAACAGTGTTTGTAAGAGTGAACCCTGTACCAGTACCTTGTGTACTGAAGTCAAGAGCCTGAAGGTTATTTTGAGCATCGTTCAATGTAGTGTGCAGAGTAATTTCTGTGTTAGAAACTGCACGAACATAGTAGTAGTAACCATCAACTAGAGGTGTTGGTGGTACACCACCATTTGCTGCAAACTTAACAACATCACCAGTGACAAAATTGTGAGTGTCAACAATTCTGTTGTTAGTTGTATTCACATCAGCATCAGCAAATGTTTTTACTGTGCTAGATATAGAGAAATTACTTCCAGTACCAACTGTTGTGAGGTCAATAACGTTTGTATTGTTAGTAGCATCAGTTGATGTTGGGTGAAGAGTCATAGTAGACCCAGCGCTAACTGCTCTTACAAAGTAGGTAGCTCCTTCTACTAGAGGAGCTGGCGCAGTTCCACCACCAGCAGAGAACACAACTTGTGTTCCTGTAGTGAAGGTGTTGCTCTTTGTAATCAAGTTTGTAGCTGTGTTTACATCTGCAGCAGCAAAAACCATAGTTCCATGCTGCTTAGTTACGTTAGGTGGGAATAGACGGAAACGGTCTCCCACTTTTAGAATCTTCGAGAACGCAGTACCAGAACCGTTAACAAGAACAGAACCAGATGAAACAGATACGGTTCCTGAACCAGTTACGTTACCGTTGATTTGGTCAGTAATAAGCTTGTGACCAACACCAGTACCGTGGTCGCTGATGTTAAGAGTAATACCAGCTGCAGCATTTTCTGCTGAAGTTGCTAGACGTAGATAGTCACGGTTGATTGCAACAACATAATAATCAGTGTTGTTTGTCAAACCAGCAATATCAGTTGCAGCATCTCCTTGCTCATATGTGACTTTTGTTCCAGTTGTAAAACCGTGAGAAGGAATAAAGAAAGTATTTAGCTCAAGGTCGATTGTGCCTCTTGGGTTAAACACCTTTGTAATAATTGGAACGTTACCTGCTGCCTCGACAGTAAATGTCTGAGGAGAAGGTGTAGAAGTGATGGTGTAAATACCATCTGGAGTCTTTGACAAAGAACGTAAAGTATGACGTCCAACACCTGCTGGGCTCGCTGTTAGATCAACAGCTGTACCTGCATCAGCATTTTCTGGAGTTGTAGCAAGTTTGATGTTATCTCCATCTACGAAAATTACGTAGTATGGAGTAGCAGTAGTCAAACCATTGACAACTGTCTGACCCTTTGAGTCATATTCAACAAGCTCTCCCTGCAAGAATCCGTGACTTGGAAGAGTGATTGTGTCAGTTGTGTAATCAAGCGATGTAATAAACAGCGAATGAGTACCAGTTGCTGGCCATGGATCTTGGTTAGTGATATTTGCAATAATGCTTAATGCTTTGTTTGTAGCAAGGCGCACAATGCTGTTGTCAACTTTAACAATGTAATAGGTGTTGTTATCAGTCAAACCTGGGATGACAACGTTTCCAGAACCACCCTTTGAATAGCGGATTGCTTGACCAGATACAAGGCCGTGGTTAGGAATGTAGAGAGTATCTTCAAGAGCGTTAACAGTCAAGAAGATAAAGCTGTGACCAGTACCAGTACCAGTATTAGTGAAATTAATGTAAGTAGGAGAGTTCAAAGAAGACTTCAACCTAATTTGGTTAGCATTGATAACTTCAGATACATAGTATGTAGCTTGATCAATAAGAGGAACGATAGCTGTTCCATCACCAACGTTGTAACGTAGAGGTTGGTCTACTAAGAATCCGTGGTTATTAATAGTCAAAGTGTCAGTAGCTGTGTTTACAACAACACGACTCAACTTAGCAGTTGTTGCGACTTCTCGAGAAGATGGAGCAGTTAAGTTAATATTTGTAAACGATGGTGCAGGAGTAGTGCTCAATCGGTAGCTAAACGCACTGACTGTGTTTATGTAATAAATTGATCCATTTGTTATTCCAACTGGAGGAACTCCATTGAAATTTACTTGAACTGCTTCACCATTTGTAAGAGTGTGTGGAGCAGCACTATGAATTTGATCATTTTGAATGTCTAAGCTGATTGGCACAAAAGCGTGGTATGAAGAACCAGCTGGTGCAATGGCAATTGCATTTGTACCGTTTTCTGCATCCTGTGCTGTTGGGTGAATACTGTTACCAGTTGTAAAGCTAGAAACTAGTGATACTGTAACTTGACCTTCACCTGTGTTATATGTAGAAAGGTTTGAAATTGGAGAACCATTAAATGTGTTTGCTCCGTCAAAGATACCTGTAGAAGTTCCAACATTTGTAGCAGTAGCTACGATGAATGAGCCACCACCACCACCAGACTGGTTGGCTGTTGTAGAACGAGCACCGCCACCACCAGAGTAGCCACCGCCACCACCAGACTGACCTACACGGTTGCCGTCAGATTGACCACCGCCACCAAAACCACCATAACCACCAGTACGAATGTTAGTTCCCATGGTTAGACCGTCTAGGAATGAACCACCACCAAATGTTGGTTCTGAGCCAAAGCTACCGTTCTGTCCGCGAGAGAAGAAACCTCCACCAGCAGCAGAGTAACCAAGAGGGCTTTGCGCACGACCACCAAAACCAACACTACCGCCAGCTTGCTGACCATTGGTAGATGTACCACCAAGTCTTGTAAGAACACCATCTCGTCCAGCACCAGAGTTTGATTCAGCAGAACCACCACCAGCGACAAACAAAGGCTCGTTACCAGTTTTACGAACAACGAATGTTCCACCACCAGAGCCACCCCATGTAGCACTTCCACCTTGCTCACCACGTTGACCAACGGCGATTGTAATAACTTCACCTTTAGTTAAAGCAATACGTCCTTCAACAACAGCTCCGCGGCCTACACCACCAGATCCGTTACCATCAAAACCAGAAGCACCACGAACGTTAAAGCTGTAAATACCAGATACAGGAACTGTCCAGTCTTGATAACCGACAAATGAACCCTGAGAAATATATTGATCGTCCCAAGTTGTATTATAAAAGTTACGCATTTCTGTTTGAGTAGGTCCAACACGACCAGTCTTTCCACAGGTTGTAAAGGTGTGGCTAGTAAAGGCATAAAGTGCCTGTGAACCAGCAAACTCAGAAATTGATACGTTCTTTAAGAAGTATGTATCTCCACTAGTCAAGCCAACTAAAGGAGTTCCGTTTGTGTAATACTTCACTGCTTGATTTGTTGGTGTTGATGCGTCAATATTTAGCTTATTTGCGTAAACAATTGGAGTATTAAACTTAATTGAACCAGCTGCGCTATCAGTAAGATTGAGTGCTGAGCCATTAAAAGTTGCACTAAATTGTAGTTTTTTTGGTTGAGTTGTAGTTACATAAACAAGACCATTCTCGGTAAATCCTGTAACTGACCCAACACCAGATGTATACAAAAATGCTACTCCAGGAGCTAGGGCAGCTGGGATAACGTTCGGGGCTGTATTCTTAAAGTAGATGAAATCTTCATCAAGATTCACGTTTACTCTAGAAAAAGAGTGAGTACCAACAGCACCAGCAGCTGTTACGTTAATTGGCATTTATATTATCCTCTTTCCTACAGTCTCGTAATTGAAACTTGACCGTTACCGCCACTGGCAACTTCCGAATCACTACGGTTAGCACCAGCATTGTATGAACCTGCTCCACCACCAGCAGATGACCACCAAGAACTTGGTCCACCAGCGTAACCACCGCCACCGCCAGAACCGCCAGCCCAACCGCGGTTAGCACCACCGCCACCAAAACCACCAGCGTTTGAGTAAGAGCCGCCGTATGCACCATTTACGAATGATGTGCCAGGTCCTGCCCAGCCGCCGCCGTTCCCATAGAAACCGCCGCCTCCACCATGAGACTCGCCGTTACCACCGTTACCGCCACCTGCTCCACCAAATGAGTTAGATCCTCGGGAAGATTCACCAGTAGTTGCGTCAGAATATCCGTACCAGCCAGCGCCCGCTCCACCGCCACCGCCAGCAACTAAGTATGGAAGGTTATCTGAGCGACGAGCAACAAAACTTCCACCACCACCAGCACCAGTAGAACCATCATTAGAGCCAGCTTGACCTACAACAATTTTAATTTCATCGCCGAGACTCCAGTTAAAGTCTCCACGCATACGAGTTCCATAGCCACCACGAGCACCCCAACCGTTGGACCAACCACCAGCTGCTCCATAAGCTTCTACTCGGTATGTTGCAACCTCAGGGACAGTCCAAACAATTGTTCCAGTGTTGCCTGGCATGTTGATATAAGTATTACCCCATGAAGGGTTGCCCGCACCCGAGCGAGCTTGAGATAGGTTAGGACCACCTGTACCACCAGCACCACCTGGTGTGAATGTAACGCTTGAGAATGAGTACAAAGCAGGAGGTTGATCAAACTGATATGTATGTACTTGGAATGCAGAAATGCCGTCTACGTCTGTACCAGTAATAATAACTTGACGTCCTGGGACTGCAATATTTTCTGTAGGAGTTCCAGAAACAACTCCAGTTGAAGGGTTGAGAGACAGACCTGATGGAAGAGTTCCGCTTGTAACTGCATAAGTAATAGGGGCAGTCATACCTATAGGCGTCACGGTTGTTGGAGTAATTGCGTATCTAGAAAAGCCTGATCTTGAGATAGTTAGTGGGCTTAGCTCACCAACGGTCTGATTCAAAGTGAAGTTGTGTTGGTCAATAACTGTAGCTACAAAGTAGAAATTTTTGACTTGAGATGAGTCAACTACTGTAAAAGCACCGTTTTCAGGTGAAACATAGCGAAGCATGTCAAAGCGAGAGTATCCGTGGTCTTTTACGTGGAAGATATCTCTATCTGGAGACACACCAATTTGTTTAAATGTTTGAGTACCAGTTCCACCAGAAATTGATGTAATTGTTGCTGAAGTTGGAAGAGGTTTAAGAGTGAAAGCGTAGTTAAGTCCGCCAGTAGAGAAGAAAGAGTCAATAAAATAAGTGGTGTTATTTGTAAGACCGTTTGCAGCGGTACCAGTGGTGTTGTAGAAAACCATAGCTCCGAAGTACCACTCGAGAGGGATTGCTTGGGCTGAAGTGACGTTTACTAGGGAGCCGCTGTAGGAAGTTACTTGACCTATTTGAACAGAGCTGTTTGAACCATCAAAAACTTTTGGAGTATCTTTAACAATATCAACTACAACTTCTGTAAGAGAGTTAGTATTATTTCCAGCAAAAGTACGTGCTTGGTTAGCTAACTGGAAAGTTCCTGTCATTGTGGTTGGGATTTCAATGACATCACCATCTGGAACTGCTGAAACTTGGAAGGTAGAGCTAGAAGTTCCTAGAGCAGTTGCTGTTTTTAGGAAGACAACGCCGCGAGGATTGGTAGCAAAATATCCGCCTCCAGATACAACATCATAGTAAAACGGAGTTCCAACAGCTCTGTTTGCAAAATTTTCTGTGCCGTGAGCAACAGTAATAGTGTTGTTCACAAGGTTTTGAGCATTCATATTAACTGTGCTAGTAACGCCAGCTACAGTTGCAGAGTTAGACCAATCAATATTGATTTGAGAAAGAGTGTTAGAACCGTCAAATGTTTGGGCTACAGCAGAGTTAGAAGCGTCAAAAGACTTAGCTTCGTTGTTATTTGCAGGGAATTCCTGCGAAATAGTTGAGTTTAGGTTCAAGAAATAGAACGGAGTGTCAACATAAAAACCGTGAGTAGAACCTGTTGTAACAGTAAGTGTTGAAACTGACTCACCGTCTGTTGTAATACCAGCGGCGTCTGCTAGACGCAGCTGCGAACCTTGGAAAAACTCGCCTGTAATAACTGAGGAGTAAAGGTCTTCAATAGAGTTATTGCCTAGCTGAACGTCGCGACATAGGTAGGTGAAAGTATTTGGGTTCGGAATAGAGTTGATGATGTATGCACCATCGGCTGTAATTGATTTTGTTCCTGTTACGTTAATAGGAATACCGACCGCAAGCCCGTGTGGGAGGCCAGTGCTGACGGTAATTTCACGTGTGCCATCGTTAGTTGTGATGGCAGTAATGTTGGGAATAGTGGTGTCACCAGACTTAGAAAAGAATGATGGAGTGTTGTTGATGAGCTCAACAGTTTCCCACTTAGTAGGCTGAAGACCATATTCAAAGTCGGTATCGATGAGGTTCTCAGGCTCGGATACGCGAAGTTTAGTTACTGGGTCAATAAACTCCTTTGGGAAGTTAATTTCTCCACCAACACCGCTTGAGCCGCCTGAGCTACCACCTAAAAAGCCGGGCATTATTCATTACCTCTCTCACCACACACGAGATCTGTTAGTAGAATACCACTGCTACAAATCTTTGATTTTAAAAAAGTGCTCGTGTTTTGCATTATTACGTACCTAACCACCAGCTTGTGCTAACAGCAAAAGAACCTACAGGACCTGTTGCTCCAGCTGGTCCTGTTGAACCACCCTGAGTCTCAATAAAAACTCCGTTGTAAAAAACATAAGTAATAGCGGTGTTTGTATCAAACCAAGCATCACCATTAACGGCAGTCAACAAGTCAGGTTGAGTTGGGCTAGCAGTAAACTTACCGACTGGGCCAGTAGGACCTGTAGGACCTGGAACTTCAGACTGTGGTCCTGTAGTACCAGTAGGACCTGTAACACCACGAGGGCCTGTTGGACCTTGAGGACCTGTAACATTTGAATCTGCTCCAGTTGGACCAGTAAAACCGCGAGGACCTTGGTCTCCTTGCAAACCCTGTGGACCTGTAGGTCCTTGTGGACCAGTAGGACCAATTGGACCACTAGGACCAGCTACATCTGATACTGGGCCTGTCGGACCTTGAATACCTTGTGGACCAGTGTCACCTTGTGGACCTGTAGCTCCAGTAGGACCCTGAATACCTTGTGGACCAGTAGGACCTGTTGGAGTTACACGCTTAGCTTCCCAAACTAGTCCAGTCCAGACCCAGGTTTGACCGCCAGATGTGAACTCTTCTCCAACTACTACGGGCGTTGGAAAATCAATTGCTGCCACTCTGCTTGCTCCTTTCTGGACTAACTATCTATTTTACTTGGATAATTACTATCCAACTTCTGGTTCTGATTCATTTGAATTTTTTAATCCCACATATGCTTCTGCCCAAGTAGTGGCTGACTCGATAGACTCCCACGGACCACTCTCGTCAATCACGTTGGCACCATCTAAAATCTCGACCATAGGGCCTCTTGGATTGTCATATGTCAAGTTGTATCTAAACATCTTTACCCTCCTGAGTAAGCAATTTTGCCACCGTTTCCAACAACAATGGCTAAAGACTCGTCGAAATAAACATCATTTACGTTGGATATGCCTACACCAGAATTTCTTTGAATCCATTGAATAGAATCCGTTGAGGTAGCAACTTTTCCTGCAGTTCCTCCAGCTAGATAGTAGTTCTCACTATTTGCTGCGACTGACCTAATCTGAGAAGATCCGAAACTACTTGCTGGGAAAGACTGAATCCATGTAAGACCATTAGTAGAACTAGCAATTTTTCCTGAGTCTCCAACGGCAATGTACTTGTCTCTTGCTGGATTTCCTACAACTGAAAAAATTGTGCTTGATATAAAAGATGACCCGCGTTGAGTCCAACTAACCCCATTTGTTGATGTTGCAAGTTTTCCATCATATCCAACAGCAATAATAAGATTTGCGTCAGAATAAACGTTGTTTATAAAAGAAGTCCCAAAAGAAGAAAGTCTTTGAGTCCAATCAATTCCATCAATAGAGGTAGCTAACTTTCCAGAACCACCTACAGCAATCCACAAACCTGCCGCTTGAGAGTATGTGATTCCCAAGATTGCACTAGCACCAAAAGAAGATGAACGTAGTGTCCAGTTTATTCCATCAGTTGATGTAGCAAGTTTTCCAGAACTTCCTCCAACAACATAAATATCGTCTCCATATGCCACTGCATAAATATTGCTACCAGCAAAACCAGAAGTTCTCTGGGTCCAACTAGTTGAAACATCGTTAGATGTGGCAAGTTTTCCAGAACTACCGACTGCTACAAATTGCCCCATGCCATTTGTAGCAATTGAATTAATGTTGGTAGAGCCAAAAGAACTGGTAGGAACAAGTGACCAGCTAGTAGGTAAAAAAGCTACTGGCAGGGTCGCATGCATTGCATGGGTAGATATCAGCATTCTAAGCCTGTAGGTTTCCGCTTAACAACCACGAATTAGCTCCAAGTTTAATTAGAGAAGCTACTGCATAACGCTGCTTACTTGTATAGCGACTTCCTTCACTAAGAACACTAACTCCTGCAGCACCAGTAACACTGAAAACAGCACTACCTAATTGCGTCAAAACAATCTGAGAACCAGTGTCGAATGTATATCCGCTAGTTCCATCTGCTGGAATAGTTACAACAGTAGGAGAAGAGCTGTTCAACTTGACTAAAGAAGCATTGTCATTAGCAGTAAGAGTTACAGAAGCTAAATACTGAGGACCAGTTAGATTAAAGAATGCAGGTCCAGTTGGTCCTTGAATACCAGTAGAGCCTGTAGGTCCAGTGCTTCCAGTAGGTCCAGTAGGTCCTGCAACTGTGCTATCAGCACCTGTAGGACCTGTAGGACCAATTAGTCCTTGTGACCCAGTAGGCCCTGTGCCTCCAGTAGGACCTTGAATACGTCCCACATTTTGCCAAGTAGTTCCGTTCCAAACCCAAAGGTCACCTGTTGCAGAAACTACATAAGCATCGTTAATTTGATTTCCACTTGCTGGAAGATTTACGTCAAATTGAACAGTACCTTTAAACTTAATAGAAGCACCCTGAGGACCAGTAGGACCTGTAGGTCCGATTTCTCCAGCACCAAGAACTAAGTTCCAACTTGCATATGTATTTCCTTCACCATTTACCTTGTCCACAAACATGGTGATGCTTGTGCCAACAATTGTGGTGATGACACCTTCCATATAATCCTGAGGGAAGCTAGCACTAGCTAAACGAGCTCGAGTTCCGACAGCAAAAGCATCAACTTTATTAACAATAAAGTTTTCAGATCCTAAAGAAACAGAAAGGTTGCTTGTAGATGTTACTCCAGCAAAACTTGCTCCCGCTGAACCTGTAGGACCAGTAGGACCAGCACCTGTTGGTCCTGTAGGACCTGTTGGTCCTGGAATATTGGAAGCAGCACCAGTTGGGCCAGTTACAGATGGACCTGTAGGACCTGTAGGTCCTGGAATAGTAGAGGCAGCACCTGTGGCACCTGTAGCACCAGTCGCACCACGAAGACCAGCAGCACCAGTTGGACCTTCAGAACCAGTAGGGCCTGTTGCTCCTGTTGGACCTGTAGGTCCACCTGCAGGACCTGTCGGGCCAGAAGCACCAGTTGCACCTGTCGCACCAGTTACTGACGGACCAGTAGCACCTACTGGGCCAGTAGGACCGACGAATCCGCGAGGACCAGTTGGGCCAGTAGCACCTTGCAAACCTTGTGCACCAGTTGGGCCAGTTGTACCTTCTTCACCTTGAGGACCAGTATTTCCGATTGGTCCAATAGGACCTGTAGGACCTCTTTCACCTTCAGGACCAGTTACACCTTGTGCACCTGTAGGACCTTGTGGACCAGTAGGCCCAGTGATGTCAAAACCTCGAGGACCAGATGGGCCTGTATTTCCTTGTGGGCCTGTTGGTCCTGTAGAACCTGTAGGACCAGTTGGACCTAGAACTGTACTTTGAGGGCCAGTAGCACCTGTAGCTCCAGTAGGACCTTGGCTACCGCTCAAACTTGATGCAGACTCAACCCAGTAGTCATCAAAGTAAACATAAATTTTTCCAGTTGCAGTATTTAACCAAGCATCACCTGCAGAAGCTCCAGTTGGAGGAGTGTCTGATGCTAAAAGAACAGTGCCTGTCGCACCTGTAGGACCAGTTACATTACTTGCTGCTCCAGTAGGACCTTGAGGACCAGTAGGACCAACAACTTGAGAAATAACTAAGTTCCAAGAAGTTCCATCCCACTGCCAAGTTTGACTACCTGAAGTAAATAAATCGTTTGGTGTAGGAGAATTAGGAAAATCAATAGCTGCCATTATCTACTCGCCTCCTATACCACTGACTCGTATGTGAATTGGACAAGAATCTTGTCATTACCGCTAAACAAAAATGGAGTGCTTTCAGTAACTGCTACACCTTCATCAAATGTTGCAGACTGTGAGTGCATAAACAATTCAATTCTGTTTGTAAAGTTATTGTTGAAAATTGCAGTTCCAAAGTAAGTAATACCTGGACCTTCATCTCGCATAACCACTTGCCCTACAGGCTGGTAATTCTCGACGATACCGTTTGAAGGAAGGCTTAGAGAATAAGTTCCACTTCCTCTGTTAAATCCAGAAGTTCCAGCTTGAATTCTAATTTCTCCAAAAATTGTTGCACCTACATAGGTATATCTACCTTGAATAATTCCATTACCGATTTGCGGATTAGTTGTGCTGCCATACCAAACAGGTGTATATAAAGTCCAAGGTTCAATCGCGAAAGAACCTGTCGCACCTGTAGGTCCAATTGGACCAGGTGTAGTTGAAGGAGCTCCTGCTGGTCCTTCTGGGCCAGTTGGTCCTTGCGCACCTGTAGGTCCAGTTGCACCAATAGCTGTTGAGTCTGCACCTGCTGGTCCTGTAGGACCAGTAGGACCTTGAGCACTAGTACGAACTAGTCGCCAAGCAGTACCATCCCAAGAATAAGTGTTAACTCCATTTGTGTAAACCTGATTTAGCGTCGGGTTATTTGGAAAATCAATTGCTGGCATGTTATCTCCTCTCTGTCATTCCTAGTTCGATACGTAAGATCCTGTTAGATACAAAACTGCAGTTGTAGAAAGTGTAGTTGGCGCTGTTCCAGTTACCGCGGTCAACAGGCCGTTTGTTCCTTCAAACCAAATTTTCATAGTTGCAGAACCCTCGGTTTGAGTAACTGCTTTTACTCCATAAATTGCACCAGTTTGAGAACCACTAATATCTAAAACTCCAACAGCAGTCACTACTTGAGCACCGTTTGGTAGGAATGGAAGAGTTACTGTTAATTGAGCAGCACTAAAAGTGGAGTTTGAATATACAACTCTAAGATAGAAAGAAACATCTTGACCATATTTTGTATACTCTCCAAACACATTTGGTGTACCAGTTACCCCACCAGCAATAGGAACATAAGAAGCTGAGACAGGAGTTCCTGTTGCTCCAGTAGGACCAGAAGGGCCTGTAGGACCAATTTTGTCTACAACTTCAATAATTCCACCAATACTTGGATCTGTAACGTCTACATATACAAGTGAGGTAGGTGCATTTAAAGGAACATCGTAAATAATTGTTGTGTCAGCACTTGCACCAGAACGACCTTGAGTAGGTGAGTTATTAATAGTTCCTGGAACTGTTGAAGATGAGAACTGAGTTAGTCTCAGTGCAAATGGGTTAGCAGTTAAAACCTGACTTACATCAATATATAAACGCTCACCGCGAACTGCAATTAATGTTGGGTTGTTACCAATAATTCCTTCAACTGAGTAGGAGCCATTATCTCCAGTAGAAGTTACTTGATAAGTAACACCACCCTTAGGACCAGTAGGACCGAATGGACCTGTTGGGCCAGTAGGTCCCGGTTGAGTAGATGCAGGGCCAGTTGGACCTGTAACTCCCGGACCAGTCGGACCTGTTGGACCAACAATTTGTCCTACGTTATTCCAGCTATCGCCATCCCAGACATATAAGTCACCATCAGCATCAACAGCACGACCATCATTGATAGTATTGCCAGTTGCTGGGAGATTACCAACAGTCGCAACGCTTGCCTTCATAGTGATTGAAGTACCTTGAGGACCAGTAGGTCCAGTAGGACCAGCTCCACCTGTTGGGCCAGTAGGGCCAGCTACTGTTGAATCAGCACCAGTTGGACCAGTAGGTCCAATCAAAGCACCAGCTTCAATCCATCCATTAGTTGCTGTGTAAATGTAGATGGTGTCTTCTTCGTAAATTACGTAGAAGTCTCCAACTTCACCAGAAGTTGCGCCAGCACCAGCGATGAACTCAGCGTATGTGTTGTAGTAACCCTTGGCTTGAGAACCAACACCTTGTGGACCTGTAGGACCAGTAACAATTGGTCCAGTAGCACCAGTAGCACCAGTTGGTCCTACAAATCGTCCTCTATCAGTCCAAGCTGTTCCATCCCAAATCCAAAGATTTCCTGAATCAGTAATGATGTATGCATCGTTAGTCTGATTTCCGCCTGTAGGTAGAAGAGATGATGTATTTAGGTTTCCTCTAAATGTTAGAGAAGCACCTTGAGGTCCAGTAGGTCCTATATTTCCAACAGTTCCTTGCGGACCAGTAGGTCCAGTAGCGCCACCAAATTCGGTACTACCAACTTCTACCCAGAAGTCGTCATAGTAAACAAATACTGCACCATTGTTTGTATCAAACCAAACTTGACCTGCTACTGGGTTTGATGGCGGAGTGTTTGCCTGTGGGATAAATTGACCGTCAGGACCTGTAGGGCCTACAAACTGTCCAGCATCGACCCAACCAAAACCATCCCACACATAAAGATTTCCATTAGAAACAACTACATAGCCATCATTGAGAGAGTTTCCGCCTGTAGGCAAAGCACCTACGTTTGCAACCTCTCCAAGAAGGCTTAGAGCTGTTCCTTGTGGACCAGTTGGACCAGTTGGTCCTGTTGGTCCAGTTACATTTGATGGGGCACCAGTTGCACCTGTGGCACCAACTTCACCCTGAGGTCCAGTAGAACCTGTAGGACCAGTTGGTCCAGTAGGACCAGTTACTTCTGGACCTGTTGGTCCTTGAGGACCTGTAATTCCTCGATAACCAGTTGGACCAGTAGGACCTGTCGCACCCGCAGGTCCAGTTACAGTTGAATCAGCACCTTGAGGACCAGTAGGACCAGTAGGTCCTACAGGAGCTGCACCAGTCTCAATCCAATAACCGTCGTAATAGACGTAAGTTTTTCCGTTATTGCTGTTAAACCACGCATCACCGTTATTTGGATTTGTAGGTGGTGTTGTATCAGAGATTGCAAAATTACCAAGTTCACCTTGTGAACCTGTAGGACCAGTAGGACCTGCTTCACCAGTCGAACCAGTAGCACCAGTTGGTCCTTGAGGACCTTGAATGTTTCCAACGTTGTCCCACTCGGTGTTTACAGCATCCCAAACATAGAGATCACCAGTTACTAAGTAACCATCACCTGATGCTGGTTGAGTGTATTCAGCCCATCCAAAACCTAAACCAGGTTGACCACCGACAGTCCAGCCACCAATGGCAGCAAGAATCCAAACTTGACCTGCATGTGTGACTAAGTCATATAGTCCATACATAGCAAAGTTGTCCCAGTCGGCAGGTGGGGTTGTGTATGTTGGGTTTGCAGCAATAAGAGTTGATTCATCTGGATAGGAACCAAGAATGGTTACACCAATACCAGCAATACCCTGTGCACCAGTCGCACCAGTAGGACCAGTTACACCAATCTCACCTTGTGGACCAGTTACACCAATCTCACCTTGAGGACCAGTAGGACCAGTTACACCAATCTCACCTTGTGGACCAGTTACACCTTGTTCACCCTGAGGACCAGTTACACCTTGTTCACCCTGAGGACCTGTAGGCCCAGTGTCACCTTGTGGACCAGTTGCACCTGTAGCACCAGTTGGTCCTGCTTCACCTTGTGGACCAGTAAGTCCAAGCGACAATGTAACTAATTCATCATGAGTAAATGAGCCATAACCTGTGTAAGAAGTTACGTTAAAAACTACATAACTTCCAGGTGTTGTCTCATTAGTAGCAGTTCCAGCTACACAAGAAGTAATCTCATATGTGGCGTAAGTACCAGCATTAGTTTGACTTGTTAGTGTGAAATAGCCATTTTGAATGCCTAAGAACAAATCGTGAAGAGTTGTGTTTATTCCAAAAGGGTTGTCGTCTACTAGGATTTGAGTAGCTGACTCAAAAGGTAGAGTTACAAAACCTATATAGTCATTGGTTGGGTCTCTATCTGCGGTGTTTGTTACATCTATCTTGTATGTCCAAGATAGAGAACTAATTCCACGTTCGCCTGTAGCACCTGTTGGACCAGTTACACCAATCTCACCTTGTGGACCAGTTACACCAATCTCACCTTGTGGACCTGTAGCACCTGTAGGTCCTACTTCACCTTGTGGACCAGTTACACCTTGTTCACCCTGAGGACCAGTTACACCAATCTCACCTTGAGGACCTGTAGGACCAGGTACTGTGCTATCTGCTCCTGTTGGACCTGTCGCACCTGTAGGTCCTACTTCACCTTGAGGACCTGTCGCTCCAGTTGGACCAGTTGGTCCTTCCACAGTTGATGCTGCACCAGTAGCTCCAGTTGGTCCTGCTTCACCTTGAGGACCTGTAGGACCAGGTACGGTGCTATCAGCACCTGTAGGACCTGTTGCACCTGTAACTGAAGGTCCAGTTGCACCTGTTGGTCCAGTTGGTCCTTGGATACCTTGTGGACCCATATCGCCAGTACGAGCAAAAGTAATAATTACATCTTCGTTATTACTAAATGCTGTAGCAAGACCGCTTACATATGAAACTGGAACTGTAAAATATCCAGAGTTTTCAATAATTGAACCTGTAATTGCAAAAAGAGCAAAGTCTGCAGAATCAGTCTTGTTGCTGATTCGCATATGTCCTTTAATCGGACTTGTTGAATCATCAATAGTACGAAGGAACTGCTGAATATCAATCGCACCATCAGACTCATCGTCGATGAACATATATGTTGCAATTTGAATATCTAAATTGTTAAAACGAAGCTTTCCAATTCCTGGATCAGCTTCTGTTGCATTAGCAGTGAAGGTGTAGTCAAATGATGCTCCACCAAAATTTCCTTGAGGACCCTGAGGACCTGTTGCACCTGTTGCTCCAGCCTCACCCTGAGGACCTGTTGCACCAGCAACTCCCTGAGGACCTGTTGGTCCAGTATCACCTGTTGCACCAGTGGCACCTACGGCACCTGTTGCACCAGTGGCACCTACTCCTCCTGTGGCTCCTGAGGCACCAGTAGGTCCAGTTGCGCCCACATTTCCTTGAGCTCCAGTTGGTCCAGCTGCTCCCGTTGCTCCTGTGCTTCCTTGAGCACCTGTAGGTCCAACCGCACCTGTGGCACCAGTTTCTCCTTGAATTCCCTGTGCACCCGTTGCTCCTGTCGCACCTGTGGCACCTGTAGCACCAGTCGCACCAGTATCACCTTTGTCACCAGTACGAGCAAATGTAACAATTACATCTGCACCATTTGAGTATGAAGTTGCAAGACCATCAAGGTGTGAAACTGGAATCTTGAAATATCCAGATGCCTCAGTGCTTGCACCAGTAATTGCGTAGAACGCAAAGTTGTTTGAATCGCCCTTTAGCGAAATGCGAATATGACCCTTGATTGTGCTTGTTGAGTCATCAATTGTTCGCAAATAATTTTGAATATCGACAGCGCCATCAGACTCATCGTCAATAAATAAGAAAGTAGCGTTTGTCAGGTTAGCGTTGTTGAACTTTAGAGTTCCACTACCTGGGTCTGTGTCACCTGTGTTGTTGCTAAATGTGTAGTCAAGTGTGACTCCACCAAACTGCCCTGTCGCACCAGTAGGACCTGTAGGACCTTCAACAGTTGAAGCCGCTCCAGTTGCACCCGTTGGACCTTGAGAGCCTGTAGCACCAGTAGGACCAGCAGGGCCAGTCTCTCCTTGAATACCTTGAAGACCCTGAGCACCTGTCGCACCCGTTGCTCCTGTCGCACCTGTGGCACCTGTAGCACCAGTCGCACCTACGCCTGTCGCACCTGTAGCACCTGTCGGACCAACATCTCCTTGGTCACCCTTTACACCTGTAGGACCCTGCGCACCAGTGGCACCTGTAGCACCATCAGAACCTGCAGCACCTGTTGCACCTGTAGGGCCAGTAGGACCAACTTCACCTGTAGCACCTGTAGGACCAGCAACACTTGATGCTGCACCTTGAGGTCCAGTTGCACCAGTAGCACCTGTCGCACCTGTAGGACCTGTAGGACCCTGAGCACCAACATCACCAACACGAGCGAAGGTAATAATTACATCGTCGTTATTATCGAACGCAGTTGCAAGACCGCTTAGGTAAGTTACGTTTACCTTGAAATAACCTGTGTCTTCTGTATACCCGTCAACTGCAAGCATTGCAAAGTAGTTTGAATCTCCCTTACGAGAAATTCGAATGTGGCCCTTCAACTCGCTGTTTGAGGCCATCATTGTTGTTAAAAGACTTTGAACATCAATTGCACCATCTTGCTCATCATCAATAAACATGTATGACGCTGCTGCAAGATCAACATTGTTAAATTTAACTCGACCAGAACCTGGGTCTGAATCTGTTGTATTTGTTGAGAATGTGTAATCAACTGTTACACCACCGAATTGACCAGCAGGTCCAGTCGCACCTGTAGGACCAGTTACGTTACTTGCTGCACCTTGTGGTCCTGTCGCACCTGTGGCACCAGTAGCACCTGTTGGACCAGCGACTGTAGATGCGGCACCTGTAGCACCAGTAGCACCTGTTGGACCGACGGAGCCTGTTGCACCAGTTGCACCTGTCGGACCTGTACTACCTACAGCACCTGTAGGTCCACCAGCGGGACCCGCTGGGCCTGTTGGACCTTGAGGACCAGCTGGACCAACTTGTCCACGAAGGACGTCAATGCCCGCTGGGGAAGTAGTGATACGGTCAACCGTATCTAGCTTTGTAACCTCGACATCACTGCCATCGCCTTCTGGCAGATAAAATCTAAATTCTGTTGCTCGTCTTCCTGAAACTCTTACCTTTGCAGTCCAATACCAACCACGAGGGCTAAGGTCTAGGTCATCTGTGCAAGGGAGTTCAACCGAGAAAGAGCCTGTATTATCAAGTGTTGCTGTAATTGGGCTAGATACAATAATTGCATCATTTGCGTCCTCAATACGGCTAGATGCTGTGAAAGTAACTGTTCCTGAAGCGGGGGAGCCAGAACTCTTGAGGTACTGACCCACAACATTTCTTGTGTTTACGTCAGGAGAAAAACTCATCAGTGGTGCTCCAGGTCTCGATAGCATGCAGTGAAATCTGCACAGGCAAGCAGATTCCTAAATCGCTCTCTATTGTACGCTGTTATAGACATGGCTATGTCTTAAATTATGCAGACCTAGGCACTGAAAGAACGCTAATATCCCTTCTTGGGTTGTAGCCATCTCCTACAACAAGGGTCAAAACTCCGGGTGGCGATTCTAGCCCGTGGCGGTCCCTAAACCACGCACTTCCGGGGTCGACTGTTGGACACTGAAGCCACAGACGCTCACCAATATCCATAGTTTTAAAATTGTGAAAGTGCCCAGAAATCCATATGTCAGACATTCCAAGGGCAGTTTGACCTGCAGATTGCTCTTGAAGATACTTCATGACATTAGAACCTGACTGATGCCCGTGGAACAATCCGACCATAGTTCCACAAATATTTATTGACAATGTTTGATGGGACTTTTCTGGAAACCTAAACTCAACGTGAGAAAGGTTTTCATTCTCAGCGCAAGCATCCTGAACAGCGCTCGCGATTTCAACATTCCAACCATCTGAAGGGTCTGTAATAACTTGACGACCTGCTTCGTCATGATTTCCATTAACTACTGGAACTATGATGCGCTCTGCTAAAGGAGCAAAAGCTTTAATTTGAGCCATAAGAACTCGTCTAGCAAGTCTGGTTTGTTCTGTAATTCCTAAATCAGAGGCTGCTTGCCCTTGAACTCTTCCGTTCTGCGAAACAATACCTTCTACATGGTCTCCCGGTAATGGAATAACCACTGTTCCTATAGGTCTTCCAATTTTTCTCAGCTCGTGAAGTCTCTGAACACCCATCTCTGTGAGGGTGAGCAACCTTGACACTGTGGTGTCGGTTCCTACGTCTCCTTGCTTTTTTCCAATTTGCTGGTCGCTTGGAGCAAAAATAAAAGCTAAATCACCTGTAATTTTTTGTGAGACTTTTGAAGGTCTCCACTTTGAAACATCTTGTATTAATTTTTCTAAATCAAAATCAAGTTCGGAAGATTTTTTTGTGCTGGTTGGTACAAGACTTGCTCGAAAAGCTTCAAGCCAATCGCCTTTATGATTTTGCCAGCGAGATTTTCTGATGGACGTAATAGTCCAATCACTTGGGTCTAAATCAAATTCTTTTAATAGTTCAACACCATCAGGACTGTTTCCTGCTGGTCTAGGGGTAGAAATAAAATAACCTTCACCTTTTTCTGGGTCTATCTCAAGACGAGGTCTCCAAGATTCAGGAGTATTGGTCGCTCTTATATCCGAACCACTTGGCCCTGGGGAAATAAGCTCAGTGAGTTTGTCGGTTAAAGACGACATCAGTTCTCCTTATATGCCTGATCTCGACTTGTAAAGCAACGGCATTGCTTACGTCGATGAAGGGTGATAGAGGCAAATGCAATTTCATATCCTTCCTCAAGAAGGATTTTATGTACTTGCCTATTTGATACTGTTCCAGGCACGGAACGGGTTGAAAAAATAATTTCTAAGGCTTCTTTATCTTCGCCTTTTAGCTCTGTCAATAGCTTGCCTACACCGCAGGGCAAACCTGGTTGAGTACGAGTAGCACTGTTTAATTTCTCAGCTAAACTCACTGAAATCCTCCAGTTTTCCTTCTATGTAGAGTTACCGTAAACCTTACAGTTACTCTAGATATGAGGATAGCAGTGAAGATATAAAAATGAAATAATTAGTGACTTATGGCGTGTCGGAAATTAAGAAAAAAAGTGTTTCTAAGAAGAAGCGGACTTACGGCCTTTTCGCTTCATAGGTGGTTCAACCATAGGCGGAGTGTCTGGAATTATCACGGACTGAGCCAGCACCTTTATCAACAAATCTTTAGTCTCAAGACTGTCTTTATGCATCTCTGACAGTTGCTCTTCTAGCTTATTTGTTTTTCTAGCCACATCTGCTAGACTGAGCCCCCCATTCGCGCTAGGATGAATTGGTGCTGTAGCCACTTCAATTTCTTCACGAATGATTCGACGGAGTAGTTTTAGCCAAAACTTTGTTACAGCAAAAAAGGCTCCTGTGAGGGTAATTAGAAATACCAAAACCGCTGAGATATCCCCTATATCCAGAAAATTTGGGGTACCTGGTTCCCACCATGAGTTAGCTTGAGGAATTAGCAATTAGGTACCGACTTCCAGACTATAGGACTATGGATATAGTTTATAGTAAAAGTTAGTTGGCTACTTTTATTTGGCCTCTTGCAGGGTATATTTGCTACACACTAAAAAAACTCTTGACTCATATTGTAGAGTCAGGTAACTTTGGATTCATGACGACGGAGGTTATATGAGCGACGAGTCCTCCGAACGCCTTGTCAAAGGCGCAAGGTTCTATTCAAGTATTGACTGGAGCATTCTTCCCTGCCACGGAATTGTTAATGGGCGTTGTACGTGCAATAAGCCTCATGGTGAACCTAAAGAGGTAGGAAAACACCCAGCTCTTAATGAGTGGAATGTTATGTCCACACACGACCCTGCACGAGTTGAACAATGGTGGACTGAAAATTCAAACTACAACGTTGGAGTTCACTGTTCTAAGAGTGGATTTTTTGTAATCGATATTGACCCACGTTCTGGTGGTCCTGACTCTTTTATTAAATTTGAAGAACTAGTTGAAGGCGCACTACCACCAACAGTAGAAGCGATAACTGGTGTCTATACAAACGACCGAGGTGTTGCTACTCGTGGTCGTCACATTTTTTATCGTTGCGATGATTCAGAAGGACTTATTGGAAATCTTTCCAAGATGGGTCTTAATGGAATTGATATTAAGCACAACGGTTATGTTCTGATTGCACCAAGTAAACACTTCTCTGGAGTTAACTATGAGTGGGTTCCTGGAAAAGCACCTTGGGAAATTGAAATTGCTGAAGCACCAGAACAACTACTTGCTGCTTTACGTAAGAGATCTAAGAGAACCAGCTTTACTTTAGAGTCTGGAGATTGGGACGACCTCGAATACGAAAAAGTTGATATCTCTGGAATTCTTGAAAAAGGTATTGATGAGGGTGCCCGTGCTGTTGATGTTTATAAATTGACATGCGCTCTTGCAAATAAATTTGGAACTAGCAAAGACGCTAGACGAATGATTGAGTCAGACATGATTCGATTCAACGCTACAAAAATTCGACCACCTCTTCACATAGACGGTACTAATGGACTCTTGCACCACGTTCACCGTGCTATTGACTTTGTAGCATCAAATCCAAAGATTGGATTCATTTCTCCAGAGACAGCTGAATGGCAAAAACAACAAGCAGAGCGCCTATCTCAGCCACAAAATGAGCTACAACCGCTGACTGGTGTTGTTCAACCGCTAATTGGTGTTGTCCAACCTCCAAAAGAACCTACATTTTTTCCAATGGGCACTGGTCCAATTTCAAGTACAGTTATGGCTGGTATTGAAGATGGAGATTCCATTGAACAAGCCACATCATTAACAAATATCAATGTTCCAAAGGACCCAGATGCTCTACGAATCGAAGACGGAGGAAATGAAAGCAAACGTTCGCTTTCTGACACAGGTAACGGTCGTCGCCTTGTTGACGTATTTGGCGCTGGCATTCGTTATACGAGCGGTTTGGGTTGGTTTGTTTGGAAAGAAGGCTACTGGAAGCCAGACAAAGAGTCGTTGGAAGTTCAAGAACTAGCTAAAAGAGTTCCACCAATTATTTCTGCTGAAGTAATTCAGTATCCAGATTCTCAACAAGCTTCAGTTATTCAATGGGCACATCAATCTCGCTCAAATGCAAGAATGAAGGGCGCAATTGAGTCTGCAAAGTCCGACCCAAGAATTGAAATCCCTGTTAGTCGCTGGGACAACGATGAAAATCTCTTAGGTGTTCTCAACGGAGTTATTGATTTAAAAACTGGTGAACTTCTTAAAGGACGACCAGACTTACACATCACTCGACGTGCTCCAGTTACATATACTCGAGGACACACCAATGTTCGTTGGCAGCAGTTCTTAGATTTTGCAACTGGTGGCGATAAGGAATATCAAGACTGGCTTCAAAAAGCTGCTGGGTATTCAATAACTGGTTCAAACATCTACGACATTATGTTTCTTGTCTATGGACCAGCAGGTTCTGGTAAAAACACTCTTGTTGAAGCAATTGTGAAATGTCTTGGCACTGAGCAATATGCGTGGCCTCTTGACTCTCACATTCTTGCTGCAAACGATATGAGCAGTGGTAATACTGATGCTTACCACTGGGCTCAGTTGCGTGGACGTCGCCTAGTTTGGGTAGACGAATTGCCAGACAATGAAAGAATTAAAGAAAATCAAGTTAAGAAGTTGACTGGTTCATCTGTAATCTCTGCTCGTTCTCCAGGAGAACAGCCATTCACGTTCGAATCTAGAGCCAAACTCTGGGTTACGACAAACCACCGCCCAATCATCACGGATGATGCCATGTGGCGTCGTATCCGTCCGATGCCAATGACACGAGTGCCTGAAAACCCTGATCCTAATTTGAAGGCATACATATTCGACCCAGAAGGAGCACTGCCAGCAGTTTTGTCATGGGCTGTTGATGGTGCGATAAAAATTCTAGGTTCGTCATCTCGTGATGCATTGGGTTGGTGCACTCAAGTAGCTGAAGCTGCTGAGATGTATCGTAAGAATGAAGACCGCATCGGTATCTTCTTGTCAGAAGAGACTAATGAAAATCCTTCAGCTAGCGTTGCTCTAAAAATTGTTTATGGCGTCTACCGTCAATGGAGCGAAGAACGCGGAGAACGTCCTCTAAGTCAAGGTTCTCTACAAAAGAAAATGACTGAAAGAGGAGTAACAATCGAAGGAACAGGCTCTAGAGCAGTTATTAGAGGAAGAACCCTAGTTCCAAGAGTTGTTCAAAGTGCTGAGCTTGATTGGAGCACTTTAAATAACTTCAATAGAGCTTTTTAACTTCTAGGAGTAAAAACTCGACCTCCGCCACCTGCTCTAAAATTAGGCAAGCGTCGTGAGGAAAAAGATTTGGCTACAAGATTGCCACCAACAAACCCTTGCGGAGGTTTGATTAGGAGGGCCGTCATTGCGTGAACTAGAGCATCCACACGGTCTGGAGATTTTTTGGACTCTCCTGGAACCCAAGTTGTCATCTGAGACTCAAGGTCTGGAAGATATCCAATATGATGAACGCGATTCTGTTCGTAAGCAAGAACAACAGGTTCGGCGCGAAGCGCTTTACCATGTTTTGAGTGCACTTCCAAAACTTTAACATTTGGGTCAATTGCATTAATAGCATTGCGAACTAGTGCTCCACCTTGGTTTACTTCAGCAATTACTGGTGCACCCCAACGTCTAGCCATCTCAACAACTTTATTTGCCCACACTTCTGGTGAGCCAAGAACTGATGCATCTTCTAAAACCCAAGCGTGACGTTTATATAAATCTCTATCAGCAGTTGAAGCGCAAACAACAATTCCACACTCATCTCGAGGGTTTTCTGCAACAGAAGGGTCAACACCAATACAACGAAGTGGAGCCTGAGGAGGAAGAAGTCCTTGTCTAGAACTTTCTATCATCTCCATTGTCCACAGTGTGCCTTCAACATCATCAAGCATTTCACCGTAAAGCTCTTGACGAGCAAGTGATGTTCCTTCATAAACACCCATAATTGTGTCTAGATATGTTCCAGACAAGTTTCCAGCGTTGTCCATTGTGGAGCCTCTGGTCACAATAACTTTTGAAAGACTCTTTGAATTAGTTGATTCTTCAATCAATTTGTAGAGAAGTGGGACTCTCTTAGGAGTAGTTGTGCAAACAATTTTTGGTTTTGCACCAAGACGAGTACCGACTCGAAGGTTGTCAAATGCAGTCATACCTGCAGCATCTGGAGTTTGACGCCAAGCTGCAATCTCATCGCCCCATGCGTGAGTGAATTGTGGACCACGAAGTGAGTCTGGTTCGTCAGCAGTAAAAAGTGTGGCAGTGTTTCCGTTAGGCCAAGTTAAGCGACGTTTTGATGGCTCGTAATGTGGACGCTCTGATGGTGGAGAAACATTGATAATTCCTGATTCACCTTCAACAATAACGTCACGAACATCGGCTGCAGTACGAGCCACCAATGCAAAACGTCTTTGACCCTCTGTGGTGTATTTAGCTTGCTCTCTTACCCATTCGGCTGCAAGTCTTGTTTTACCAAAACCACGACCTGCAAGTACAAGCCAAATATTCCAATCATCACCTTCTGGAGGAAGTTGTTCTGGTCTACCCCAAGAACGCCAATCCCATTGAAGTAATTCTGGGTCAATACTGGAAAGAACCGCAGCTTGCTCTTCTTGCGATAGCATGGCGAGCTGCTCCATGAAGCTCTTTCCCATATCGACACCTATCTATTTCTTTGAAGACTTCTCTGAACTCCATAGTACAGCGGTGCAGCAGAGCTAAGACCTAACTCTTTTGCTAAATTAGAAAGAGAAATTCCTGACTTATATTCTTCGGCAAGTTGGTCGTGATACTGGTCTGTGCCGCGCTTTTTAGCAATTCGTACTCGGTCGGCAGCCTCTTTGACTGCTTCTCCTCGAATTTTAGTTTGAGGTTTAATATTAGAAACATTTATCTCATTCATAACAACGCGACGGCGAACTCCTGCATATGCCACTTTAAGTCGCTTTGCTAGAAGTGGAAGACTTCCACCTTTATTACGAAATTCAATTAACAGTCGTGTGTACTCACGACTTGCATTATGCGCTGGACTGTTTTGAGTTCTTGCTCCATACGCCTTCTTCGCATCTTCGAGGTGCGGTTGAATAAGCTGGGCATACTGTTCTACAAGCTCATTGCTCATCTTTATATCTCCATCTGTGTCATTGTATCCAACGCGTCCTGTGTAAATCTATCATAGATAGAGCTTTAAATCAACCATTTGAGTCAGGAAGACATCAGTTTAACCTTCCTGACTTTTACTCTTCATCCTCTTCTTCTTTTGGGTTTCTCAGTCTGTATGTAATAACCCATACAACTGTCGCCCAGATAATGGCATAGCCAACCACGGTCTTAGCTGAGCCGTCTAGAACAATCCAAGCAACAAACATACCTAGAAGTGTCCACAGTTGGTCTAACACATCTCTCAAGAAGTTTTTCATTTATTTCACCTTCCTAACTTTTCCACTAGTAGTTCTTCTTCTAGTTCCATCCATTTTTCCAGTTGCTCCTCCGCCGCCGCTTCCGCCGCTTCCACCACTTCCACCACTGGAAGACCCAGCAGTTCCTGCAGCGGCAGCGGCTGCTTGTATTGCAGCTCCAGCAGCAACAACGGTTGCAACAATCATCTGTTCCGCTTCTTCTCGTTCTTCTTCTGACATATCAGCACCAATGCTTCCAAGTGCTAAAAGCACTTGTCCTGGGTCAGAAAAAATCTCAGTCAAAAGTTCTGCTGGGTTCTCCAACAAAACTAAAGCGGCAGCAACCTCAGCAGTAATTATGACAGGATTGCCGTTCTCGTCAGTTCTGGTTTCAACAGGAGTTTCTGGCGGTAAGTCCTCGTAACTGATACCAGCTTCAGCAAGTTGTTCTGAAGTCACAGCTTCTCCTGGAGCTAGATCTTCCAAAATTGCTTCAACTACTGCTTCTTTTTCTTCAGCAGTTAGAACACCATCAGCCAATGCATCTTCTATAATTGCTTCTGGAGCTTTTTCTTCAGGCTCGGTAGGAGTTGGTTCAGGTGTGGTGGGTTCGGTTGGTTGCTCTGGCGATTCTGGTTCAGTTTCTGGGTCTGTTGGTTGTTCTGGTGATTCTGGTTCAGGATCTACTGGCGTCTCAGGCTCAGGTTCAGGCTCTACAGGAGTCTCAGGTTCAGGCTCTACAGGAGTCTCAGGTTCAGGTTCAATAGGAGGTTCAGGTGTTTCAGGTTCTGGCTCAGGTGTGGTGGGTTCTGGCTCTGGTTCTGGCTGTGGGTCTGGCTGCGGTTCTGGCTCTGGTTCTGGCTGCGTGGGTTCAGGCTGCGGCTCTGGTTGAGGCTCAGGATTCGGAGTTGGTTCAGGCTGAGGAGTTGGTTGAGGTTCTGGAGCCGGGGTGGGATCGGAAATAAACATTTGAGTTGCAACTACATCTGAGTATTTAGCAAGTGAATCATTATCTGAGCGAACACTGATTTGATAAGTAGTGTCTAATCCACCAGTTGACTCAAATAGAGATGCTGAAAGAACAATGCTTGTATTAAGAGCATTGGCGTCTCCCGCATTACCAGTTGCTACACCCCATCCGCCACTTCCATTTGACCAAGAAATTGCATAACGTTCTGGAGAAATTACACCTGCTGGTGGGTCCCAAGAAACTTGTACATCTCCATTTGACAACTGTGTAACTACAATATTTGACGGGGCAGCTATAGGACTCTGAAGAATAACTTCCTCAGCCACAGTTGTTTGAGCAGTTTGAACAGCTTGTATTGCTTCAACTGTCTCTGTAATTGCTGTCTGAGCTAGAACTACAGCTGTCTCCATCGCATCAGTAGCTTCTTCAGCATCTTGTAAATCTTCTTGAGCACTTACTAAATCTTGTTGAGCAACATCTTCTACTGCCTCTAAGACTTCAAGCTCGGTTTGTTCTGCTGCAAGATTTGCTTCGGCAGAGGCCAATGTCTGCAATTGCTGAGCAGTGGCTGATGATTGGCTAAACTCAGAGCCAGGAATAATCTGCCAACCACTATCTGTGAAACGCATTAAAGCTACATGAGCGCCACCACCATTTTCGTAATACCAAAACTCAAAAACTTTGCTTGTTCCAGCGATTGTCTCTACATCTGCTGTAGAACCACCTCCGCCTTTGTCATACCAATCATTAATTACTAGCTCACCATTAAGGTAAAGCCTTACCCCGTCATCTGCTGGTGCATGAAGGTACTGAGTCCCAGTTGTTTGAGGAGTCCACTGACCAGTGTATTTAACAATGACATCTTCACCGCGATTTGAGCCAGCAACGTTTCCGCTACCCCACTGCTCATTAATTCCATTTGTATCTGTAGTGGTGTGAATTGGAACTGCGTTTGCAGGAAGAGTCGGAGAAGCATTTTGCCCTTGAGTGTTGTAAACCTCGACTTTTAATCCTGGAGTTGTAGCAGAATCCACAACGGCTTGAGCAGCTGCCTCGGTAGTAACGGCTTGCGTTACTACTACCTCTTGAGCATCAACTGCAGCTTGAGCTTGTGTTAAAACTTCTGTTTTCTCTGCAACTGCTGCTGCTGCTACTGGTTCTGTTAAAGCTGTTTGAGCTAAAGTAACTGCAGTCTCCATAGCAGTCTTTGCTGCTTCAACCGCTTCTTGTGCCCCAACAACTGCATCAACAGCAGCATCAACTACTGCAGTAACTTCTGGTTTTTGTAGTGGAAGAGCGTCTGCTGAAGCAACAACTGTTTGAAGTGTGTTAGATACGGTTTCAACTGCTGCTTCAGCAACAACAACTTGAGTCTGAGCAACTACTACAACTGCTTCAACAACGGCGGTCATCGCTGGTTCTACTGAAGCTTGAGCTGTTGCGACTGCCGAAACAGCGCCAGCAGTAGACACTGTAGCTAAATCCTGAGCCATCTCTTGAGTTGTTTGAGCTGTAGAAAGGCTTTCTTGAGCTGAAGTTAGATTGTTATTTGCTGTTGTTTGAGCTGTTTGCAGGGTTGTTAAAGTAGCTTGTTCTGTGGCAAGAGTAGTTGCTGCTTGCTGAGCTGCAGCAACAAGCGCTGGGTCAGAAGTTGTTTTCGTGACTTTAATATTGTCGATAATGTAATAATCGGAATCTTTTACAATAGTTACAGTATCAATATTTGTGCCAGTAACCGTCTCGGTAGTTGTATATTGAACTGGTTGTAGCTGAGTAGATACGTTGTTGTCTAAAACCGTTGTGGTTATGGTTCCATCTGTGTTTGTTGTAATAATTGGAGTATCGCCATTTTTAGCGTACACACCCATTACAACCTGAGTAACTGTTCCAGTATTAGATGGATTAACGTCAATAACAATATCGTTAGTTGGATTAATAATTGTAAGAGCAGGACCAGCCGTCTGAGGGGTGTTCCAGTTTCCGCCAATTGAAACACCAGTGGAGCCAGTTGAAGAAGTTACTGTTGTTCCACCAGTAGTTACTGTAACTACGCTGGTGGTGTTGTTATTAAAAGTCTCTGTAACTGTTGTACTTGTGTTTGCTGAATCTGCTGCTGCTTGAGTTGAAGTTGCAGTTGCTTGTGCTTGAGAGACTACTGTTTCTTGATTAGATACTGCTGTTGCTGCAGCAGTTGCCTCTGATGTTGCTGTTGCTACTGCTGCGGTTTGGGCCTCAACTGTGGAGGTTGCTTGGGCCAAAGTTTGATTGGCAATTTGCGATACGGTAACTGCTGTTTGTGCTGTTTGTACTGATTCACTGGCTTGTTGGGTAGCACTTGAAGCTTCTGTTACCGCAGTTTGAGCATTAGATATTGATTCCGTTACTTGCGTAGAAGGTTGAGATACTGATGTTGCTACCTCCAAAATCTGGTCAACTTTTGTTTCCAACTGTGTTACTGCAGATTCCGCTGTTGCTACTGCGGTTGCCACTTCTGTGATTTGCTCTTGCGCTGAGCCACTGGAAGAAGCTTGTGGATCACCTCCCGACGACGCATTTGAACTTGGCGCTTGGTTTGGGTCTGGTGTTGGTTGGACCCCCTGTTCGTCAGAAGCATGTGCAGCTTGTGGAGTTAAAACCCCGATGAGAAAAATTATAAAAGGGGTAGCAGCAGCTGATAGCCAAAATCTTTTTAGATTAAGTTCGGCTCTTCCAAAAAATGTACGCAACAAAGCACTGCCTCCAACGCACGGCAATACAAGCGATTAACAAACCGCCTGTTGTAGCTTGCTGTCCACACAAAACTACGTAGTAATTTTACCTTATTGGAGTTCGCCTAAAATGCTTTTCTCTTTTGAATACGCCAAAAAAATGTGTCTCACGTTAGCTGCATACCACCCGTTTCCTCCACGAGGTGGTTCTATTTTGTCATTTTCTAAACCTTCAGCAATTTTTCCGTATGAAAGTCCAGCTAAACGCTGACTATAAATTCTTTCTTTAATCTCTGCAGATAGAGGAGATTTAGGGCCAATTGTGACACCCCAAATCTTCCCCGCGTCTCTACGGTCTTTATGTACGTCTTTTTGACGCATAGAAATCATTCCACGCTCCATCTCTGCCATTGCAGACATGATGGTTACAACAAAACGTCCTTGATATGTACCAGTGTCCAATCCCAAATCAAGAAGTGCTAAACGCCACTCGTATTTATGTGAACGGTCAACAATACTTAAAAAGTCTCTTGTTGAACGTGCAAGTCTGTCTAAGCGTGTAACAAAAAGTGCTTGCGCTTTTCCTGCGTCTAATTCATCTAATGCTTTTCGCAAAACAGGTCTTCCAGTAATACTTTTACCAGATTTACCTTCTTCACGAAGAATTACCGCTTTGTATCCAGCAGATTCAGCAGCAGCAATTAACTGTCTTTCTTGTGCGTCAAGAGAGACACCTTCTTCTGCTTGCATCTGAGTAGACACACGTGCATAGCAATAGGCAATACCTTCACTCAAGGGGATACTCGTCCGTTCTTCACAAAAGCATCATGAGTTAAAGGCATAAGCTGTTTAAAAAATTCTTCATACTTTTCAGCAACCATCTCAATCTCGCGTTGCGGGTAAGACGGAAAACTTTGACCTTCAACATTACGACGAAGAGATAAAAAGTTCATAAGACTTCGAGAATTAATCGTCACATAAGCAGAAGAGTAGATAGTAAGAGGAAGAACGCCTCTAGCAACCTCCCGTGCGATACCCAATCGAATCATCTCTTCGTACTCCATGTATGAGTCTTTACAGACTCGTCGGTAGTTACTGTAGACAATTGCATGTTGCTCGTCAGTACCATCTTCAAAGATATATGCTCCTGGTTTTCCAATCTGAAGCAGTTTTCTTTCTTTGTTAGGTATATAGAACTCTGGCTCTAAAACTCGATAACGCCCAGACTCCTCGTTGTAGGAAGCAATGCGATGACGCATATGCTCTCTCCAAACAAAAATAGGAGCCTTTACATAGAAAGTAAAGACCGAGTGCTCGAAAGGTGATCCATGACGGTCTCGCATCAAGAAATTAATAAGACCGCCCAATTTAGAGTCCTCAGTCCCGATTTGGGACTGAGCTCTTTCACCTAAAGTAGATACGCGAGCAGCAAAGGCAACATCATCATCTGAAGCGCTGTGCTTTACAAGTTCTACAACAACATCAGAACTAAACTTTAATTCTGGGAGCATGGACCCGCCTACTGCACTGGCTTGAGATGAGTTGGCTTTGGTTCTTCTTTTTTCTTTGGCTTGCTCGGACTCTTGTTTTCTACATTTGCCTTAGCACGAGCAAAAGCTTGGAAGAAAGTCTTAACAATTGCATAAAGCAAAAGAAGACAAAATCCAACAACAATTACCACGATGAGTGACCCTACTAAGAAAAGACCTAAGTCAAAGGCCAACTTAAAAGGTGCTTGCCAATCGATATCCATAATTACTACCTTTCTATTTGTTTAGTGGTCTCATGACCACCAAAGCGCTGGGGAAGGGGGCTGCATTGGTCGAGTTACCAAACTTCAGCCTTCCACGAATAAAACGAACTTCGTGGTGTATTGCGTAGTCGTGGAACCAAGCAGTGTCAGTTCTTGCTGGCACTAGGCACACAACCGTGGCTCCTTTTTGAGATTCAGCATCAGCCTTTCTCATCCAGTCCTTAATGGTCTTGCCATAAGGAGGATTAAGCCAAATAGCACCACCTTGGGCGTCAGCAGTCCAATCACGCTGGAAAGCGTCTTGTCTGTCTGCCTGAGGGTGGTCTGGTCCATACCAGTTATCTACCACCAAAGTAGAGGACTGCAGGGCTGCTGCATCCAAAGCAAAGTTAAACTCTGCATTTACCTTGGCATAGTAGTTTCTTGGCGTAGACCAAGTGTCGTCGAGAGACGACATGGCTGTTCTACTAGAGTAGAAGCCAGTCGACTCTTGATAAGGATTAATATCTACGGTCATACCCGTGTTCATTAATCATTGCAACATCAGCATCGTAGTTGTCGTGTGGGGCAACACCGTGACCTTCAACAACTCTGTTAAAGAGGTTAAAAGCAGCGCAAACTGCAATTGCGTCTTTTAGCTCTTCTTCGGTAAATCCAGCATCAAGCACTGCTAAACGGTCTTCGTCTGAGATAGAGCTTGGAGCTAAAGTCAGCTTCTTGACATAGTTGAGGATTGCCTCTAAACGGTGACCAGTGAAGTCGCCCTTGATAATTGCAAGGTCTTCTTCTGTTGCACCAAGTGAAGCAGTGAAAGCGGTATGAGAGCCACAGCAATACTGACAGCCGTTGAGGTTGCTAACAAATGCAGCAATGGTCTCGCGGTCAACTGACGGTAGGTGTGACTCTTCGCGCAAAATTTCCTGAGCGAAAGAAAGCAGCATCATGTACTTGTTCGGCCTCTCTTGAAAAACACCAACAATTCCCATTGGGTTGTTAGTAAGGGAGCTGAACTGTGGTCTGTTATGTGTAGTCATGAGAATAGTTTATAGTAACTTAATTCTAAATTACAACACCCAAGAGGGGTGTTTTTTAAAGGTATGATAAAGTTCAGATCGTACGAACTGAGCGTATATTTGGCTTTTTTAGAGTCAAAATGGGTTTTCCCCGTTTTTTCCATGCATCCCTGCTAGTAAAAGGGGTGTTTATTATAGAAAGTTTAGATTTTAAGCCAAATGAGGTTGTATGTGACGTGGGTCACATGCTATGGTGGACGAACAACTTAATAGGAACACCTCAACACTCAACGACCGAGTACTAACTACCAAGGAAAGGTAGGTCGCCAAATGAAAAGGAAAAGTTTCATTACAGCTGGTGCAATGACAGCACTAGTAATAACTACAGGTACAAGTGCTGCTTTTGCTCTTGCAGAAGCGGTGCCAGAACAGATTCAAGAAGTAACAAAAGAACAACTAGTGACAATCCCCGCTCCAAAGGTTGTTAATCCTGTGCAGGTCACAAGCATCCTTTCGGGGCCAGTAAAAACATCATCCTTAGTGGCTGGTCCAATCATCAAGATAGAAACTCCTGAGATTGGCTCTATAGACTGGCTAGCTCAAGAAAAAGCAAGACAAGACAAACTCGAATCAGACGCTGAACGCAAGCAAGCAGAGTTAGAGGCAGAGATTGCTCGTCTAGAGAAAATTGCTAAGGACACTACAAACCTCAATAAGGCAATCGCCCTTACCAAGAACTATGTCGGTAAAACATGGTACGCCCTAGGTGGCTCTACCCCTGATGCTTGGGACTGTTCGGGACTTGTGCTTTGGACATACGCCCACTTGGGAATCAACCTCTATCACAGCGCTTCGGTTCAAAAAGAAGCAGGAACCCTTGTTGATGAGCCTAAAATCGGAGACATAGTTGCATTTACTCACAGGGGGTATAGCAGGGCTTTTCACACTGCTATCTACACTGGACCAGACGAGATGCTCCACTCTGGCGGTAAAAGAGGGGACAAGACAGAAATTACATCTATCAGCAAGTGGGGTAAAGGTAATGGAGACGTTGTAATTACCTATACTCGAATTGTTGAAACTAACAATTAGTAGAGAAGAGAAAGACACAATGACAAACGTATATAAAAGCATCGTAACTTCAGTGGTGTTTGGCAATGCCATTGCTTTCCCTGTAGTTGCATACACCTTCCCTTGGGAGACCTACCTAGTAGACCCAACCACCTATTACATAGTTCAAGCAGAGTCCTTGGGCTTCCTAATCGCTGGATGCATTTTTGTCTATGAGTGGGTTAAGTATTCAGAAAAACCTGCAATCTTGAAACTAAAAGGACTAAGGTTTAAAAAAGCAAAACCTTCAACAAAATAGCCATTTTCAGATAGTACGAGCCGAGCGTGCTTTTAAGACATGCCAGTGGTTACAGGCATCGCAAGGGTGTAGAAAGTAATTGGCTGGTCGCCCTTTTTTGGTTTCAGAATAGTTCTTCATTTGAACCATCCTGTCAGCCAGCTCCCTACTTTGAAAACCTTTCTTTGTGCATTTAGCCATTTTTCCGGGCTCCCGTTCCGTTATTAGTCTGCGTAGATTACTGAGGGGTAGCGATTTACAACTCCACGAGTTTTGGTGAGGGTTGCAAAGATGTTGTCCCCGATTGAGGTAAGTGGGTAGCCAAGCTGTCGTAGGCGGGTGATATCTTCCATAACCCCGTCTTCGAAAGAGTCCTCGGTCCATACCTGACCTGAGAACCCTGCTGCCTTGACTACTTGGCGTAGTGAGTATTCGCTGTATTCGTAGTTGTGGCGATACAAGGCTGGCTTGTGTCGGTATTGCATGTAGAAGTATGGATCTGTTCCTCGAAGCATCTTGTATAAAGCCCGTGAGCTGGTGATGTTTGGTGTGGTGAGGATTAGCTTTCCATTTGGCTTCAAAACTCGATTTATCTCAGCCAACATAAACATGGGGTCTAACTCCATGTGTTCTATGACTTCGCAGCAGATAACTACATCAAAAGTGGCATCTTCAACAGGGATAACCTCTGTCTCTAAGTCAACCCTGTATGTCGTTGCTTTGAGGGTTTTATCCTTGATTGAGATAGTTGAAGTACCACTTAAAGGCAAGTCTTTGTCAAAATCGGTGACATGAACTTCTAAATCTGGAGCTAGCTGCTGAAGTGACAACGGAATAACTTTTGAAGTTCCGAGCTCTAGTAGCTTGCCTTTTGGTTTCTCTTTGAGAAGTACATCAAGGGTGCGAGCCATACGACGCTTATGCCCCTGATGGTATGAGTCTTCAGGGGTAATAAGGTCTTCAAGAACATTCACTATCTCTTTAGGAATGTCTTTATATGGCTCGGAAATCAATTTTCCGGGCTCCCGTTCCGTTCTGAGACCTTTCCGCATGCGATGCAGATGTCGTAATTCTTCATGGTGAAAGGGCAGGAGCTTTGGGTGGTGATTGGGTGCTTACAAAAAAGCTTTTTAAGGAATTCAATCATGGAATGAGGCTAGCATAAAAATCCTATTTTCCGGGCTCCCATTCCCTTTTACGCCGAAGCAGCGTATGATGATGGAATGAGCGAAATTAAAGAGTTTGTGATTAGGGATGAAGATTGGGCTACCGACCTACAAAATGGTTTGGAAGGCTACATGATGGCTTTGTACGACTCCGTGGATGAGGAGAACTCTGAAGTGGAGACTGAAAGCGGTCTACCGTTTTGTGGATGCAACGTATGTGAGGCAAGAGAAATTTTGACTTTCATTGTGCCACGAGCAATCAAAGGCTACCTTGATGAGAAGGTCGGATTCGAAGATGCACCAGAAGGGTTTGTAGGAAAGCTGGCTAAAGTGCCAAGCAACCTAAAACACGATTAAGCTTTTAAAAGCTTTCTGGCTATCGGTATCGTCACCATCGTACTGAGTACAGCCATAAGCAAGAGAGCTGTAAACATGTCCGCTGTGATGATGCCTTTATCCAAAAGAATCGTAGCAAATATGATTTCTATAAGAGCCTTTGTCTGAAGCAAAGTGCCCATAAGTTTCCACTCGCCCTTAGGCCAACCTAGAATCTTGCTTGCCACAAAAACACCAGTAGTCTTTCCAGCAAACTGAACAGCAAACAAACCAAGAGCCAAGAGAAGAACTGCAATACCGCTTACTTCCCAACTGGTCCTTAAACCAGTTAGTAAGAAGTATGTAGGCATCATCAAAATTAAGACTGTGTTTTTGAAGACCTCGAGTTGCTTTTCTTCAAACCACTCCTTCTTCATTACTGCACCAGCCATAAAGCCACCTACGATGTAGTGCAATCCTGACCAGTCTGCAGCAAGAGCAACTGCAATAGTCCAAACAATTGTTATGTACCAGATGTCTTGTTTGTTTTTAAGAGTCTTTACTAATGCGTTTAAGCCGTAGGCTGCCAAAGCAAAAATTGGAAGGAAGATTAGCTGTCGTAAAGACCTATCCCAATCCATAATGATTATGCCTAAAACAACCCAAATAAAAATATCATCTAAGCTTGCATAAGTTAGGACTCTTCTTCCTATAGGTCCATTAAAAATGCCAAGCTTTTCCATCAACAAAACCAAAATTGGTAGCGCTGTTACAGCCATGCCCATACCCACAGCAAGAACAAACTGCCAAGTTGCTGCCTGTTCTCCTGCCCAAGGACCTCGGTCATAGATAATAAAAGCAAAGATAGAACCAAAAACTAGAGGGCCAGTTAAGGCTAGTGATGCTGTTGTGAAGGTGTCTTTCTTATTTGTAAAGGCTGCTTTTATATCTAGGTGAACTCCTGCTGACCAAACAAAAAAGATAATGCCAAGCCACGCCACTCCACTCAAGACATTGATATTGTCTTTAGTAAATAAGTAGTTGAAGAACTCAGGGTGTAGAGAGCCAAGAACTGCTGGGCCTAGGAGAAGGCCAGAGATAATCTGAATAATTGGTAGTGGGACAAAGTTGTCAGTTTTAAAGACTTTCCAAATAATGTATGGAACAACATAAATTAGGAGAGTAGCTGCTAGGAATAGCTCGCTGAGGTTACGCAACATATAAAGTCCCTTTGTCTATATAATGAAAAACACCTGTAATAGATCACTCTACTACAGGTGCTTTCGTAAGTCTAGAAGCTGTTATTGCTTTTTCTTAGGCTTTTTTGCCTTACGTTGGAACTTAGTTCCTTCTTGAATAATCCCATCGCCATCGCGGTCAGTAGCGTTTGGGTTATATCCTTTTTCAATCTTCTTTGCGTTTTTGTCATCAGCAATAGCAATTAAAGCTATGACAGCGCCAAGAAGAAGGTAAACAATTACTGCTTCCATTATATTTCCTTACTTACCGCAAGTTGGGCATTTAGCTGCTGCAGCTGGAGCAGCAGGTGCTGCACCCGCTCCTTTGAACTTAGGACGACCAAAGCCAACGATTGAAATCTGTTCGCCAGCCTTGTTCTTCTTATATCCACGAAGTTTCTTTGAAACTTGTCCGCCATTTCGTTGGCTTCCCTTTTTATCTGGGCTAGTGTTTCCTTCGATACACCAGACAGTTCCATCGTTATTGTCTGCAATGACAATTCCAACGTGACTAATACGATCAACGCCATCTGCCGGGAAATCAAAATACGCAATATCGCCTGGCTCTGGGTCACACACTTGTGCGTCGTACCAACGACCAGCTTTTTTAAACGCTGCTGCGCCAGCTGGAGTGAAAACAGTGTTAGGGATTTTTACCCCGGCCTCGTTCCCGCACCAGTTGACGAAACTTCCGCACCAGGGTTGGAAGTTAGCCTTTGTGTAAGCACCGTACTTTGTTTCGTTATCCTTAGGACCTTCAATAGTTCCTAATTCAGCTTTTGCAACCTCAATAAGTTTGGCTGCTGTCCCCATATCTGCCATTGTTAGTCTTTATCCCATCCTTCATCGATGTCTTGTTCTTCTGGCATTTGGCCTTCTGGCTTACCTGTTGGAGCATCTTCAGTAGGTGTTGGGTCTACTGGTGCCGCTGCTGCAGGTGCTTCTGGTGTTCCGAAGTCAATAGGTGCAGGAGAATCTCCGCCCTTGCTGCCAATCAAAATACCTGCAAGTGTTCCTGTAATAAATGTTGCGATGCTTCCCAAAACATTAAAGAACATCTTGTCATTCTCAGACTGAGCATTGACTGGCTGAGTAACAAAAATCAGCGCATAAAGAATGCCAACTGCTGTGAACAATAGAATCAATCCAAGAATGATTCCAAGAATAAACTTCAAGCGAGCATCTAGATCTGCTGAAGAGTACCTAACTCTAGTCATTTGTTACTGTTCCTCCATCTGATGTAGTTCCATTAACTACATCCTCACCAACCAAGTCTTCTGGGCATGTCCCAGCGACTGTGCAGATAGGCGGTTTGCAATCTGCTGTTTCCCAATTTACAGGGTCTTGACATGGATATCGGTAATGACCGTTTCCACACCCTGTGAGAAGAAGACCTAGCGCTACCACGCTTAGGAGTCCTAGTTTTCTCATTTTCCCTCCAATACACTGTCCAAGGTCTATTATCGCTTATAGAAAAGAAGGCGACTGGACCGTTTTTTATTGGTCCAGCCGCCTTTTTCCTTGCTTGTCGGGTAAGGAAACTTAGTGAATAAACTGATTATAAAACACATAGGTATGGGTTTTATAGGAAAAACAGTGTAAGTTATGGAGTATGCGAGAAATCAAAATTAAGTTCTTAGATGCTTTAGGGGATATCCCTGAGGAAGTAAGACCCTACCCCGCAAAAAAGGTTTTACCAGAGTGGTATAAAAAACTGCCTTCATACATCGATGGCAAGCAGGGTCAGGTTTACTGGAATGAAGTAGGAATTAATCAGGGGACAGCAACTGGCAAAAAATGCATACCAATGTTAGATGCCATGACTGCTGGGTATATTATCCCTTTACCAACAGATGTAAAAGTAACTAAACAAAACGGTCAACAGCTTTTTCAGTGGCCTGACCATGAAGTTCTTGCTTTCCACCCCCCGTTACAAATGACTACACATCCTCAAGTTGAAGAGCATCCAAATAATGCAATTCCAAAATTTAACTCGCCTTGGGTAATTATCACTCCACCAGGTTACTCCTGTCTGTTTATATCCCCCTTAAATAGAGATAAAAATGAAAGAATTGTTGAGTGTTTGCCAGGAGTTGTAGACACTGACACTTTTACACATCCAATCAACTTTCCTTTTTTGATAGACCCTGAATGGACTGGAATACTCCCTGCTGGGTACCCAATGGTGCAAGTGATTCCTTTTAAAAGAGAGTCGTATGCTATGAGTTTTGAAACTACTAAAGAAGATGTAAAACGAGTAAATGGTTCTTTAAGAAAACTAAAAATGAGTTTTTATAACGGATACAAAGACAGATTTTGGTCTAAGAAAGAGTATAACTAAGCTCCCCGTCATGGATTCGAACCACGATAACCGCCTCCAAAGGGCGGCGTCTTGCCGTTAGACGAACAGGGATTGAAATGTGGAGCCCCGAGTCAGGATTGAACTGACGACCCTTCGCTTACAAGGCGAATGCTCTACCACTGAGCTATCAGGGCAGTTTAACTATGCTGTAACTAATCTTCTCTTAGTTTGATCAAACTTTTTTGGATACTTCTTAAAAGCTTTTCCGTTGTTTCTTTTGTCGTTTGTAACTCTAGCTGATTTAGCTGCCATTATCTATCCCTACCTGCTTCCCAAAGAGAATCTCCAACTGAACGGTTTTCGTATCGAGCCATAACAAAAAGAAGGTCTGACAACCTATTTAAATAACGAGCAGTCAAAAGATTTACTCCATCACCAAACTGATGTATTGCATGCCATGTTGCTCTTTCTGCACGACGAACAACTGTACGTGCAACATGGAGATGGCTAGAACTAGAAGTTCCTGATGGAAGTACAAAAGAACGCAGGGGGTCTAAAAATGAGTTGTAATAGTCAATCTGAGTCTCAATATAGTAAATCTGTTTCTCGGTAACTCGAAGGGCTTCAGTTGTTGGGTTTTCTACTACAGGAGTGCACAAATCAGCACCAACATCAAACAACTCATTTTGAATACGAAGAAGAAGAGTCTTTATCTCTCGACTCTCTACATGCAACATAGCAACACCAATAAAAGAGTTAGCCTCATCTACAGTTGCAAAAGCCTCAAGGCGTGGGTCATTCTTAGATGTACGGCTCATATCTCCGAGAGATGTGGTGCCATCATCGCCAGTCTTGGTATAGATGCGAGTGAGGTTTACCATTAGTGTCCTGTCATGGCACGCCACACGTGTAGCGTAATTTGATGAGAAACGTAAAGCCCTACCGCGTTAAAACCAAGTGTTACTGCAAACTGCACCCATAGAGTTGCCTTAGTCTGCTCGCCAGAAATAATGTCAGTAGGACGCGTTAGAGTTTTCACGGGAATTTAACCTCTCCATTGTTAGCAAACACAAGAGCAATCCCATCCCCATTATGAATTGGGATTTGGTCAATACCTGTTTGAGCCCATCCCCATTCACCAACTAAATCAAATGGATTTAAGAAATGGTCATGCTCTTTATACAAAACTGCCCAGTACGCTTTCTCTGGTGGCATACTTTCACAAGTTTCCATAGAGCTGTCTGGATAGTTATTGACTCGGCAAACAACAGCATTTCCATACTTTTGAGTGCCTTCGATATCAACGTTAGCAAGCTTTAAAAACTCAAGAGCTGGTATCTCTCCCTCTACAGGAATGCACTGAGTTGTTTTTGCACCACCGTTAAGCGGGCCATAGTCTATGTAAAGTTCTGCGCAATCTGCTTTTGATTGCTGAGTAAAAACAAGAGTTCCAAGTGATAAAACAATTAAAGCAATACCTACTACAACTTTTCTCATTCTGTCTTTCTATATCGGTTTAGACTAAGAGTCTATCGGTTTCCACAAGTATTGTGAAGACATGTAAGGATTTACTTCAGAAGAACCTTGGTAGACCTGTCCAGTCTCTCTATCAACAAGAAGCCACTTTTCTGGACACTTAGTAGTAATAGATAGAGTTACAGCGTCATCTAAAGCTGGAGCAGTAAAACTTCCCCACCCTTGAGCTATTGAGCCAGCTTCAATACTTCTGTAATTCATTTCAACCCTTTCGGATACGCTCTATCAACTCCGTTGAAGAGTATTCGTGCTTCCTACTATTGTAATAAATTTCTATACCGTGAGTTGCGCACCAGTCGCGTCCTGTGAAGTCTTTACCTGCGTAGTCCTCCCCGATGATACGAACATCAATAGGCAGGGTTTTTAATAGGTTGAGTAGGTCTTCCTCGGTCTCATAAACAACAATCTCATCTACATAACTAACTGCTTTTAACTGAATCTGACGCTCAATTAAAGATTGGATTGGCTTGCGCTTTTCGGGTCTATCAATACTTGGGTCAGTCTGCAGGGCAACTATTAAGTGATCGCAGACGGTTTTTGCCTCTTCAAGCATCAAAATGTGCCCTGCATGAAGTAAGTCAAAGCATGAGGCAGTAAATCCAACTTTGTTCTGCTTGAACATCCTCTCAAGTTCAATAAGCGCTGAAGATTCCATTAATCAATCACAGACTCTTTGATGGCTTTTAGCATTACATCTTTTGTTCTTGTTTTAGCAAAATAGTCGTAAAGTCTTTCTAAAGGAGGAAATTTACCAAAAATATATTTAGTTTCTACTATAGAAACAGTACGCTTAAAAATCTCTTCATTGTTGACAAATCTTTTTAAAACAACTTTTTTGTCTGTGTTAAACCTGACATAAAACATAGGCTCGCCTTCAGAAATGTGCATGTGTTCTACACCTTCCCACAGTAGGTACTCTGCGTGAACTGGTCTAAACCACTTACCAATGTCAAACTTACCTGTTCCAATAACTCCATACTTGGAAGCTTCGGTTCTGTGTAGGTAGGGGGCAATCATCTCCATCTCAAGGCTCTCTTCTGCAACAAATAGCCAAGCCATTGAAAGCATCAATGGATGCCTATTTACAATGTATGGAGTTCTAACTTTAGATTTAGCTGGATGAATTTGATACTTATTTGGTATCTCCCACATACCCTCCTGATTGTTGTAAACAAACTTACTATCTGTTACATTATTTATCATAAAAGTATTTTTGTAGTTGGAGTTAAAAGCTGGGCAATAGATAAGACTTTCTTGCTTAGCACCTTTGTCTTTTTGTTTTTTAAACTCTGGCAAGACCTCTATTGGGTCTTGATAAAAAATATTCCAGTCGATGTAAGTATCAGGGTAAATTTCAAAAATTGGTCCCCAATATACGACTATCTCGTCGCTGTTGTCTTTAGCCATGTATTTATCATAGTTCAAAATTGGATTTTCCGGGCTTCCTTTCCGTTAAAAGCATCGGCGTTGCGAGAAATAAAGGTGAGGGGGAGAGGGTAGGGTTGTTGGGTGATATACGAGTGGAAGATGGATGGCGTTGTCAGGAACTATGGCGATGCGCTGGCTGAGTTAATAACGCCACCCTCTATTTATAAAATGTGGGCAGAAAACCAAGACCACATGTACTTCCCTTTGGGAAGCGTTATATGTAATGAAATAATAGAAGAAACTTTAAGACTTGGATTAAAACCAGTTTTTATTACATGTGGGTGGAGAGGCGAAGAGTTAGATAGCAGTCTTGTTGAGCTCTGTGAGTTTAGGACTGTGCGTGGCCCAAACACTCAAGCTGAGTTAGCAAGACATGGGATAGATGTTGAATTTACAAGAGACCCTGCCTATGTTCTTCCTGAACTACTGACAAAAGCTCAACCTAATGGTTTGGCATTTGTAATGCGCCATCTAAAAGACCCGTCTGAATATAATGAATTTACTGCTCATGAGTATGGAGCAGATGAAATTTATAGTGCAGTAGTTGAAACTCTTGACGACACTATACGTATAGTTCACAAGATTTCTGGTGCAAGATTTGTACTAGCTGGCTCTATGCATGCTGCTATGACTGCACATGCCTATGGGGTGCCTTTTGCTTTACTAGATGGGCCATACATAGACTGTCTGCCTAAGTGGTATGACTGGTTTGCTTCGGTAGACTTAGGTGAGCCTGTATTCGTCAATAGTATTGTCGAAGGCAGACAGTGGTACAACGACAACGTAAGGAATAGAAATAACGATGGCATTTGAATACAGCAAAGAAGAATGGATGCGTCATGCCAAGACTGAGCTTGATATTGTTGACGAACAGCCAATTTACAAAGAGTTTTACTTAAAGGTGTTAGACGTCTTTACAGAATTTTCCCACAACCAAGACACTATTTATTTCACACCAGAAATTTTAGAAAAGCTTATGAGGCACGACAACTTAAAACCTCTAACTGCTCACCCAGCTGAATGGGAAGAAGTTGGTCCAGAAATCTGGAGAAACAAAAGAAATCCTCGGGCATACTCAAACGATGCAGGTAAGACAGTCATTATGACTCCAAGAAAAGATGAAAATTACGAAAACAATACAATTATTCCAACTAATCTTCCGCCTCATATAGAAGAAACTATGAGAAGTTTAAGAGACGTAAAAAACTTCTAATTCTTTTTAGTTGGGTAGTTTTCAGCGTCATCTGCCCAAAGCATGTCAAAAATATTTGAAGGCATAGAGTCACCCTTTTTTTGATGAGCCTTGAGGTGGTCAATCATTTCTTGAGTTGATTCAGCTTTATAAAAAGTTTCAATCATGTCACCGAAGCTGCACATTTGACAGACTACTCCGCCTGATGAATGTGCATATACATAAACATCATCAGAAAAAAATCTTGCGTAAGCCATTTCTACCTCCTACTCGGATATGAACCATAGTATTACATATCGTCAAGAAAAACTTGAATAAAAGATTTTTCCTCTACTGACAGGGAATCTTTTAATTCTAGATATTTATTATAGTTATGCTCTCTAAAATAAACTGTCTCACCTGAGACTGTAAGGTTTATTTCAACTAAGCCTTTTTGCCATAGGGCATTGGCGGTTTCTCCTACATGCTGTACTTGCATGTTCCAAAGCTCAGGGAATAGCTCTTCGCAAACATCAGTTATCTTGTAGACCGCTTCACCTGTATCAGGTGATATGCCATAAAACTCTACAGCACCCATCTCAAGGAGGAGTTCGAAGAGATAGTCAAACCTATCTTGATCTTGCTCTTCCACGACTACTCTTCTTCGTCGAAATCTATCTCTGACTCATCAGAGTCATCAAAATCAATGTCTGACTGAAAAACTATTGCTTCATCTAAAACATCATGCTCGGTGATAATTAGAGCAACGAGGCGAAGAGCTTGACGCTCTCTAAATCCTGCCTTAACTAGAGACTTAAAAAGTTCATGCATTTGAGCTGCATCTTCGTCCAAAGAAGACATGCCAAGCTCAATCTCTAGTTGATTAAAATCAACAGAGTCCTTTTTTGGCTCTTCCTGCGGAGAGTCAGGAGAGTTCATATCGCTCATATAGTCAGTGTAGACCTGTAACAGATTAGTCATTTTTTCCAATGTATTCGTGAGAATAAGACCATCGATTTGGATTTAATTCCCACCGCATGTTTTCACGATGTATACGTCCATCTGAACGCTTCATGTGATTTTTTGAAGTTGGTTTCCATAATGGAGAAGTGTCTCTATATTCTCCTAAACGAGGATGAGAAGTCTTAGAAAAATATCTTTTATTATTGCTTAAGTAATGTTGAGCAACTGCTTCAGAAATCTTTGGTCCAAAACCAAGTCCTTGATAATCAGGATGTACAACTAAGCGATGTTCACGCCATGCATTTTGTACGGTACCTGAAGGGTAAGTCATGGATGCTACGTAACCAACTAACTGTTGTTCCCAGATAGCCACGTAGCTGTGTGAGGCTTTATTGAGTTGCTGCGAGAGATAGTGGTGCGAAGCGAAGTAGCTCCAAACGCTGTTGTGGGCAGGGTAAATGTCGAGAACCAGTTCAGGTCGTTGAAGATACCTTCCTGAGGTCCACTCGCCGCGGTCGGTGTCTATGACCCAATCTGGCTCAAGGAACTCAAGGATGTCGCGGTGGACTGTAGCCAGTACGACTCCTTTTATGTTGTTGCGACGGATGTATTTAGACATTGATGTTGAAGCAGCCTTGGCTACGTTTCTATCTACTACTGAGGTGTACTCGTCAATGACAGCACCACTTTGCAAAGATATTGCTAAGTCAGCTCGAAACTTCTGACCATTCGACAAAACGTTGTAAGGCTTAACCCACTCAGGTACTGACATTAATCCAGCAGCCGAAAGTCTTTCATTTGCATCTACTGGGTCTTTAAAGTGTGAAGCAATTGATTTAGTTGAGTCCCATTTTGTGACTACTGGATTTCCAAAAGATTGGAGGAGAGTTGACTTACCTGTCCCAGAGGCACCAACGATTACGCCAAGGTTAAACTCACTAGGAAGTTCTGGAAGAACAAACGGGTGAAAGGTTGAAATACCGTCTGTTTCGTAATCGAAGGGACGGACCAAGTCCCGCGTAAGACTGTCCATCTCTACATAAGAGGTTAGAGGGGTGTCTGACCTCAGTAGCTTTTGCCAACTCTCCATAGCTCGACGCTATCAGAGAAAGTGAAAAAAGTCCAGGTTATTTAGAGTAAGTCAAACCAAGAAATTGAACCGACAACGCTTCCAGTCCCTGAAAGAGTTTTTGCTGCTACAACATAAACATCACTTACTGGGCCGCCAACGCTTGATGCATTAGTTCTTCCAAGTTGCAAAGCAAAGTTTGCTAGCCCATTGATGTCAAGACCAACTGCAGCACTCTTCCCTGAGTTACCTGGACCAGAACCGCCAGCTAAGAAATACTCACCCACAACAGTTCCGCCACTCATAGAAGTTGCTGAGTTATTATATTCAATATTGTCGTTTGAATGGGTTGACCAAGTTCCCCCAGTTATTGAGGCTGGATTTCTAATAAGAGAAATAACAAAGTTTCCATCAGTTGATGGAAGTGCAGCAAAGTTAGCTGGGAGAATAACGGAGTCTTCTCGACCAGCTGCAAGTCTTATTGCTACAAGTGGGTAATAAGTAGTTCCAACTGAAACAGCTGTAGTACGAGATGCTGTCCAAGAGATTGACTGCTTTTGATACCCACCGTTAGAAATAACTGAAATACAGATTTGCTTCATTGTGCTTGATGAAGCAGTAGTCCCTGTATTTTCAATTTCATATCTGCAGGGAAGTGAAGCGGTAGTCATATAAACCGTGTCTATGTTGTTTGCGTGGTTGAACTGGTGAGCCTCAATAAAAATACCGTCAATAGCAAAACCAAGACGAACTGAACCTACACCAAGCCACTCATACTCAGACCAAAGAATCTGTGCCTTACTTAAGTCAAGAAGTACATCTGAAGGACCAGTGCCATCAAGTTTGTCTAGATTCCATTCAGATTGAGGGACTCGAACTTCGACAACATTGCCACTTGCATAAGAACGTCTTACAAAGTTAACGGTTGTTCCATCAAGCTCTAAATAAAAACCATTGTGGACTGAAAAGTATCCTGCTCTTTGACGAAGATTTGTTTTAGCTGGAGCAAAAACAAAAGTCTGCAAAACCTGTAATGATTTACCTGGTTGGTATGAAAAAACCTTTTTTGTTTCTCTATAAAGCTTGTCACCAGAAGCAGTTCCAACAGTCAAAGCAGCTGTGCTTTGTTCTGGGATGTGAGTTGCTGAAGCGGTACCAGAGGTTACGTCGCTAAAATCTCCGTTTTGACTGTATCTGTGGGAGGCGTCAAATAAAGTAAAAGCATCAGAGACCTTGGTACGTCCAAACATGTCTGAACGAAACGCGTTGATTTGATCGCGAGAAGGTTTAGAAACATTGTTGTTTGGTGTTGTAGCCATTATTAAAGTATAAAGTAATAAAGGAATTTGACTTTAGTAGAGGAAGAAGGTATGATAACAAAATGGGACGCAGGAAAAAAACGACTGAACCTTCTAATCCAACGCCTAACCCGACTGCTCATTGGATTACTTCGAGCGAGATAGTCATCCATGGAAGACATGTCAAGCAAGGGTCAGAGCTTTCCATCAAAGGAGAGCGAGGCAGATTCAATTTCATAAAGCACGTCTTGAACCCAAAAACTGGTTCTGAGTGGGTAGATGTGGTGGGAGGGCCAGCAGGTTATAAGACATTAAGGTCCTTCCATGTTGATAAAATCCGTCGGGTTCATAATAAAGTTAAGACCAGAGCGGGCCGTAAGGCCAAGGGATTGGATGTAGAATAAAACTATGAAATGTATCTGCGGCTATCACAGCTACCCAAATAATGCCCGTGTGTTTGCTAACCACATTCAAGACTGCATGGTCGATGGCGCATGCAAGGACATTATGCCTGTCCCAACTGTTGTATGGCGTGACGGTGGCTTTACTGTCGTACGCGAGGCTGACGAGGGTGAGCAGACCTATGACCTTGGTCTTACCCGCCATGACATGAAAGAAGCAGAAGAGGTTCTAGAAACTACTCCAGCATCTGAGGAAGATCAGAGTTCGGACTCCACGCTTTAAACTGCCGTAAGTGGGATTCGTAACTCCCCTTACCTTTTATTTTGATTTGCACCTTTACTGGGTGCTCTGTGCTAATCGCCCAACATATTGAGCCATGCCATGTCTCTGGTGCTTTCTTACCTAATACCCATGTATTAGTTGCAGTTGTATCTAAGCTTCCATTGGGGAGAACTCTGGCAAATCTGACTTTAATATAATCGGGTTTCTTTGCGGGAAATTTTAGCCCCACTTGTGTGCAATAAAGTGCTCTGCTTTTACTTATCTTGCTAATTGATGTTTTTCCATCAAAATCAAGAGTCTTCCATGAATTAGCTTTTATCCATTGGGTTTTTTGAGTCTTCCAATGAACACTTTCTTTTGCTGAGACTATGCTAGAACTAGTAAGAAATAATACAATAAACAAAGGAAACACGGTGAGTTTCCACCACTTTTTAATCATAAAGTACTATTCTACTAAACTGTAAGGTAAGACAAATTACGAAGAGAGGTAAAGATATGCCTTTACACAATCATTTGCTAGTGAACGGTTGGACACTAAATCCCCCGACTGATGAACAAGTTGTTATTGACTGGATGCGCAATCTAGTTGAATCAATTGACATGAAGGTCATTCAAGGACCTTACGCTTCATACGTAACTGCTGAAGGTAATCGCGGGTTAACCGCAGTAGTTATGATTGAAACTTCTCACATTGCAATGCACATTTGGGACGAGGACAAGCCTTCAAAAGTCCAGTTCGATTTGTACACTTGTGGAGAGCTTCCTGTAAAGCAGGTACTAGATAATCTTGAAACTAACTTAAGTTTGTTTGACTATACCTATGTAGTTCTTGAAAGAACTGACGGATTTACTATCGAAGACTTTACAAAGCCTTCAAAGTAATTCAGACTCATCAACAATATCTAAAGCCTTTTCAAAGAAGTTGTCTTCTTGCTTCATGTAGTGATGCCTACAGAAAAATAGATGACCTGCTTCAAAAGTGATTCGATAATAAGCTTGATGACCGCAGGAGTCACACTGCTCTCGAAGAGTTACATACTCTAGAGGTTTGTCTTCAAGCTTTATTATTTGTGTTGTTTCACTCATGGCTCATATGCTCAAAAATCTCTTTGCACATGGGGCAAACAGGAAACTTTTTTGGGTCTCGGGATGGTACCCAAATCTTTCCGCATAAAGCCATAATCGGTGTGCCATTAACTAGCGCCTCCATAATTTCATCTTTTGGGGCGTAGTGGGCGTACCGCTCGTGATCGCCTTCCTCAAATAGGACGCGAGTGTCTTCTTGGCTTTGAGTGCCAGAACCTAGCAGGGTCATACAACGATTCTAATACTCGATTGGAATGAGTGATTTTAAAACTAGCTCTTTTGGCATAACAGCAATATGACTAGATACATCATCTCTTCCAAAACTTATTAGGAAGTTATCTTTATGGGCTACCAATCCTGCTGCAAATTCAATTCCAGATTTGAAGAACTGGAAGCCTTTTGAAATCTCTAAAATACTGCCTTTGGAGTCAAACCTTACAAAGTAGTGGATGTAGTTTCGGACTGCAGCGTTTTGAGTGCTAAACCTTTCGGGGGCCCACTTAGCCTCGTTTTTAATAAAAGTTCTGTGCATAACCCCAAGGTAGGTCCCGTCTTCAAGGAGTAGCAAGTTTGTATTGCCTCTTAGTTGAGACAGCTGCTTTATATCTGAAAATAGCGAAGTCAACATGTTGTTTTGAACTGTGGAGTTTGGTCCATAGATAAAATCAAAATAAGGATTTTTATCATATGTAGTCATCCAGTTTTTTTCTGGACGCTGGGTATCCATACCTGCAAAAATCTTAAAGTCAACAAACTTAGTACATTTGGCGTCTAGCCTAGCAATAGCCATTCGTGCATAAGGAAAGTCTCCTTTATCCATTACTACGCAGGTTAAGTGCCATGCACCATCGCGGTAGAAAACCTTTGGGTCCTCGAGCCCTCGTTTAAAATCTCCAGCAATTGAGGTGTCAATTAGTCTTAGCTTTTCTAGTTTGAACTCTTTGTTGAACTCTCCCCAATAAATCTTTGAGGTTATTAGGTTGCCTTCAGTGACATGGTAAGTCCCATTGTCAAGAATGACATAGTTGCTAGAGCGTAAAGCTCCAACATACTTATTTTTATAGTTTCCAATAGAAAGATTAGTCGCGCCCCACTTTTTTTCGTTAGGGTCAATTAATCGACGAACATCGATAATATGTCCGCCTAAGTCTCTAACGTATGGAAACTTGGAAAAATCCATTACTGTTCTTTCATTCTCTCTAGGAACTCTTTATGACTGACTGCTTCAAAATCTGCAACGGTTTGAATTAACTTTTTAAAACTAATATATCTTTGTTCCATAAAAGTTCTAGTAAAGTTGTAAAACTCAAAGAGTTTATGGTTATCGATAAACTTTTGATTTTTAATGCCAAGCAAAATATAAGACCATGAATCAATTTCAAAGAATGCGTGGTCAATAAAGTCATTAACAATAAAAGCTCGCTTGTTGTTAATGTCTAAGTATTGCTTGGCTTTTGCTGGAGCATTCTCGTATGTGTAGTGCTTCCAGAACTCTGTATCAGTCCTACCACTCATGTAGTGAGCGTAAATAAATCCAATAACTTCTTCCTGATTTTTACGCCACGAAGCATTGAAATCATCGATAACACCTTGGTCTTTGATATACATAAGTTCGGTGTTACCAAGAATTGCACTAGTCCAGTCAATGATAGTTGTCCAAATAGAAGTTGCTTCTAATGGCTCAACGAACCCTGCTGAAAGACCTGCAGTATAGACATTCTTCTTCCAAGGCTCTTCTAAATAACCTGGCTCCCATGAGAATGATTTCTCTCTAGGCCACTCTGGGTCATAGCCAAGGAACTCAATAATTTCTTCTTTTGCTTGCTCGTCATCAATCATGTCGCTGTTGAAGACATAGCCACATCCGTAGCGAGACTGCAAAGGAATCATCCACATCCAACCGTATTTCATTGCAACAGCTTCTGTGTACGGAGGAATTTCTGAATCCATATCAATAAAAAATGGCATAGCAGCATTAACTGTTAAATGTTGTTTTGCAGATATCCACTTAGTATTAAACTTCTTGCTAAAAAAAGACTTAAAGCCACTGCAGTCAAAAATAAAGTCTGTCTTTATAGACTCTCCATTTTCCAACTTTAAAGTTGTTACATAGCCTTCATCATCAGTTGTGTAGTCCTCTACAACCCCTTCAACGTGAATAATCCCTCTGTCTTGACCAATTTCGGATAAAGTTTTTGCCAGCTTCCTAGCATCAAAATGTAAAGAAAAAGATCCCATTTTTTCAAATTGAAGAACAGGATCTTCTGCTGAATACATTTGATTTTGAATTGTTTTAAAAGAAACTTTATTTTGCTCACATAAGCGAGTTATAAAACACCACTCATCTTGTGACTCTTTTAACTTTGCAGCTTCCGCAAAAATTGTTGGTGTTCCTGAAACATATCTCTCAAGAGATACGTTACTAGCTGCACAGTTGCCGTACCCTACAAATGGGTGGTAGAACCAATCTGACTTTCCACCATTATTCCAATTTGTAAACTTGATTCCATTTTTTATAGTTACGTCTGCTTCTTGAATAAGTTTTGAAATAGGAATTTGAAGTACATCTAAAAATGAAATTAACTGAGGAGTTGAACCTTCTCCTGCACCAAGAATGCCAATCTTGTCTGACTCAATAAGAGTTACTTTTTTTGTCGGAAGAACCGTTTTTGCATAGAGAGCAACAAGCCATCCTGCGGTCCCTCCACCTAAAATAGTGACATCTTTTATATCTCGAAGGTCCATTAGTTGTACTCCTTCTTCTTCCATACGTTTTGTTTGTAATGACCAAACAATTTGGTCATACCTTGCCACATACGTTTGTCTGCTTTATCGGCTAAAGAAGGGTCAAACTCTGAGTCCCAGTTGTCACGTTTAAATGGGAAAATTTGGTAGATAGGAGTTCCAGCAGGAATGACTCCTTCAAAGTTGTCTTTGATGTAAAACGGAAGATGACCATGAGGCATAATCGCATCCGAATCATGAATACCTGTAAGAGTAGTAAACGGCAAATCAAATCTATTAAATGGATGAGTAATCAAAACGCTATAACCTGGTGGAGTTTGAATTGAGAAAGGTGTTACCCATGCATATTGAGTATGATGATGACCTGCTGGAATTGGCAGCAATTCCATTCCATGAACGCTTCTTTCTATCATAGGAATTGGTTCAACTATCCACTCGGTTTTTAAACCATCAGGACGTCTAGTTACAAGAACATCTTGCCAAAGTGTGGCGGTATAGCCAGAAATCATTGAATCAAAAAAAGGAACGCACATCTTCATGCCAATGTTGGGGCGTAACCCTTTTTCTGTATTGATGTAACTTGCCTCTTTACCATCAATAAAACGGGGAGACTTTTTATACCAGTCAGGTACGACATTCCTAATAGGAATAGGAGTGTCTGGGTAGTCGTGGCTTTTACCGAATTTGATTAACTTTCTTCCCATATTGAAAGCCTACCCTACTAATCGCTAAAACCGTCTAGGACATCTACTTCTGTTACAAAAGCAATAGTGCAGTTCCATGAACAAAAATGTTTGTCTGCATTTTTATGGGAGATAAGAACCCATGCTGCTTTATTGGCGTAAGTATTGGGAACGGATGCAGTACAGCTGGGTCCGTCGCATGTGAGAGCTAATGACATGTCGTTTTGTCTTCCTGTCGTTATTGTTTCTTTTACCTGCAGTCTATGTGCTAGACCTTAAGGTGTCAAGGGAGTTTAATTGTTTGACCAACGTTGATTTTGTTTGGGTCTTTTATACCATTAAGCTTCACAAGAACAGCAATTGTTGTCTTGTAGGAAGCAGCAATTCTGGTAAGAGTGTCTCCAGATACAACCTTATGAACCTTAGCAGTTGCCGCAGGAGCAGGTGTGGAGGATGGCTTTGCTTTCACATCCGCAGAGGGTGATGCTTTCGTGACGGGAGCTTTCTCGTTGGTCGGAGCTAGCGGCACAACTACATCCTCTGGAGTCGGTAACTGTGCAGTTGCAGCTACCTTCTCGCTTGCAATTACACTCTTGATGAACTCCGTTGGCTCCAAAAATCCTGATCCATCGTCTGACCATCCGTGCGTTTTTCCTTTCCATACCTCGAGGTGCAAATGTACACCAGTGCTCATGCCACTAGTGCCCATGACACCCAGTACAGTTCCAGCAGTCACCTTCTGCCCTGTCTTAACTTGAAGTGAGTTTTTCTCAAGATGGGCATACAAATGGCTATACCACTGTCCATTTACTTGGCTGGTAATTTTTACATAGTAGCCAAAACCGCTTGGCTCTCCGTTGTCCATCTTAGTTTGAGATGGACCTGCATAAGTGACCTTGCCATCAAAACATGCTTCGATGTAGGTCTTTCCACCCTTACCAACGATGTCTGTGCCGTTGTGGTGTTTGCGCTGCTTTTTGACAGGGTGAACACGCCAACCCATGTGGCTGGTTACCTTCCAGTCTTTACCTGGAACACCATCAATTGGAAATTGTGACTTAGCCATTAAAGTGCATCTTTCTAGTTAAAAATTGTATAAAAATACTAAGTCAACTAGAAAGATGCGACTTTAAGTTAGAACACCAGTTCTTTTAAGGCTTTTTCTTTTTAGGCTTTGAATTAAAGGAAGGTACAGGGTTTACTAGTTTTCCTTTTGGTTTCTTTTTTGCTTCTAAACTACTTACATCAAAGCTAGGAGGTGTAGTGTCAACAGCACCAGTGTCAGGTGTAGTTTCTTGCGCAGAGGTTTTTAACTTTTCAAAAGACATAACTGCTTCAACAAAAGCAATCGGGCTAACAAAACCTTTACCGTTTAAATCCCAGCGGTGGACTTTACCTTCAACAATTTCAAAGTGAAGGTGTCTTCCAGCAGAAGCTCCTGTGTTTCCCATGATGCCAAGAATTGTTCCAGCTTCAACCTTCTGACCAGTCTTAACTTTTAGTGAACCTTCGACCATGTGACCGTAGCGAGCGACGTACCACTTACCATCAATCTTGCTACGAAGGTCTACATAATAACCAACTCCACCAATAGAGCCGTCAGGGTTTTTTAACTTTGAAGTACCTGCATAGACAACAGTTCCGTCATGCCATGCTTCGCAATATATCTTTGGGTTAGATCCCCAAATGTCATCGCCATTATGATGCTTTTTTGTTTTTTCGATTGGATGTATTCTCCATCCGAAAGGGCTCGTAATTTTCCAAGCCTTGCCTTTTTTCCCATCAATTGGGTATTGAGTTTTTGCCAATTTGTTCCTTACACTAACAAAACAGGGAGAATCCCTAATTTCATTATTACAAGTCTTCTGGCTGTGTTTTATAGATTAAATGTAAAACCGAGGAGTTTGCTGGGGTGTTGGCTTTGTAAACTGATTCTGTTTTGTAGAAGCCTGACTTTTCAATAACTCGAATACTTCGTTCGTTTATTGAAAGAATGTAGGCTTCTAAAGATGAAAGATTAAGTACATCAAATGCATACTCTTTCAAAAGGATTACAGCGTTAGTGGCGATGTTCCTATTAGATAGTTGGGAATCAACCCAATAACTAATAACTCCCTTGTTGTCTTTAATTTGAAGAACTATCTGACCACAAACATGAAATTGCCAGAAGATGTTAAAAACTTTAAGAACAGCACCTTCTTCAGGAGCTAAACGATAAGGCTCAATAAGATGAGCGTTTCTATCATAAACTTCTTTTACTTTTGCAGAGTCATGAGTTGTTGCTCTAGAAATAGAAACAAGACCCTGTGAAAGATTCACAAGGTCTGTTTCTAAGAATTCTTTTAAGCGTTCCAACTATTCTGTTGGTTCAGTTGGTGGAGCAAGAACTTCTTCAACAAATGGGTCAACCTCTGGATGACGCTGAGCTTCAGTAGGTGTCCACTCTGCAAGATCAGCCTCTTCAAGTGCTGCCTTATAAACAGCATCAAGAGATGCACGGTCTTCTTCAATAGCAGGGTTATCGCTATTTACAGAAAGCTCTACTGTCTTTGCACGAATCCATGCAATCTTTTCCTTCGGGTCATCGAAGTGCGGTACTTGAATTGCCATCTTTGTCCTTCCTTATGCTTTGGTATTCAATCATAGCATTTTATCTACTACGAGTAGATTTTGCTTCTAACTCAACAATACGCTTTCTGAGCCTAATGTTTTGTTTTTGTAGTGCAACATTCTGTCTCCAGAATAGCCCCATTACTGTTAAACATCCTAATAACGCAATAATAATCGCAACAACGTCACCTTGTGTAAATAACATTATTACCCCCTTTGAGCCAAGTATGAAGGGGAGCCTACTGGCACGTCAATAGGCTCGCCCAACATTAATTCTATTTCCTAGTTGAGTAGAACCCAGAACCTTTAAAAATTGTCGGAGCTGGGTGGTATATCTTACTCATAGGCTCAGAGCATGTATCGCAAACGACATCCTCTTCAGGGGCTGTCATGGGACGACGAACCTCTTGAAGATGCTCATTTTTGCACTTGTACTCGTAGGTTGCCATTGTCTGTCCTTTAGTGGAGGGTCGCAAGCATATCTGGTCTAAAGCCAGCCCAGTGGCTATCCCCCGCTATAACGACAGGTGCTTGCTTGTAGCCTAAAGAGGAGACAAGGTTGTAAGCACTTGGGTCAGTACTAATGTCAACGGTTGTGTACTCGATGTTCTTATCATCGCAATACTTTTTGGTTGCATTGCACTGGACACAATTAGGCATTGTGTAAATAACTACTTGACTCATTACTTGTTGTTCTCCACGACTAGTTTTATCTCGCAAGCATCTGTGGTGCAGTAAGCCTCACCGATTGCGTCAGATGCAAGTCCAGCGTAAACACCATCGAAGTCAATTGGGAAAATCTTGTTAACTGAAGCCTCGTATTCTTCTTCGGTGATTTGTGTGTAAGGCATCTGTGGGTAAGTAAAGTTTCCTGATGGAAGGAATGAAACAGTCTTGAGCTGTCCGTCGTACATGTGAAGGACTGTGCCTACATGCTCGCCTTCCTTCTCGGGATCAAATGAGACTGTGACAGATACAGAGTTATCTGACCACCAGTGTTGAGCCATTGCAGCAAGTGACATCTTTTCAAAGATGGTAACGTCTTTTTCTGCACGCTCTGCATCTGACTTGATTGGGAAGTAAACAACTGATGTTGTCTCTGGTGACTCTGATGCAGGTTCAACTGTGTAGTTAGCCATCTTAAACAACGGAAGCATTGGGTCGTTGTTACCAAAACGAATTGCACGGTTAAAGAACTTTCCACCTGGAGTCCAGTGAACTCCTGGTGACTCACCTGCAAGGATTGACACTGTTCCTGATGGCTTAACAGTTGTGGTCTTAATTGACTCACGAACTCCAAGCCACTCTGAGTAAACCTCGTCATACTTCTTCACAACTGCATAGCCTTCGTCCATCCACTTACGTAGAACTGGAAGACCTTTTGTATCTGCAAAGTTTGCAACACCTGACATAGATGTACCAATGCGACGGTTACGCTGCATGATTGCGTTTGTCTCTTCCCAGTGCGTTGGGAGAAGAGTTACAGTCTTGGCGTAGAGGTAAGCAAACTTGAGTGTTCGCTTGTAGTCTTCGAGTGAGTCGTGACGGTTGAGGTAAGTTTCAACGAGCGTACACATTTCATATGATTCGAGAGACTGTTCTGCACAAGGGTTGTAACCTGCGACTCGCCAGTCTTTGTTATTGATTGGGTCTGCCAATCTTCCGTACTGACGAGACGTATCCATCCAGATAACGCCAGGCTCACCATTGCGGACAATTCCATCAATGATTGGGTTGAAGTCAGTTCCAACTTCAACTGCGACTGAGTTGTTTGACATCCAACCCCACCCTGGATTTTCTGGGTCGTATGAGTTGCGCTCAGGGAAACGCTCTGCATTTTTGAGGTTGAGGAAGTCTTCGTCATTGATGTCACCAATGAGGATTTCTGCGCTTCTACGAACATTGCCCGAGACTACACAACGACCAATCAAATTACCAATATCTGCAATATCTGTGCGTGTGAGCTTGCCACCTGCACGACCAGTGAACATCTTGCGAATAACATCGTGAAGAAGGATGAGTGGGTCTGGACCAGATGCTGTTCCACCAAAGGTTGCAATAGGTGCACCGTATGGACGAATCTCTGAGTAATCAAAAACTAGAGCCTTCTGTCCTTCCTTAAGGAAAGAGTTAATAAGTGCAACGGTTGACTCCTGCCATCCTTCACGAGTGTCAGGGATAACGTAAGCCTCTTCACCTTGTGGCTCATAAATAGTGAAGTCCTTGTCTGCACCTACTTGGTCAAAGCCAACACCAACGCCAAGCATTGATGCTTCCATAAGAAATGCAAATGGTTTTGCTGGGTTGTTCTTTGTCATCTCTGCAGTAGAAACAAATGCGCAGTTTTGAAGTGCAGCAGAGTTCTTCTGTACGTTGACAATGCTTGTACCCATAACCCAAAGTCCACGTCCTGGTGGAGTCCACTTCAAGTTGAATAGGCGATCAAAAAATTCTTTAGCAGAGGATTGTGCCTTTGCATCGTTCCAAGGAAGACGTTGAGACTTTGCGTAATCTTTTTGAAGTGAGTATGTACCGTTGGTTACGCGCTCGCAGACTTCAGCCCAAGTCTCTTTAGTTCCATCTTCTTTCTTACGAGAGTAAGTGCGAAGGAATGTAATTTCACCAACGGAGTTTCCACCAGCATCGCGATAACCAAATGGCGCTTTCTTCTCTTTATATGTTGCTACGAAATCTTTTGATAGTGAAAAAGAGAAAGCGATACTCACGTTGTTGTCTCCTGACAGTTGTTCTGTTTATGGGTTGATGATTTAGCCTACTTGCGTAGACTAGTTATTGCAAAGCTTTTGGTCTTGCTGAAACTACTACTTATTCCAGCCTGAGTGCTGTCCAGCGCATCCCTGCTTTGGGCAGCGTGGACGACCGTGACCATCGTCGTATTCCCTAGGACGTCCACAATATGGACACTTGTCACGCAAGTTTTCTGGAAGCTTTTCTGGTGTTGGTCTCATTTTGTAGTCTCCTTAGATAGATTATTATCTCCTAAGTAGAAGATGTTCATTTCCAATTCTCGAGCTATTTCAAGCTCTAAACGAGCACCAGAAGATTTCTCCCACCCGTTCAACATCACGATTGAGTCGCACTTTAAAAGTGCTTCGATGTCTCGGCGCATGTAAACCTTACGTGGATATAGATAGTTTGAGTCAAACTCCTCTGCAGGATTCCACACATTTAACCCTTGTGAGCGTAGATAGTCTGCAGCATTATTGAATGCTGGGCGGTTAAAATCAGGTAACCCTGTCATAGGACCTGATATGTAGGTCAAAGGTTTATTAGTATTTTTGTCTAATAGTCTTGCTAGATTTTTAGGATTGAGCATCAATGCCCACAGGTGGAGATAAGCATATCTCTTGTTCCACACTCTCCACATTCAATAGTTTCAATTATGCCGTTAAGGTCATAATCTAAATATAACTGTCCCTCGATTTCTGTGTTATCTGGGATACCTGCTTTGTCGACATTCTCTAACCACTTACGAACATCGGAAACATAACGTGGATTGCCTGTACCTGCATCCATAAAAATAAAAAGTGAGGCAGATGTTGTATTAGTTTGGTTTCTATGAAGAGGTCCAAATTCATACTCTTCCAACTCTTCTTCTTCATCATCTGATTCATCTGACATATTCATAATCTGTTGCAGAATAAAATCTGTAACTTTAGATGCTTGGTCAACAGCCATGGAGTATTGACTATCTGGTCGAGTCAAGTCCCATTCAATGGGGTGCTCTTCTGGATGATCGGGGTCCCAACCTCCACCCTTCATCATTTCGATGGCTAAAGCATTTTTGATACTTTGAATATTCATTTTCCTAAGTTCCTTAAATCTCTGCGTACTACAAGTTGTGTGGGAGCTTGGCAACATCCGTCGCATCCGTGGATTGCTAGATAGATGTCCTTTGCAATTGCAAATTCATCTGGGTCTGGGTGTCCAACGCCATGCGAGCATGTCCTCTCCATAACCCCTATGTCACTTCTCCAGTATTGAGGGAAGGAGCGCATGTGGTGATTAGAGCGGTTGTGAACGGTACAGAACTCTTTGCCGCACCTATCAGGTTCATGAACATTATGGATAAGGATGTCTGTATGTTCTAAGACCGCTGAGCCAGCGGGCAATTCGTCATTAAAGTCTGTCGTTTTCTTCTTTTTCATGGGTTCATCCTATAGTGTGGTGCCATGGAAAAGAAGCATTACAACATAGTGATTGCAACTCCAGGCTCTGATATGAAGGCTGACTTTGTAAAAAGCCTTATTGAAACTACTAAATGGCTGAGCAAAAAAGGTCTGAGTTATCACTTCGTCTCTCAATTTTCGAGCTTTGTTCCAAGTGCTAGAGAGAACACTGCTACAGATAGTTATGGGTCAGATTGGGAGGCTACCTCCTTTGGGGGTGAGAAGTTCACCTGCGAAAAGATTGTGTGGATAGATTCCGACATCTCTTGGTCTGTCGAAGCCTTTGAAGCCCTTATCCAGTCGGACAAGGACATCCTCTCTGGGATGGTTGCGGTGGGTCGAGATGGACGGATTTCGGCTATGCGTCTGAACAGTAATGGACACCCTGTCTCCTTAAACGCCACCGAATTTCTTCTAGAGGGAGAACCTGTCATGGTCGATGGGGTTGGCTTTGGATTTGTAGCCGTCAAGGCTGAGGTCTTCAAGAAGATGCAACGTCCTTGGTTTCGGATTAGGGAGACTGAGATTGAGGGGGCAGATTTTCCTGTCATGTTTGGGGAGGACTACTCTTGGTGTGTGGGGGCTAAGGAGGCTGGCTACAAGATTTGGCTCCACCCTCTGATTAGGGTTGAGCACCATAAGGCTGTCATTTTTACAGTCTAAATGTCGACATTTCTAAGTTAAGTCTTATTCAAATCTAGTGTATGGTCTTTGGTTGTACTAGCGCCAAAAACATTAAAAGGTTTTTCAATTTCTGACGATAGTATCTACCTTCCTGCACTTTTTTAAAGAAAAATAACTATCGTCAAAAAAGCCCTTCCATCTTTTAAAAGCTGATAGTTATTTTAAATAACTATCGTTGAAATCGTAAAGTTTTTTAATTTTTGACGATAGTACATGTTTTTGCAGGAAGGTCAGTACTATCAGGAAAAAACAAAAAACTTTTAATTTTTGACGATAGTACAACTAAAAACTATACTTAATAATATAAATCTTAACCTATTTTCTAGACGCGTACGATAAAAAAGTTTCACCCCCTAGAAAACTGGGTTGAAATTTATAAAATTAAGAAGTAGTGTATGGTAGTATTTAAATATAGTGTATGGTTGTAGAGAAGTCAAAAAAAGTTAGGGGATTTGGGTTGACAAGTGTTAGGTCGAAAGGTAATAATACTTTTATGAATGACGGAATGATAGTTACTCCTGAGAGAGTTAAATACATAGTTGCTGGTCGTTTGATGAAGGAATGGTTTCCTACAAGGATTCCACTTGATGCAGATGAGTGGCTAAAGATTGCAACCCAAGATGCAAGCTGGGTTGTCGATGAGTTACTGGCTCATGGGTTATTGAAGGTTGGTGACCAATGAACTGGATTGAGATATTGATAATTGCAACTGCAAACTTTTTTGGAGTGCTACTTGCAGTCTTCATAATTTCTGCTGTACGAGAGTACAAAGAAGCTAAAAGAAAATCTGAGTTCCTCGAGCGAATGTTCGGTCAACTTATTGAGCGAGCAGAAACGGATGTTCAATTCAAGAACATCATGGGATGGAACTTCATGAGAGACGAAAGAGACGACAATGACAAACGCTAGAAATGCACTTGCCATGTTAGGCATAAACGCAGAAGAAGCAGTTGAGGTCGATCAAGCCTTGACTCGCAAACCAAGTTCAGACAAGCGAATCTGTTTGTGTGGACACGCTATAAACAAACACTCCACAGAATCGGGTGTTATCCAATGTGTACCAAGCCGCTACTACTGCCCATGCAAAAACATGAGACCAGTCGTCCTTGTTGAGGACACCAGATTGTTCTTGAGAAAGACCAGTGGTCCTGGAGCAGAACACGCTTTGACTCGTGGACTTGCTGCATCCTTTAGCGCAGACAAAAACGTTGAGTGGATTGCCGAAGTCAAATGCGATAAGTGTGGGGTCGAAGCAACTCCAGCAGGGGATGTTCAAATCTCACCTGTCGCTGTGACCGAATACAAAACCGTGTCCTATGAAGCCACAGGTTTTGATGCCCTTCTATGCACCACCTGTCTTGAGGAGATACGATGAAGCAAGCACTTACCGCCCTACTTTGGGACATGACCATCAATAATGAAATCACCCCAGAGGCTTATCAAAAAATCATCCAAAAGGTCGAAGGTCTATCCAACGATGCTATTTTGGATAAGGTCGAAAAACTCGAGCAGATGGTCAAAGATTGGGAAGCCTCCATGGGGGAAGACGATAAGAGTTTCTACACCCTTGGAATCCGTCGAGCCATTGATGTCATAGTTGACAATGACCCAGACATTTTGAAGCAACTGCCTATCCTTGAAAAGGAGGATACCCCTGATGAGTGATAAAGATAAAATAACCCTAACTCGAGAAGAAGCCATCACTGCCCTACGGATTGCTCGAGCAGGTGGTTGGCACAGACATAAAGAACTCGACGAAACCGTCTGGCCCAAAGGCAAAAACCAGTTTGTTGATGATGCAAGCCACCTTCTTAAAAAGCTCGAAGAGTTCCTCGATGTGTGAACGACACGCCGTATAAAATCACTTTTTATTCAGAACTTTTTGGGTGTCGTTCAATAATTAAAAACCCAGTGTTTTACGCTCATTTCGGACTTTCCTGTCAAAACTTTCCTTATTAAAGGACTCTTGTTTCACACCATTTTTGAAAAAAACTTTTCAACCATGTGTGTTATTTTGTATTCCAAGTAGAAACTAAAAAACCCTACTTAGAGAGATACATCGATGAACAAAGCAGCACTCGAGTCCTACCTCCGTAACCTCGCAGGTCAGGTCATCGGCGCAGTAATGATTGTCAGCCAGACCAGCGGAGTGGGCTCCCCACTTGACTTTGGTTCTGGCGAATGGCTCCTTGTAGCCAACGCTCTATGGGCATCTATCATCCCAACGGCTCTTCGCTGGATGAACAAGAAGGACCCAGCTTTCGGTCGCATCGCAGCCGTAGCAGCAGCAGAGGTAACCAAGAAACTTGCAGCCGAAACAACAAAGGCCAAGAAGGCCCCAGCTAAGAAGAAGTCCTAACAAAGGAATAACTTTACGATGCCAATGACACCAGAGCAGCTAGAAGCTCACGTTGAAAAAGAGCTCGAACTTAAAGCCGAGATTGAGGCTTTGGTGGAGCGTCTGCGTAACTCGGAGTACCGCACCAAAACGGAGAAGGCGTACTACGCAGACCAATTGGCAGCTAAAAGATTAGAGCTGAGGGATCACCTCGGCTTGAACTAGTGGGGGGTAAAAATTTTGACTGACGGCCTCTCACTTTTTGGAACACCAGATGAGGAGGAGCGCGAAGCTCCCATCATCGATACACCCGTAGACCTACGGCCCGACCTTTCTGAATACGGATTGGTCGAACACGAACGCGGCGTTGTTGAGGATAATTACTCCAACCGCGGAGTCCTCCGAAGCATGGGCTTCACATGGACACCCGTCTATACCGAATCAGGTCACGCAACTAATCTCATTGAGGCCCGCTCTAAGGAACAACTCCAAGAGCGGCGTCTGCTTACCATCAGCACCAAACGGGCTCTGCTCTCTGACCAGAAGAATTCAAACTCAGATTACCTAACGGGCCTTGACCTTGTGGTCGATGCCGAGGCATCACGGCAAGCACCACCTTGGGTGGTAGCGGCAACTCGCGCCTACATAAAAGAGCAGGAAGCTGGCGGCCCGCCTACCGCAAAGCGAGCGCCGAGAGTTCTACCCGTCCGCTGTCGCGAAACAACATTTGAAGGCATGCGCTGCCAGTTGTGGTCAACGGGTCGCATCAAAGATGACAGCCTGTGCAAGATGCACCTGGGTAAAAATAACAAGTCAACTCACGATGTGGAACGGGCCCGCGCAAAACTCCTACAGTCTGCTCCCTACGCTGTGGACAAACTTGAAGAACTTATGGAGACCGCTGTCTCTGAACCCGTCCGCCTCAAAGCGGCGACGGAGATTCTCGACCGTGCTGGCGTGCGTGCTGGTATGGAGATTGACATCGGCGTGGAGTTAAAGGATTCCCGCACACCCGCTGAGATTATTGCTGAACGGCTTGCTCGTTTGAAATCAGGAGCGAATGTCATCCAGGGCCAGCTCGTTGATCAGACTTCCATACAAGATGCGGAAGTTGTTCTGGAGCTCGATCAGGAACCCGCCAAAATTTTTACCCCCCAAGCTGAAGCTGTACCAACTTCCGAACAACCCGCTATCTCAGACGAGGAGCTCGACGAGCTACGATGACAACCGAACAACTTTTAGAATTAGCACAGCTGCACGCAGAGCGGCTAGAGAATGACATCAAGCTGGCCCGCACAAGAGACGAGCACATCAGAGTAACGGCTCGCGCCAATGAAGCAGCGGAGATGGTTAACGGATTGTTGAAACTTCAATCAAACGAGCCGCAAGTTGTTCGCAACATTAGCGGCATGGGATTTATAGATTAATTACTAAACTATGCTAGGTGCTAGCATAGTTAGTAATTAATGGTTTGTCAAGAGGAGAACGGCATGGGATTGCGAGACGGTGACTGTACTAAAGAACCCGTGCCTGAAGACGGCGTGTCTTTAATGGATGACCTGCTATGACAACGGATTGCTTCTGGTGCGGCGAGGAACTTAATGCGGACGGCGTGTGCAAAAGCTGCGCAATAACCCAGCGGCCCGTCGAACCAACTTCGAAATAGCGGCTCGCCCTAAGACGAGATACATACCAACGGTGCTCCCAAAAGCGGCGAGCGCTGGTAATACGTGGTGGAGACCCCAGTCACCTGACGGGTCGGCATGCGCAAACACAGAAATCATTCTTAAATTATAACGGCACGCTCGTGTACGCCTGTACTACAACGGTGTGTCACGTAGTAACTTACACCTAAATTGCAACGGTATTAATGCAGGGAGG